GAAATATTTGGCGTCATTTCCAAATTACTCGGCAATGGCATGTTTTATATCGTTTCTTACAATTTTAACCAACTTCTTGGCCATATTCGCAAAAAATTTAAAGGACGCTCCAAAAGGGATAATTCCGTCACTGTCGGCTCCGTTGTTCTTGTCGGATTGCGCGATTGGGAAGCACCTAATTTCAAAGAATGTGACTTATTAGAAGTTTATGATGCGAATGAAGTTCGTCAGTTGATGAAAATTCCCAGTATCGACCTTACCGGGCTATATAAACATATTGATATGTATAGCGGTACTTCTAATGAAGCCGGAGAGTCCGGTTGCGCAGATATCGTTTTTACTGAAGACCGCGATTACAATGATGGTCTATTACCTGATTTCGAATCTGAATCTGGGGTAGAAAAATCCACAGGCGTTCCCGATGATGAAATCGTCGATATCGAAGATATATAAAAAATTGAACTATTATTATAACAAACTGCAAAACTCACTAACGAGTATAACATACATTTATATCAATATCAAACGATTCATATAAATATGACTGATTACATCGCCAATATTACCGACAATGAAGACAACCGGGAATGTGTTATATGCTATGAACCATTAAGTAAGACCAAAAATATGTGCATTACTGAATGCGGACACGAGTTCTGTTTTAGTTGTATGATGAAACACGTTCAATTAAATAACGGTTGCCCCTGTTGTCGAACACAAATTATCAAAGATATGGATAATGATTCCTATTCTGGGGCAGATTACGATGAGGAAGACGACCAGACGATTGAAGATGATGAAAATTACAACGACGATTCGGATGATGAATACCCTATTGAAAATTTGGTAGATGCTTTTGCCGCAAAAGGTTATGGATTAAAAGACGCTTTATCGTTACTTATGTATAATTTCAGTAAAACGGACCCAAAATACACCAAAGAATATATTAAACAACTTAAACAAGACATTGATGATTTGAATTATGACTTGCGTAAAGAATTTAACGAACAGGTTAGTATGCAAGCGAACGATTATAACACTACGGCACTATAAATTATATTAGTTTGTAACCTCTTTTTGTTTATCGTCTATTAGTGGAATTGTCCCTCTAAATCGAAGATACCTTTGGTTGAAGCGGCACAAGGCCTCCCGTTAGGGAGGCCCGCCTTTGGGCCCACATTTGGGTAGACCAAGGGACAACTTCACTATCACTTCGTATCCGCGTTTGCCGAAACTCAAATACGTAGTGATAGATTTTTAACCTCTATCCATACAGATTAAAAATCTGTATGGATAAATGCAAACGCTATATAGCGGAGTTGTCCCTCTTGAGGGACAATTCCGCGAATAGACGTTAATCTATATGAGTAGAGGTTATAATTCAACAGACCGATTGTAAATGATTCAGTAAAATATCCGTACTATTTATAACAATACAATGTCTTTTGCATTTGCACCTGGTTGTTCGAATATGTATATTCCTGAAATGAAAACCAAAATAGCAAACTGGTTTAAAAACTGGTTTAAATTATTATCAAATGAACTCGATAAAAAATTAATAGATATAAATCAAAAAATAATAGACGAGACCACTAACAAAGAGTATATTTACTCTAAAATACGGTTGGAAGAGTCGAAGCGTAGAATCGAAATTGTAAATGGTTTAGTAAATAAATTAACGGAGGAAATTGAAGATGCACTTACTACCGTCGACCCTACTAAACCGCAAATGGAATTGACTTATAATTCAATCTCTACTTATATGCGAGAAAAACCGAATTGGATAGAATCAATAACTCAATTGTATGAAATCAATAGCCTTTTAACGAAAGAACAAATAAAAGTTACAGAACCGATTGCAGTAAAGGCCGTTTTTGATTTGGCATGGAACAACAAAATTATATTTGTTGGAGAATATGAGAAAGTAAATAAAAATTCCGTTAAAGATTATATTAATAATCAATTCAAATTGTGTAGAGAACCTATTGAAATTGGAAGAAGGCCAAGGCGAACAGCGATGACGCTCGCAAGTAAGTTCTACGAGAAGGATATTCCGATAGGGACAAAAGTGTTCTATAATGGGTTAGATGAAAATGGTCGTCCTCAAAAAATAATGGGAACCGTTAAAGCGGTTGATAATTCAGGCGTGTCTTTTACGGCTCGAAATATTGTGCCGTTAAATATAAAAGTTGATACTATTTATGGAGACATAGACAAAGCAGAAACCGAGTTATATATCCAAACCCAAACAACACGAAAGAATCGCGATGGTCGTTCGAAGTCTAGGTCTCAGTCCCGTTCTCGGTCCCGTTCTCGGTCTCGTATTGGACCTAGAGATAGGCGTCATTCTAGGTCTCGCTCCCCGTCTCCTCCGCTTTCTAGGATTGTGTAATCTCTATTAGCGATTACAGATGTTCATATAGATTTTTAATCTATATGAATACAGTTTTTTGCGCTTTTTTACGTAAATCGTCGGTCCAACAATGTATGCATTATTTTACACAACTGGATAACTTGCCTGCAATAGGACACCGCATTGTCCTTTTCCTCCATTATAATTTGCTCCGCGCCCAATACGAATATATCCCTTTTCCCCCCACGTCGCCGACCAACTGTTTTTAATCTTATAATAATCCACGCCCGCTTCTGTTCCATATCCGACCGCCAATACACCGTGGTCCAAGTTTGTTCCGCACGCGCCAGTGAATACACCCGATTTGTATAACTGGAACTCACGTTGGTCGGCTTCAATAGCAACACTAACGGGCTGTTGTGCCAATGCAGTCATCATTGCTACATCGGACCCTGGTTGTACATCCACATACTTTACAATATCTGACCCGTCCAAGTTTCGGCACGTCTTCGCACAAGTACCTGCCGTTTTCGTCGTACCAGAAACATAAGGATAATCCGTTTCAACGCATAATCCGTTGTTCTTGCTAATCCAACTAAACGCATTGTCCATCAGTCCGCCATTGCATCCGTGGTCTTTTCCGCCATTTCCGAATGTATCACAATCAACCAACTGCTGTTCCGAGAAACTCGCCAATTTCCCGTATTTAATAGCATATGCGCCTTCCAATGCACCTGTAGTAGAAAAACTCCAGCAAGACCCACATTGTCCTTGGTCTTTCACTGGTGTAACTGCACCTTCGGCGGTCCAATCAACCGATGCAGGCAAAGACGCTTTCAATTCTGCGTTATCAGCAACAGCATTGACATACATCCAGTTGATTCTATCGACATCCACACCACGAACCCAGCGCATATACTCGGTAGAATTCATTCCGGAAAATTGGTTGTGTCCGAGTTGAAAAGAACGACCCATTTCATTCGTCTTCTCAATAAACAGATGATTCTCTAACCAATTGCGGAACATATGTTCGCGGTGGCCATCATCTCGGAATGTAACGCTAAAATCACGCACCCAGTTCTCAAATAATTGGTCGTAGTTGTGGATAATTCCACTGCCAATAACGGCGTTCAAAAAGCAACAAAACAATAAAAATCCAAACATCCTCTCAACACTAGATAGTATAATATAATACGGTGTTTTTATATTGTAATTTTTTGTATTTTTATTTGCATTGTATATGGGGGATAGCCAAAAAATTCCAGAAAAAATGGCGGAAAAATTGAAAATATGTCCATTGAAAGATGCGATGTGGGTTAAATTCGCCTCTCACTGAAAAAATGCACCGTTTATTGCGTCGCAATGATATAGTTGTAGATATCGGAAATCAAATCATTATAGCGTGTTGGTATTTACGTCGTATTGCGATTTGGACGGGTTATTGCCTAAAGGTCTTTCTTTACGACACAACAGTAATAATAAAAAAACTCCCATTTGGCAATATTATAAGCATTGTCTATTTTACAACAGCGGTATCTCTTCTGAAAAATATGGCCGAAGGAGGAGAATTTGCGCGTGTTTTGTTTCGCGCAATCTATATTTACTTTATCCAGCGAATACCATTTTCGGTATGTATGAAGATGTTACTATCTTATATGGCTCGTATTACGAAACCGATAGTGCATATTATTTGGAAATATTCCGGAGAACCTCTCAAACGAAGTGCAAACGAATTTATAACGGAACACTCTGACCGTATTGAGAAGTCAGTGGTTGAAATGGTGAAAACGGCGGCATTTGCCACACTCGCAAGTAGTATTTCAAAAGAGCTCATTGCGCATCTTGGACCGGCAGCAATTGATGCGTTTGCTAAATCCGATATAGCAAAAACAATTCTGGATATTCGGCAAAATACTGGTAGAATCGATACAATACTGGATACAGTTCAAATGCGATTGGAATCAGCGACCTCTCAACAAAGTCGTATTGAATACGCGGTTCAATCGTTGACGGACAATTTGAATTCGTTGTCGCTAAATGTGGCAAATGAACAGTATTTATTAGAAAACGATATTGCAATTCAGCGAAAACTGACTGAAATATCAATGCAGATTGAATATTTGCGGGTGATGCAGCCTTCTAAATTAGACCGTATTCTAAATGCTGTGTCGATTTCAAATATATTTGCCAGTATAGCAAATATAGATGTTAGTCATTCCGCCTCTCAATTAGGGCGTAGAAGATTGGAAAATAATGAATAATCGCCGAAATGATAGAAGTAAAAGGTAAGTATTTTATATAGACCCGGAATCAATCGCAAACCGGATTTTCCGTGTTATTTTATCCGCATTTTGAAACATATATATACGAAATTGCATAACAGAAAAAATCACATATTTTTCTTGCGTAGTTACTTTTCCTAAAATGTTTAGGTCGGAGAGGTAGACGGTGTAAGAGTATATGCCGTCGGTTTTCTCGACGCGGTCGATGATGATTCCGCGGTGAGGATGCTGCATCCATACTGGATGCGCATTACACCGAAAGAGCAAATCGCAATTCATCTGGACTTTCCGAATTCGTTTCATTGCCCCATTTATTTTGCTTAAATCTCCCATCCATCGCTGCAAGAATTCTTCGCCGGGTTCGCTAATTCGTTCAACCAGTCCAAATTCTTTCTGGTAAATCATCTGATTCAGCAAATCGACTAGGCGTCTTATTGGACTGGTAATATGAATATAGGCAGTCTTGCCGAGCCCCGCGTGTTGGATTCTAGCAGTATTACTCGGTGATAGGGAAACGTATTCTCCCGACATATTGTTGTTCCAAATTTGCAAGAATTGCCGCGTTTTAGGAGGTAGCATGTCTAAATGTGGTTCGGGGTCTTCTTCTTTATCCATCAGCACTTGTCGGTATATGCCTCTTGATTTTTGGTGCAACTTCTCACCGCAATAGGAATTCATATAAATCATCCAATAAGAAACGACGTCGTGACTGTCTTGCACGCTACTATCGAGTAGTTTTGTGTGTTTATAAAGCAATTGATAATCTGCGTCGGCCAACAATCGCGCATTTTCGTAGGAATAGTTCTTATTGATAATGACGGTTTGGTTAAAAACGCGGACAGAATGTCGGATAATTTGATTGTTCGATGTGTCGATTTTCACTTCCATACAAAATACGGGTTTGTACGTTTTGTCGGCGGTCAAACTGCAAACGGTATCGGTCAAAATAGCAGGTAACATTGACCGTTTCGAATCTGGCAAATAAATGGTGCTGACCCTCTCTCCAAATGCCGACCATAATTCCAGTGTCTCCATCCAAGCAAATACATTTGCTATGTATATCCGCACAACGACAATAAAGGGGGATTCTACAAATACGGAAAATGCATCGTCAATGTCTTTCGTTCCCTCCGGGTCAATCGAGAAAATATAGAGCGCAGGTTTAATACTGGATGGGCGAAAGAAATGAGGATTCTGCAATTTCGATTCAGGTATGCATTTCGTGGCTTTTTTAGCAGAGGTATTGAATTCGGTTATATTGTGATGAATATTTTTGCAGTATAATTGGTATTCATAAAAGGCAGATAGATTATCAACTTCTCCGATATTCTCAGTTAAAATGCCTTGCGGGTGTTTTGTTGTCCAATTGTCAAAACGGAAAACGACGAATCGGTTCTTTAGTGTTTTTGAGAAGGATATTTCAGGAGTATATGGAATCAAGAATGCAGGCAAATGTTTATCATCGGGGATGCATTTATAGAAATTGCGTTTTTGGTTGGCAGTTCGTCCGTATGTCTGATTGCCTTCTACTATTAGGATTCCCGGTATTTGCGTGTGTTTGATAGGCGATTCACGTATGACTGGTATTGGAGAGGATAAATCGACTAAATCACCGGAGAATATTTTGAGATGTGCTGGATTGAAAAGTGATTCGGATTCGGACAGAGATTTGGGCGAATTTGTTTCGGGATTTACGAAAGACCAAGATGTGTATTCTCGGTCAGATATGATAATTTTGTAAATAGGGCGTTGTTGTTGTGTAGTCATTTTGCATTAAATAATTGGATTTCTGTTGCGATATATCATACTTTTCTTTTTATGTTTTCGCGTAAATATTTAGTAGCAATCACCTCTCCAGTATTACTCAATAGTTGGCGTTTTCTCAATCGAATTTGCAAAAATGGTTTGTGTTATTCTTTTGACCAATTCATTGACAAATGTTTCATTTACTCCACTTTGAATACCTCTCATTAACTCTTCTCCTATATCGAACGATTTGCTTTTTAGTTGGTCTACGATATTTAACGACTGGAATACTAAATAAAACCCAGCGGGTAACCCGACAACAATAATAACCGCAGATATAAAATTCAATATAGATGCATTGTCTCGATTTGTCATAATATTAGTAATGCAATAATAATTATATTGGTATATTGTCGTATTATGTCTTTGTGTTCTATTTTGCTTTATGTATATGTAAAATAATCAATTACGCCGAAGAACACTCATCCATTCGTCCATTCATTCGTTCGTCGATTTTGGATTCTTCGGAGACGAGAGGTTTCGTATAGTTTCGTAACTGGTTCTTCGGCGACTGGAATATAGGCAGGTTCTTTGATATCTTCCAAAGCATATATATTGCTTTGTCCGCCTCTCTAACCTCTATTCATACAGATTTTTAACGTATATTAGTGGAATTGTCCCTCTTGAAGCGAAGCGACCAAGGGACAACTCCGCTATCACTTCGTATCCGCGTTTGCTGAAACTCATATAGATTTTTAATCTATATGAGTAGAGGTTAAAGCGGCACAATGCCTCCCGTTAGGGAGGCCCGCCTTTGGAGCGACCAAGGGACAATTCCGCGAATAGACGCTAATTCCGAGTATCGAATATATTTCTGCTTTCGTATAACCTCTACTCCAAAGTGATAATAAACTAAATGTTTTACGTAAAATCTGTATATCATTATGTAACGTAATAAATACAATATGATGTGCATATCAATATCCGTGTGTGCGAAAATATGAAATCTAAAGCAACCGCTGACAAAAGACGTAAAATAACCGACACTTTCCTCTTGATAGTGGAGTCTCCGTCGAAATGCACTAAAATCGAATCTTATTTGGGCGGTAAATACCAATGCATTTCTTCAAAGGGGCATATCAGAGAAATCGATGGGTTATCGAGTATCAATACAAAAGACCGGTTTCAAATCGAGTATACGCTCATACCAGAAAAACGAGACCACATAGAGACGATGCGAAAAACAGTAGCAAAGTATTCACCGCAAAATATTTATTTAGCGACGGATGATGATAGGGAGGGAGAAGCGATTGCGTGGCATATTTGTCAAGTATGCGAACTCGATGTCCTCTCTACAAAACGCATTGTATTTCACGAGATAACGCAGCCCGCACTATTGGCGGCGGTTGCTAATCCGACAACCATTAATCTATCTCTTGTTGCCGCGCAACAAGCGCGGCAGGTATTAGATATCATCGTCGGATTTAAAATCTCGCCTCTCCTCTGGCGTAGTATCGGAAGTAATCGAAAAAACGCATTATCAGCTGGCCGTTGTCAAACCCCCGCATTACGTCTCGTATATGACAATCATCTGCAATATAAAACTGCGATTCAATCCGAAAACGCCCAAATCCATAAAGTCGCCGGTATTTTTACAAACCGACAAATTCCATTTCATCTATCTAAAGGAATCACCTCTCAAACATTACTCCTCGATTTCTTAGAGAAGACGAAAATACACGAACACCGTCTTACGGTAGGTAAAACTCGTCCATCCACCCGGTCTCCGCCAAAACCATTCAATACTTCACGATTACTGCAAATTGCTAGTAGTCAATATCACCTCTCGCCAAAACGCACAACGGAACTATGCCAAACACTTTATCAATCGGGTTTAATTACATATATGCGCACAGAATGCCAGAAATATTCCGATGTATTCCTAAAAAAAGCCGCAACATACATTGCAGAACAATATGGAGATGAGTATAATGGTAATACTGCGCCGATTACTCTTCTCGATACTACTATGCCACACGAAGGCATTCGCGTCACAAATATCGCATTAAATACGATGACAAGTAATGATGCGGCTTTATCGAAAATGTATAGTATGATTTGGCGGAATACAGTGGAGAGTTGTATGCGAGAGGCAAAATACAATATGACTGAATATACAATTACGAGTCCATTGCCGGACAATGCATATAAATATACGATGGAGACCGCGACGTTTTTAGGATGGCGGCGCGCGGAAATAAAGAACACTATAGCTGAAACGGACAAACAAGCAACCGATTCAGCTCTCGAATTTTATCTGCAACAAATTGCGGGGTCAAGTGTCCCAGTCGCGTGGAGTCTCATAGAATCGAAAGTGGCAATGGAAACAAGTCTGCCGTCGCATTATACAGAAGCGTCATTGATACAGAAATTAGAAGATTTAGGAATTGGCAGGCCTTCGACGTTTTCGTTTATAGTAGAAACAATACAGGAGAGAGGATATGTGAAAAAGACAAACATAGAAGGAATCAAGCAAAAATGTGCGGAATACAAATTGCGTCCATATTCTCCGCCATCCTCTCCTTTTATTATCGAGAGTACGCAAATTGAGAAAACGTTTGGCGATGAACGCGATAAATTAGTAATTCAACCGACTGGTATATTGGTCCTTGATTTTTTAGTAAATCATTTCGACCACTGTTTTTCCTATGATTATACGAAATCGATGGAGGACGAATTGGATGCACTTTCTTCTCAATCATCTGCTACAGCATTGGAGACATGGCATCATATATGCAAAAAATGTTTAGACGATATAACAGAGAGGTCGAAACCTCTCGCAAAGCAGGCGAAACAGACATTTGCATTGGCAGACACGGCAGATTATATACTGGTATTCAATTCGTATGGTGTATCATTGAAAGGGGACGAAGGATACGTAAAAGTCCGTCCGGATATAGAGTTGGATATGGACAAGGCGATGCGAGGAGAATACGCGATGGCCGAATTGATTTGGCGAGAAGATAACGGTTGTTTAGGCAATTACTGCGGTTCTCCGGTCTATATAAAAAAAGGCAAATTTGGATTGTATGCAGAATGGGGTAAAAACACAATCAGTTTGAAACCTCTCGACAAACCTGCAAATGAAATACATTTGAATGATGTAGTCGAGTTGATTGAGGTTAAGAACCGGAATGCGTATAAGATGTCGTGTGAGGAAGCCGCGGCGATGTTTTTACCGCAAAATGTGTTGGGAAATAATAATGACAATGGTCTAGGGTTGGGTCTGGGTATGGGGTATAAAGACAATAAGAGTGAATGTGCTATTGTATCTCCTAGCGACAAATCATTATTGCGGACGTTGAGAGGAGACTTATCAATTCGAAAAGGAAAATACGGGCCATATATTTTCCATAAAACCGAGAAGATGAAAGAGCCGAAGTTTTATCCTCTCAAATCACTTAAGGATGAATGGAAGACGATGTCAAATATAGACTTGATTGCATTTATTGACCGAACGTATTTATCTAAACCGAATACTTAACCTCTACTCACATAGATTAAAAATCTATATGAGTTTTGGCAAACGCTATATAGCGGAGTTGTCCCTCTAAATCGAAGATACCTTTGATTGGAGCGACACAAGGCCTCCCTAACGGGAAGCCAGCCTTTGGAGCGGCCGAGGGACAACTCCGCGAATAGACGTTAATGCGACTAAAAACCGTTGGCTGAAAATCCTAAATATGAAGATATGAAAACGTAGCGTAATATATAAAACGCCGCAATATGCCAGCGCCAAAGTCGAGAGGGTTTATGAAGTATTTTTTGTTCTTATTTGTATTTATTATAGCATTTTGCTTATTTGATATAAAAAAAGTCGAGTTATTTGGTCTCACTCTGTTCTTAATTACAAATCTCTTATTTTTCGTCTTTATCGGTAAAGACTTTATAGACAATTCCATTGTAATCGATAATAAGACGGCAGAATGGCAGCTTCGTTATGGCTCACTATTGACATCGATGGTCTTCTCATTCGTATCGTCAATTATGATGATAATGACACTGGTAAAATTGCAGGGTTCTTTTTCTGAAATAGAGAAAGAAATCCAATGGTCTCCCACGGATAGGCAGAAATTGGACGATACGAAAATAATATTCACTGCAGTAACTGCATTTATAGGTGTATCCGCAGTGTATATTTACTATTCACCAGAGGAAGTGCGAAAATTCACGTATTTCATATTCAGCAAAGCATTGGATGGTCCTCTCAGTAATTGGATGCGCATTTTATTTCCAATTGTCATAATTGGTCTAGGAAGTGCATTATACGGAAGATTGCAAATGCCTCCTCTCGAAGTAAATAAAGTGCCCACGACGGTAATATGTGACCCGGAGAATAATATTTCGATACAATCATTTAAAGACTCTTTTATAAAGACTTTCTGGTTTTTGTTTGCGTTTGTGGTGGTCGTATTATCACGTCCATTTATTGAAGCAAATTTTAGCGTCGGTGGTATCAATCCAAGTCATCTATTCGGATTTAATAAAGATGACCGGTCTTTCGTATACGGAAACAATCCATACATTTCGTTGATATCTCTATTGACTCTCGGATTGTCGAATTTGTTCGGCTTAAACCGCAATATGTCAGATAAAAGCGAGAAGAGCACAATAGAAAATATATTATTGGCGCCGATTGTCCGTTGGGATACTTTATATTCATTTGCCAAGTATGCATTTGGATTGGTCGGATTAGTATATGCTGGGTTTAGCATCCGCGATTTTGAAAATATACCAAAAGACGATTCGTGTTTATACAAAAACGCACATATTCGTCAATTATACATTGCGTTCATTGTGTTTTTGATTGTGTTTTACTTTATAAATACATTGACGTCTTCTATGTTGACTTCAATCATTTCGAATGTGATGCGATATTTAGTACCGCCTTCGATGTTGGCGCTTTCCTCTTACTTGGTATTCATAACAAACTATTTTGCGCATATGGCGCCGAAATTGGTAATACAATGATTCCAATATACAACGGCAATAAATAAACATAAATGGGTTCTTCCAGTTTAACACTATATCATCGACTATATAGTGTTAAATATGAAATATTATGAAACGACATATGCGGAATACATTGCAGCAACAAAACAATATGATATGCATCCCGAGTTAATTCAGCAATTACTGACGATGCCGGATTCTTTAAATCAATTAGGCAATATTATATTTTATGGTCCGTCAGGTGCCGGAAAATATACACAATTTCTGCGGTTTATCGACAAATATGCTACAAATGGACTGAAGACGGAGAAGATGACGGCTTCCACGGAGAAGCAGAATTATGAATACAATATTAGCGACATACATTATGAGATAGATTTGGCGCTATTGGGATGCGAATCAAAGAAGGTGTGGAATGAGTGTTTTTTCCAGATAGTCGATATTATTTCCGCAAAAAAGTCGAAATGTGGTATTATATTGTGCAAGAATTTCCAGTCGATACACAGTGAACTATTGGACGTATTTTATAGTTATATGCAACATTGCAGAGAATTGAGTATTCATATTATATTTGCTATACTGACGGAACACGTGAGTTTTATCCCGAATCGTATTCTGCAATGTTGCAAAATGATATCGGTGAGGAGACCGTCGGTGGAGTTATATAATGGTAAATCCGCGAGTGTGCCCACGATGACAGTTGCCGAAGAAAGAACGCACAAAGAATTTTCCAAACAAATTCTGCCTATGAATAAAAAAACGAATAAAGGGCCAATGGATACATTTGTTGTGCGGGCGAACAAGGAACCGGCGGCGGCAGTGAATCCGATTGTGCCAGAATTTTTATTAAATATGAAAGAAATGAATGTGATTTCAAAAGCGGACAATCCGCCGAAAGATGTATTCAATATCGTTTGCGACAATATTATAACCAAAATGGTTCAGCACGAGACGTTGGATATCCTCTCATTGCGGGACAATTTATACGATATTTTACTTTATGGTTTGGACATAACAGAATGTTTATGGTATATATTGTTTTTCTTTGCAGAATCGGATATACTTGTCGATAATACGGGAGAGGTTATGTCGGAAATAATGGACCGCATTGACTCTTTTTTGAAATACTACAATAATAACTATAGGCCGATATACCATTTAGAGAGTATATTCATCTATTTGATAACAACCATATATAAGTATCCATCCATTGCCGAATGAATAGAAAAAACGCATACCGAATTTTAGAATTGGACGAAGACGTTTATTATACAGACGCAGAAATTAAGAAACAATACCGAGCAAAGATATTGCAGTATCATCCAGATAAGAACGCCTCTCCGAGTGCATCGGAGAGGTTTATAGAAATACAAGAAGCATACACATTTTTACATTCGAATGTGACTGACGAATATAAAGATGCTTCTTATAAAGACGTTCTTCATTCGTTTCTTTCTTCTGTTCTTCGAGAGGAGACCAATATACCGCTACTTCGCAGTATAATAGAGATGATATGTAAGAAGGTATGTTTCATAATCGACAATAATGTAGACGCAATTATTGATTATTTACGCAATATCAATAAAGATACACTGAAAATGGTACATTCCATCCTCTCAAAGTATCGCAAAATATTGCATTTCTCCGAAGAGTTAATCAATAGTATTGAGGAATTGTTGGAAATAGACGAGTGTATTGTATTGAACCCGACATTGGATGATTTGATGTCAGAAGAGAATGTGTATATTCTGAAAAACGACGGAAAATCGTATCTAGTTCCTCTTTGGCACCACGATATAGTATTTGATTGTCCGTCCGCGGAATGCAAAAAAATGGTAGTAAGAGTATTTCCATTATTACCGGAAAATATGGAAATAGATGATTACAATATATTGACGGTTCGATTGCAATATAATATAAATGAAATATGGAATCGCGATGTTAAAATAAGTATAGGAGGAGCGTCTTTTATAATACCCGGCAAACAATTACGACTTACCGATGAACCGCAAATCCTCGAATATGATGATTGCGGTATTCCGTACAACAATGTGGAAGATATATTTGATAATTCTGTTCGACAACCGGTTGTGTTTATTATACGTGTTTCATTATAACTTTATTGTTTTTATATTTACAAAAACAATAAATAGAGCGGATTACAAATACTATATACTAGGATACATTCATATAATTTATGCTTTCTTTACCATCTTCTTCACTGGCTTCTTCACTGCTGCTGGTGCAGATGCAGGTTCTGCGGCTTCTTGTGCTGGGGCAGCAACTGGTTCTGGTTCTGGTTCGGGCTCAGCTACAACCGGTTTAGGAGCAGGGGTTGCAACTGGAGTAGGAGCAGGAGAAGCAGGTTCATCTTCACCATCACTATCATCTACTGCGGCGGAAATGGCGGCAGGTTGTTTTGTGATTGGTGATTGTGCCGGTGCTTGTTGCGCTTGTGCTGATTCTTCTTCGTTATTCTCTAATTCTTCCTTAGGAATATAGACATTGCAAACTCCTCGCAACTGAAGAGGGGGATGGTTATTCTTCACTACACATTGATACAATTTCCAAGTGAGACCCCAACCCTTTCCACCAATCCAGATTCCACCACATTGCAATACACACGCGACATTGCTTCTTGACGGAATATGGTCCATTGGTGTAGTATTATCATCCGCAGGGTAAATCATCTGTGATTTAATATTGTAGATTTCAGTATTCCATCTGCCATCGCGGAATGGAATCTTCGCACGAACACTTGGCGGTTTTGTTAAGTCGATTTTCTTCGTGTCCTTATTCTTACTATACTTTACGAAAGGGAAGAATGTGTGCTTTGCAACTTCACGAGACATTGATTCGCCCCACCACACTTCAGAGTTTTTCACAGCAGAATCCAGAATGAAATTCTCAAACGCTTTTAATTTATCGAGCGCCTCCTTTGTAGCAGGGGTTGTATAATCATCGTTTGGAAAAGAAAGCGACATACTGTATTTTCCATCAGATTCACCCGTCTTCTCATCCACAAAGTCGCTCACACCCCAAGTGTTCAAGAAGGGCAGAGAAATATGAAGACCTCGGTTTGTCTGGTTACTAATAATATTCACCGACTTTCCGCCGCGGTCATTGACCTTGGGTTGCATAAATCGGGTGTTAGCAACATCCCATTCGGGCATAGTGAGAACGAAAGATTTTGACATTGTTTTAGCGGTTAAAAGTTCTTAGAGAGTAAGTAGTCGGTAGGGGGGTAGAAGGTAGAGCGGATTGTTATACACTATATAATAGGTATTCTTTAAGTGCGTTTCAAATATATATTTCAGAGTAATTTTTCGTTCAATTTTTCGTTTGTATATTTTGCGGCGCTTCCTCTCAAGAAGAGTTCGCGAGTTTGTTCATCAATCGACATCATCAGACTTTCCAGAACGCGTATATTCTCCGGTGATATCGATTCATCACTTAAGAATCCATTCACGTCCAATATTGCTTGTATCCATTTATCTGTCCATTGTGAATGCAAGATAGATACGAGTTCCTCACCATACAGTACCGACATTCCATCTCGACGGAATAGATTTGCATTGTATTTTGCGTCGACGTGGTTCGCAATCAATGCATAATAAAAATGTAGGCTGTGTCGGATAGTCGAATTCGTACAATAAGTATCCATTAGTTTTTCCAGTCCTCTCTGCGCATAAATAAATAGATTTCTCATTCGCGGTCTGGATTTTACTGCTTCTGCCGAGAGGAACTTGGAACACGCCAATTGTATTGGATTATACATAAAATGCAAATCGGTCTTATTTACATTGTAAATTACACGACATAACCCTTGGAATAGTCCGGGCGGTTGGAACACCATTACATTGTTATATATGCAAATCTTTGTCCCTACCGGTTTGCTCGCTAAAATAGCCAATTTAACGATAACCGACAGCGGGTCAAGCATATAATTACGCAGATTCAATGAATTGTTGTCGTCTGGCAAATGGTTCGACATTTTACATTTTTTAGATATTTTTATTTATGTTTTTGCGGTATGAAATGTATTATTTTTTCTGCGTATACGAACCAAGATATAGAAACAATAAACATAAAAATAAAAATATAGCCATTAAGTAATTAAAATGGAAGTTGCGTTTGATTTTGACTTGAATTATATGGATTTATCTTCTCAACAACGAGAGGAGAACACCGATTTTAATTTTTATAAAGATAGATTGCAATTGGATACACAAACGAAGACAACTGATTTATATTATGCGAACTTTTCAAAATACGTATTGGATGTGAAACCGCAAAAGAAAATATCTGAACTGTATTTTTATTCGAAATGGAAGATGGATTCCGCTGAGATTGAGAGGATAAGTTTGCAAACATTAAAAGCCTCTCTTCGCCACAACAATTGTCGCGTATATGGTAATAAAGCAGCGTTAATAGACCGTTTAAGAGCACATTACCGGAAAATAGACCAAGTTATTCATATACAACGCGTATTTAGAGGATTCATTGTTCGTGAATGCGAACGTTTGAGAGGACCAGCAGCAAAAGATTATACGATTTGCAATAATACAACGGATTTTCAAACAATAGAATCATTTGCCTGTTTTCCGAGGGAACGTTTTTTCAGTTATCGCGATGGAAATGGGTTTGTCTATGGATTCGATATTTTCTCATTAATAACGATGTACCGATGCAAACACAAATTAGTAAATCCATACAATCGAGAGGATATGCCAAATTGCGCTATTCAGTCGCTATTTAGTATTTATAAGAAAACGCTTTTGCTGTATCCCAATGTTCTTGCTGAAAAAGACGGAGAGGTGATTGATATATTTGCACTTACTGTTGCAAACAATCGTAGACAATTACGCGTAGAAGATGATGGCGACAATGGCGAATATTTGACAACAAGTGAATCAGCTGCATCAATCGATGAATATTTAGACGAACCGAATCTGCTAATAAACTGCTCTTTTGTAGATGTGTTTGAGAGGATACAGTATTTAGTAAATGGCGAAGTAAACCCAGAATGGTTTTTGCAATTGAATAAGGCAGAATGTGACAGGTTTTATCATTTCTATTACGTATGGTGGTCTAGGTCAAACACTTTATCGGAGGACACCAAGAATGCAATTTGCAGAATACCAAATCCATTTTCAAGCCTGAATCGAATTGATGAGCACAGCACAGAGGCTTTTTATAAATCCATATGTTTAGAGGTAATGGCTGCAATGGTATGTACTGGGATAGATGAATATCATTGCGGTTTAGGAGCAAAACACGTGCTTACAATGCTGACTGTTGTCAGCCGACCGGCGAGAAGAGTATGGCAAAATTTGTTTGACGAACTGTGTTAACGTCTATTAGTGGAGTTGTCCCTCGGGAAGCGACACAAGGCCTCCCATTAGGGAGGCCCGCCTTCGGATAGACCAAGGAACAATTCCACTAATAGACGCTAAAAACATCACCATTTATGCACCCGAAAAGTAAGATACAAATGCGAAAAAAATATCCATCTTTTTTCTACCTACGAAAAAATTGAACATTTAGAAGGGGGTCCGGATGTGTTAGGACAAGTCCAGTGAAACTTATTTAGGGATAAATAATTTAGTGCGTTAAACTACTTAAAACAGACACTTAGTATAATGTATAAACCCAGCCCACTAGAAAAAATGGTCAGAACTACAAGTGCTAAGCAAACTGCCGCCCCCGTTGTCGCCGCCGCCGCTCCCGTTGTTGAATCAAAGGAAGTTGCAAAGAAATCTTCTTCTAAGAAGTCATCTAAGACCGAAACTGCTGCTCCCGTTGCACCAGTTGTTGCCCCCGTTGTTGCCGCTCCTGCCCCTGCCCCTGCCCCCGTTGAGGCCAAGGCGGAGGAGTCCAAGTCTCTTTCATCCGACGCTATTCTTACTGCAGTGGATGCCAAGATTCAACAAGTGTCTTCCATTCTTTCTTCTTTGAAGAATGATTCCAAGTCTCTTCGCAGACAGATTGCCGCTGACAAGAAGATTGCTGACAAGTTGGCCAAGAAGTCCGCCAAGAAAAAGCGTGTTGTTGCCGAGGGTGAGGAGGTCAAGCCCCGCAACTCTGGATTTATGCGCCCCGTTAAAATCAGTGATGAGCTAGCTTCTTTCCTCGGAAAAGCGACTGGCACTGTGATGGGACGCCAAGATGCCAATGACGAAATCCGTCAATACGTTGCTCTCCATAACTTGAAGGAGACTGAGAAGGGAAAGGGCCGCAACATTAACCCTGATGCCAAGCTGTCTGCTCTACTCAAGCTTCCCAAGGATGAACAGCTCACTTACTTTAACCTCCAGAAGTATATGAAGCCCCACTTCATCCGCATTGAGGACCCCGTCACTACCACCGCTTAATGTCTATTCGTGGAATCGTCCCTTTCGCTTCAAGGGCTCAAAGGTAAGCCTCGCGTAAATTATTGAGGTACAACTACACTATCACTTCATATCACTACGTATAAATACGTAGTGATAGATTTTTAACCTCTACTCATATAGATTTTTAATCTATATGAGTTTTGGCAAACGCGGATACGGAGTGATAGCGGAGTTGTCCCTCCTAAGGGACGACTCCACGAATAAACGTTAACGTCTATTGGTGGAATTGTCCCTCTTGAAGCGAAGCGACCAAGGGACAACTCCGCTATCACTCCGTATCCGCGTTTGCATTTATTCATACGGATTTTTAATCTGTATGAATAGAGGTTAATGCATACAGAGAAAAACGTAAGAAAATAACTACTCGAAAACGTATGTCTACCCGTAAATATTACACCAACCGAAAAGAAAAATGAGACAAAAACATATACGTCTATTTCTATGCGATGAGAGATTCAATATCAAACTGCAATTCATCGCGAACATTTATTACAAAATAATACATATATTCAAAATGACGAAAGATGCGTTCTCGGTCATCTAATGGCATATGTTTTACTATGCTCGGATGAAATCGCCAAGAAACGTTTTCTCCTTTGAACGCATTTTTTACTATATTAATATCTGTTTTTCCAATATTTTCCGGCTCTCTATAACACACCGCAGTCTCAAACGGCAGACACTCCAATTTATTCTCGATATCATTAAGTTGCTCATCGATTTCTTCATACACATCAATTGAACATTCCGGTTCACTCAACCACACTTGATGTAACCATTCAAGGTCCTCTGCGAACGATTTATCTAACACGCCCATATCTCCAAATCGATATAAATCTTCGAACATTTTGATTTTCTCCGACAAAGACTGCAGATGCGCTACCTTTTCTGCAATACGGTTTCTCCAATCATCGCACAATAAAAGTCGTGCATTTATATTTGTATTCACTACTTCGGTTGCCATTACTCCAATATGCATATAAATAATACCGCCGGTTCCTTTATATTTTATACGCACCAAAACCATATAAACCATATATGCGAACTTGAATACATAAATATGGCATCTGGTCTTAATTTGGCATTCAACGATTCTACACAATCACCCGACATTATTACTCGAATTAAAGAGTATGCCAGTAAGAAACCATTAAAAGTTATGATATTGACGCCGTGTTATGGAAGTCAATGCTACATTACATATGTAACCAGTCTCATCAACACAATGACACTCTTCTCTAGTATAGGAATTGAGATATGTGCGGAATTCTGCAGAAATGATAGTTTGGTATCGCGTGCCCGTAATAATCTGATTGCAAAAGCGATGCACAATAAATCGATTACGCATATGATATTTATCGACGCGGATATAACTTGGAATCCGGTAGATATATTGAAATTGATTCTGGCGGATAAGAATATTGTGGGTGGGGTATATCCAATCAAGAACTACGACTGGAATAAGTTGTTAGAACAGGGCAAAAATATTCCTAGAGAATGGACGGATAAGAAAAATAATTCACAATTAAATTCAATGTCCGATACGGACTTTATCCAACATAGAATGATGCGTTATAACTTGAATTATATAAGCAACACATTAGAGGTGGCAAATAATTTGACAAAGGTGAAACACTTGGCCACTGGATTTATGATGATTCGCCGTGACACGATTGAGAAGATGTGTAGGGCATTTCCATCCACGAAATATACAGACGATGTCGGATTCTTACAGGGCGATGAGAATGAATACGCTTATGCGTTATTCGATTGCGGCGTAGAAGAGGGCCATTATTGTTCGGAAGATTGGTTGTTCTGTTCTAGATGGTCGAAGATGGGAGGAGAAACGTGGGTAGATGTCACCATCAATTTGAATCATTGTGGAGTAGAAGACTTCAAAGGGTCTTACTTGGCGTCTCTCATCTAAAGGGAACTACGTTCCCTCTAAAACCGTCCTTTCTTTGGGCGCGCGTAGCGCGCCCCTTACTAGAAGTCCTCATTATACTAAACATTACCGCAAATTAAACAGTTTATATGTTATCATTTATAAATGATAATACATAAACCTCCTGATGGCGCGCTACGCGCGCCCCTTACTAGAAGTCCCCATTATACTAAACCTCCTGATTGGCGCGCTACGCGCGCCCAAAGAAAGAAGGGTTTCAAAGGCACTTCGCATTAACCTCTACTCATATAAATTAAAAATCCATATGAGTTTCGGCAAACGCGGATACGAAGCGATAGCGGAGTTGTCCATTGGTCGCTCCAAAGGCGGGCCTCCCTAACGGGAGGCCTTGTGCCGCTTCAAGAGGGACAATTCCGCGAATAGACGTTAACCATTGGTTCCCTTTCACGCAAATATGAAGCCATCATCTTTCAATGCAGTTTCCAGTTTCACAAAATCCACATCATATATTTTGAACGGCATTAAATTGACTACTTCTTTGAACTCTTCGCGGCGTGAATCCAAAAACGAATCTAAATCAAACATTTTGCGAATACGTTCCAAGTTCGTCAAATCTTCAATATAATTCGTATTCTCGACCAACCATTCATAAAAGGGTTTTGCCGAATTCCGATTCGCATTGTTAAAATTCAACCATTCGCGATACTTCATATACATTCGAACCGTGTCGCTCAATGAATGCTGAGTCGTTATATTGTAATCCGTGCCGGATAATATAGATATGTCATTAAATACCTCTTGACTCATATCCAACTCAAACAATATCTGCGCCGTATCGTAATAAACCGCCTCGTGATTCAATAGACTCAAGTGCCGAATAACCCTCGGACAGCCATATAGAAACATATCCATATCATCGCTCAAACAAGCCCACGCAAATCCGTGCTTTACCAAAAACGCACATAAGTTATCCGATTCTCCTCTCGACTCAATATAAGTAACTCCACAAGCGCGCATAATTTCTTTTGATTTTGCGATATCCGATTCAGTCACCCGGATAAACTGTTTCTTCAATCGGTCCATTTCTTCTAATACCGAATCAGCAATATCTTTGCCAGACATATCCGCTTCGTTTTTCAATTCATTGTATTTCGCCTCTGCAACATCTTTGTCTTGTTTGCGTTTTATAAGAACCGCTTTCTTCTCAACTGGCGGCTTTCCATCAAATACAAATATTGGGACAATGTTGTATTGCCGCAATATAAATATCATCAAATAAATATTCTCTGCTACCGATGCTTTCTCCGCGAATTTATACAAATAAATACTCGTATCAATGACAATGGATTTTCCGGTGAATTGTTTTAAATTGACTTTTCGTATGGCGTTTTGCGTGCAATTTTCTACTAAGAAATGATTTAGTTGGCGTATTCCCATTTTGTATGCTCGGTTTGTTTATTTCAAATTCAATAGTGGGTATTCTATTTACGGTTATCCGTTTATGTGTATTCGATAATCAATTTTACTTTTTTCTATTCTATTCTGAAACGGTTTCGGTTATATCTATCTTTGAACCGATTTACCTGCAAAACAATATAATATTGAACCTCTCGCATTCTAAATAATAAAATTGTTCTGTCTTCATCATCGCCACTGTGTTTAATGAACCGATACAATAATACCTTTAACTCGTCCAATATAGTTCGAACAAACGCCACATCATCCTCTTGCAATATATGCTGCGAACCAATTGCATACTCGGTTGTCTTGATGGATTTGGCGCACTGCATATATTCATTCTGAATATCGTTTCCGTTAGTAAATAAGTATATCATATTATTGACAATTTTTACAATATTTCCAAGTCGTATATCCAGTATACCGATACTCGTATTTAATTCCAATGCAAATTCAAATACTTCTATTTTTCGATAGAATTCGCGAATATTCTCTGCTTCATTCATTTTTCTATATCCGTATCGATATCAATCGAGGTCATTCTTAAAGTTTTTTCTAAACAAGAATAAGTGCGTTTGTATAGAGAGGATTTTAGAGTTCGCGTTTTTCTTCTCGTCCTCTCAACCATCTGAATATTATCTGCAATGGTTTTCGCGTTTTGTCTGTATTGACCATCTGTCTTCGTCAATTCCCGCACAAAATCACAAAAGTCTGAAATATTCGCCATAGGAAACTGAATCGGCGGATTCGTATCAGAGTATTTTACGCACCATTTTATAAACAAGTCGAGATTCCATAACATTAGAGATTTAATGACATAATACGAGAATGCAGGTGTATTCTCCGTATAAAACCGTTTGCCTCTCGACGGTACTGTAAAAAGTTCGCCATATTGATATCCAGCCCGACGTAGTATTTTGTTGGACTGATAAATTGAGAAGATGCATTCCCTAGATAAAATGCGGAGAAACGGAGAGGTGGAAAACGGCAAACATCGATGTGTGCAAATAGCATTTTCAGTATGTTTGTGGGTGCACGGTTTGTAGAAAAGAACAAACAACATATTGAATATTTCCGCCCACATTTCACAGTATGTTTCGTATAAACGAACATCCGTAGTTGGGTCAATTGCAGGGAACAATGAGAGGATACGGCTATTCGAATCATTGCCACCTCTCAACAGAGAGAAATCGAGACCAAAGCAATGGAATGTTTCGTGAATAAACACTTTGAACCACTCCTCTCGACGAAACAGAAAGATTGTATTATCTGCCGAACAAGAAGTTGTAAATGCTGTATTTGCGTGTATCATATCAATATTTTCTTCATCCTTTGCAGGTAATTTCTTTTTTGCGTCGGTTAGTAGCAAATATACATTCAATGTTTGTGCGCATTTGGGAGAGGCGATTCCATCTATAAAATGCAGCCAAAGTAGTACGCGGTTCAAATAATCCGACCAGAATGCGGTGCTTATTTTAGGAACTAGAACGGAAATGATTGCTTTTCGTCCTTTCGGCAATATAAATTCGATTTTTACACCGCGTTGAGAGGTGGATTCAAATTCTCGCCGAATTTTTTCCGGAATACCGGCATACATATTATGATGTTGAATTTGCTTAATATGTTCGGAATTAATATCCACTAACTCTGGCAATCGAACCGGATTGTATTCGCATATCTTCTTCCACGAATCACTTAATATATTAATGGATTGAGAGGATACATTCATTTTTGGTATGTTGGTCCGATTGTGTCGCAGCGTTCGCGTTTTATTCATTTTGCGACCTTACTATGAAAATTGAACATAAAAAAGTTAGAGGTCAATTAAAATCAAACAATTCAAGCAAAGAATAAAAGCAAAGAATAAAAGACCAAGAAAACGAAAGAATGCAAACGTACAAATACCGATTTCGCCAATTCGTATTAGACATTTCAAGAAAATACAAGTTGCCAGAGAATAAGCGTACCTATATAGATGCTTTTGGAGAACGCAAATATGATTCGGAAAGGTATGGACAAGAAATCGATGACCGGTTTTTCCAAAAGAATGTGGGTCACGCTGTAATCGGATAAACGCGTTCGCATTGAATAATGAATGGGTCTGGCGACCGCATTCCTCTGTGGTATAGATGTTTGAAAAGTCCTACCTTCTTTAGTTCGCGTCGAAACTGAATGGAACAATTTACTGTCTTCTCCGCTAAATCGCGAGTAGTCATAATCGGCGGAAACTCTCTGTTACACGTTTCCACCGATAATCCCAAGTAATAAATATCATCCGTAAGTGCCAATACACATAAATCCGCATTTTGAATTGACTTTAATACACTTGTTATCAATACCACCCTTGCATTATCATCCTCTACATAATCTGCGTCGGGGTCAATATGGACATTCAATAAAGCACATAATTCGCCAAATAACATACGATAACCAATTAACATCATTTTTTAGCACAAATAATAAATATATTAGACAGTGGTCGATTTAATATATTTTTGTTTGAGTTGGTGTTGCTTGAAACTCGACACCAGATAAAAATCATTCAATTTTATGGATCCAATCAGACACGGACTTTTCTTGTTATTCAGGGTGTATAATCTTTTATGCTGCTAATCCGCGCATTTTTGTATCCCCTTTGATAATCTTTTCCATATTGAGACGAATACGAATATGAATATGGACACGAATATTTTCTTGATAAAAGAGAAGCAATACAATTAACGTCTATTCGCGGAATTGTCCCTCGGTCGCTCCGCTTCAAGAGGGACAACTCCGCTATATAGCGTTTGCATTTATCCATACAGATTTTTAATCTGTATGGATAGAGGTTAAACATATCTATTTATAGTAGTTGCATATTATTGCCTTTATGTTTTTGTTAGAGAGGTTTCAAATGGAACACGTCCTTTTTGCAAAACCGTCCTCTTTGTAAAGAATGTTTAACGCCTATTGGTGGAATTGTCCATCACGAAGAGACACAAAGCCTCACATTAGGGAGGTCCGCCTTTGGGCCCGCCTTTGGAGCGACCAAGGGACAATTTCACGAATAGACGTTACCTTTTTCGAACACGCATTAATTCCATATCCGGTTCCGCCGGTTCTCCAGCACCGCATTTATGTATTAATAGTGCATCCCCAGTAGATTTAAGAAGAAGCCGCATTGTCTCATTATCTTGAAATTTCGCAGTCAATGCTTTCATACGTTCTTCCTCTCGTCGTTTTTCGTCAAAATCCAAATCCGGAGCAATCACTTGCACTTTCTTCTTCGGTGCTTTCGGTTTCTTCTTTCCCTCAGCAACCGCTTCTTCCGGTTCGGCTTCTTTCACAACACCTTTGAATGTTTTGGCGGATTTCACGCTTTTTGCTAAAGTGCTGTCTGGGTCAGAACTGAGACTGAACATCATATACACATCCGGATGCGTTTTCTTATATTGCACTGCCTGCATATAATGCGTGACCGATGTCCATTTGTGTGTATCAATGATAATCGGATTCTTATCCCAATCATCGTCCAGTTTCTTCCGCCAGCTGTAATACTTCGAATGTAATTTTGCATATTTCACTTTATTTGCCGCAAGTATCTTCTCGCCATTACCTTCGCCCGGATGAACTTTCGGGTCAGAATTCGAACAAAACACAAAAACAGTATCGGTGTTATATAAATCGCCATATCCTTCTTTTTCTCGATAATCAACCGGTGCGCCTTCATCTTCGTCAATTCCATATTTTGTTTTCAAATTACGAAAATCTTGTATCATGTAGTAGACCCCAGATAGTTTCGATATGCACCGATTCAATATCAGCATTTTGATATCATATGGTATATCGCGGAACTGCAGTATCTTATGCGATTTATACGAAATCAACCGGTAATGATTGCCACTGTAACTGGCCATAATGTAGTAATCCGGTGAAAATGTCTGCCTCTCCTGTAACTCTTTACTTGCTTCATTACAGAGGAGAACACCGTCTAAATCCGGAGCACCTTCATCTGGTTCAAATGCTTGTTCTGAAAGAAGAATCATTTTTATATTTAACGCGCGTTCCAAAGCAGATATTGCCCACGTATCTGCCCAAAAAGAACTTGACCGAATATAATTGCGCATTTTTTCAAGAGTATCTATACCTTGAATTGGACCAGTATATGTGCGCATCATTTCCTCCGTCTCTTCGATTTTCTGATTCAACGCTTTCCGGTTCAATTCCATTTCTTTTGATTTGGCGAGGATTTCTTTCGAATCAGCTGCGGTTTTGTCGGTGATTTGAGCGACCGCTTTCTTGTATTCCTTCAACGACTTCTCAACCGCGGCTTTGTCGCGTTTTATTTCTTGTATTTCATTTAAGAATGACATATAGAGCGTCCGGTATTCATTGAAAACATCGTCGGTCATTTCTCCGGCTAAAATGGCACGCAACTTTTCGACAGTGGTTTTCCGACCAATTGAGGCAAATGCATCGCGAATAGTAGCAAAAAAACAGTCACCGTTCGCCTCTACTTCGTGAATACGGTAATTGCTATTACGCATATATTTTTGCACCCAATTGTCTCTGGAGGATTCTTTATAGGCGGACCTCTCATTTTCCGCCATTTCATTTGTTTCTTCTGTGAGAGGTTCTAATGGTGTAAATCCTTCAATCGGTTCAAATACTCCGACTTCCATTATTTCTTTTGCTTCTTTGTGCGCTTCCGAAACGCGCGTTTTCCCGAGTTTGAGTCTCAGATGCGCATCCTCTCGCATTTCTTCTTCCAATATAGGTTCTGGGGTAATCGATATTTCTGCTTGCGCGGAGGCTACTGCGGGTGTAGCAGCGGTAAATAATCGGGGGTCAGCACCCAATTTCGCTAAATAGGCCGGCTTTGAAAAAGAATAAAGCAGAGGGTTTGACAAGCGTTGCAAATCGAGTTCGCCGTTCTTATACACATTAATAAGTTGCGAGGATTTCACTTCAAATACACCGATTTGCGAACGGACTTTTGAACCCTGCACGGCATAAATCGGGAAAAAAATGATATTTTTATCTGTGTAAATGTATTTCGGCTTACCTATAGCAACTGCAATTGTATAGCCGGCTGTATCGGCTCCTTCTAAATCGAGTTCATATACTTGCGATTTGTAACCAATATCTTCGTCGTCGATTGTTTTCGATTCCCTATAGGTAACTTCTGGATTAATAACGGAAACGGTTGTCATATTAATACTATATTGATAAATATACAATTAACGTCTATTTTCATTTTGTTGATTTTCATTTGGTTAGCTATGTAGCATAAATATAAATAATGAATTATTTGAGAATGTTTGGGTTGTTTTATTTCAATTTATCTAAAATATCCATCAGTTTAAAGATTGCGCGGTTGCTCATACCGGGATAAGCCTCTTCTTCTTTTTCCGACACGAATCGCCGAATCGTAGGCAATATATACTCGCACCATTTTTTATTTTTCAATAAATCGCCACCGGATAATGTAGCAATAATGTAAATATTTTCGACCACTTCTTCAATATTTTTTGCGGATTCTGCTTCTGAGCGGCTGTCGCAAACATATTTGACAAATTCGGACAATACATCCGTCAGTCGATAATCGGGAATAACACCGAGTTTAAAGCAATTGACAATAAACGTGCTAGTTGATTTGCGTATCTCACACGCTTTTGAATATGCACAAAATCCGTCATAATCTGTGTCTGGGTCAATATAAGCTGGAATTGTGTCCATAGCGATAAATCCGCCGATTAATGCTTCTAATAAATTGCGGAAAACAGCATACGAATCGACCAATTCTTTATAGAGTTTCGCGTACATTTCCGAGTAAAATTTGTTTGTGCTTGCAATATCAAATATGGTTTTGGAAATACGCATTGTATTTGTATCGGTATTCTCTTCTTCGGAGGAGAAATAGTTATTCACGAGTTCGAATATGACGTCGCGCTGTTTATCGTAATTGGCCGCACTGATTTTATTCAAAGCAATACGAATATCATTCAGGCGTTTGTCGATGCCAGTTTTTGTTTCGATTTTGGTTGGTTTGAATGTTCGCATCAATTCCCATTCTTCGTCGATTATATCGTCTCGCGTTTGCGCACCCGAAGAGGTTACAGATGTGACGCCGTTTCTTTTAAAATCGCGTTTCTTCTTACCATCTTTGTCTTTAGAAGAATAAGATGGAGAGGATGAATACGACGACGGGGTAGTTTCAAAATCATACCGATTGCGATATTTACCGGTATTTTCTGTCCGTTTTGCATCCCTATCTCTATGATGATGATGATGATGATGATGATGATGATGATGAGTATAGTGATGATTATCTTTGCGGTCTTGTTCTAAGGACGACATAGAAGTCGCCGAAGCAGATGCTGGGATATCCGTAATTTCCAAACAGGATTCTAACTCTATTAGCATCTTCTTCACCGTTTCCGGTAAAGTATATGCGAGTTTGCCACCGTTAAATGCAAAATCGAAAAGTTGTTCAACTTGAAAGTATGACATCTTTATATTGCGAAAGGTATATAGTTTATTATAAATATCTTTATATGGATTCGTGGGGTTATTTGCAGTAAAACGAGTGCTTATATTTTCAATCAATTTTTAGCAAGAATTAACGTCCATTAGTGGAATTGTCCCTTGGTCGCTCCAAAGGCGGGCCTCCCTAACGGGAGGCCTTGTGCCGCTTCAAGAGGGACAATTCCGCGAATAGACGTTAATCTGTATGAATAGAGGTTAATTGAAATGGTCTGATTTTACACCGGAGGTAATTGCGCCAAACACAATTGAATATGTCCTAGAGATGCCACATCGTATTTTACCATAAGAGGCAATCGATTGTCTAATTGCAATTCCAAATGCGTGCAAAGTGGTGTGCATTTGGTTACGTGACTAAGTGATTTTAGTGAAAACTCGCCTTGAATAACGACGGATGATGCTGCCATTTTTGTAAAATCTAGATTGTTGTCCGACTCCGACCGGCTCACGCGACATTTAGCAAAAGCACCCTCGCAAGAAAATACCAACTCACTACCAACTGATTTAATCTCCATACGTCCCGAAATCGCATTCATATCACGCACGATTTTCTGGAAATCGGTAGTTGGCATACGAATAATGGTCGGGTAATCAATCTTATCCGGAAACCCAAATTCATCCACATCCGTATTCATCAGACGCAGTTTGTGGTCATAACTCTGCTTAATACTACCATTCACATATTGGAATCCAAGGTCCGTCACAATACCCCCATTGTAACTAACTCGGTCAATGTAAATAGTCAGCGTATCATCATTCGACATAGATGAAATGACCTTTGACAACTGCTGCGTATTCACACACACAATGATTTTATCCGGCTCGCAATAATAAAACTCGAAATTCTTTGCATTCAATTCAACATTCACCAATATCGTATGCGAATTATCAAAATTAATGATTTTCAACCCGTGTTTCGTAAATGTAATAGTAGCGTCAGTAAGGGTCTCTTTCAATGCAGCGATTACATTTCGTATCGGTTGTATCTGCACGGTTTTTATTATTAACACATTGTTCGATTCGTTCATTTATAAGTCGATTGGTGCGTTTAAAATATGAATTATTCCAAATCGTAGTGTTTATGTTGTATTTTATTTGAAAATAATATTTGACAATGTAGTACAGTTTAGGACAAGACTATAGCAATTCATTCACATTTCGTATGATTCGGTTGTAGACCCCGATAATGTATATTAATTTGTCTACCGGGATTTCTTTCAAATAATGCAATTGATACAGACTCAATACATTCATATCTCTTATATCCTTTAGGATATTCATATACAATGCATCGGCGTATTCGACGCGTTTGTCTTTTTCCGAGTCATTTTTGATATCCGAACTTGTCGCGAGGTCGGATGACGTTTGAAGTTCGGTTGCACTCATTCTTACCTCTCTATATTCTCTGTTGCAGAACTAGATTGCTACATAGATTTATAATAATAGCATTAATATACAACATCGGAATTATTATTACAATTCTGCCATATATGAATTTACAGTCGCAATATGTTTATCTGCTGGTTAGTACATCGGGGGCAACGTATGTTGGTGCTACAGTAGATTTAGACCATCGTTTAAGGCAGCACAATAAAGAAATTAAAGGGGGAGCCAGAGCAACTAGCATGAAAGTCGAAAGAGGCGAGAGTTGGAGGCGACATTGTTATGTGAGTGGATTCCCGACGTGGCAATCCGCATTGCAATTTGAATGGAGATGGAAACAAATTACGCGAAAATTACCGAGAGGTGGCGGAGTTTCTCCTCTCGACAATAGGATGAAAGCGTTGAATATATTGCTGGGTTTAGACCGCTCAACGACCAATGCAGTGCCTTATAATGAATGGCAGAATCCACCGAATGTGCATTTTGAATGAAAATTTCACAAAAAAATATGATAAAGGGCCGCCGAAGGCGGCACAAATCACAATTGTAAATAGAACAAGCAGAAAATTAGACACAATACAAATAACAATAGAATTTATAATGGCGGCAATGTATTCAAATGCCGGATTCAATATGCAAAGTCGGATAATAAATGAAGACTATACTGTCCATAATAAGAAAACGACAACTAAGCGAGTATTGTCTATCGATTCGTTATTTCGCAAAAATTATCATACTACGAAATCAACCGATTTCTCTTATATATTGCCCGACCCGATGAACAAAGTAACATCTATGAAGATATCATCGATTGAATTTCCAAATGCCTGGTACGCATTCTCAACGGAAAACAATACAAATGTGTTCGTAATAACAATATACAATTGCCCGACACCACCGGACGTAATAGGTCCTGCATACAATTCCGTAATTACGCACACAATCAGAATCCCAGACGGTAATTATCGTTCGGATTTATTAGCAACCAGCATGAACAATATATTCTCTAACATTCGCAATGGCTTAGAATACATTTATTTTGATATAAACGAGATTAACACAAAATGCATATTTCGAACAAAATTGGCCGGAGATGATACTCGAAATCTATATACGAGCGACACATTACCGGAAAATTTCTATTTTACTCTCAATTTTGAAGTTTCGCTGAAACCTATCTACAAAACCGCCGGGTGGATGTTAGGATTTAAGCAACCCTTCTATACCGTATCAAAAAACACCATTCAACCTACCATAGCATTAGACGCTGCGCCATTCAAAACCAACACATACAATTGGTATTTAGAGAGCGAATCCAGTTACGGAAGTTCCGTTCATAATTATATTTTTTTAGAAATCGACGATTTTAACCGCAATTTCACTGCAAATACATTCTTCTCAAAAACGGTAAATGACGCATACTTGGGGAACAATATAATGGGGCGAATTACCGTAACAAGCGGTATGAATACCGTTGTAACGATGGACGGTGGTAATAGGCTTTTCAAAACGCGAGAGTACTCTGGGCCAATTCGTCTAGAAAAACTTCATATTCGCCTCATCGATAAATATGGCGACCCCATAAACCTAGAAGGCAATGACTTTTCCTTTATGTTAGAGGTAGAGCAAATATATTCAAAATAAACTTCGAAAAAATCGTTTGTGAGTACAATTATAATTTTTGTAATTTGAATCTTGTTTTAGTAGTATATACTAGCGCGATGTCCTCCGTTCATTTTGTCTTGACTACCTTAGAATCCTCCGTGCAAATGGGCCTTGAGGCGGCGGTTACCACCTCAAACATTGATGCTCTTGACGTTTCGGCGACAGCGGTCTTTCAGGTGACTGTTAATAGTATGAAGCAGCTGTTTAAATACCAAACAGATTCGAATGATGTGACGGACCTTGATTCCACTGATATCAAGTACTTCGTTGATTCATCTGCTTGGCCTCAATTGAACCCTGCCAACGCAATGTTGAACGCTCCTGAATCGAGCAACCCCATTGCATCTGCCGGAATCGACGCAAACAAACAACTTGTCGCCCACGACTTTGTTCGCTACCTTGCGCTTAAATTGTTCAATACTCACCGTGGTGTTGACCTCTTTAACAATGAGGTTGCATTGTTGCAAAACATTCGTTCCATCTGCGACGACTCTGCTGCCGGCCACACTCTGCACGACCTCAACACGAAAGTGCAGAAGGTTGGACTCAACGGAGACCACGCTGATATCGAAGGACCTGCTGGTGGCAAATATATGACAAACGCCAACCAAACCGCCGAGAATATCTGCCGTGTGATGATGCAGCAGATGACTGGCAGTGCTATTGAGCGTTTTTCCACTCTTGAAACCGCCGATGCCAATGATAGACGCTCATTGCCTTTCCAGGCTGACGACTCTATCAGCTTCAAGGTGACCATCAACCCCGCTGATGGACAAGAGGAATTAACTGGTGTCTCTGCTTTCGGAGGCCGAAGTTATGAAATCCGCCTTGTGATTGTTGATGGAAGCGCCACCAACACCGAAGTCGATGCTGATGAGCTTTAAGGTCTATTAGTGGAATTGTCCATCTTGAAGCGGAGCAACCAAGGGACAACTCCGCTAATAGACGTTAAATGTATTATAGATATGCGTAAAAAATCAATTTATACCGTTTGATTTGTTACCTATGTAGCTATATTCAACTTCTGGAGTATAAATGCAAGTTTATCCGATTCAAAAACAGCGCCTTCTGGAAATCCAAAGTACTTTATATATTCCGCATATTCTGGTTTAAGTGTTGCCTTTGTAGCTTGCACTATACTATCTGGAAAAAGACGCCGATTTTGATTCATTTTCTCTATATACTCTTTCAGTTTCACTTTATTATACAATATGGATTCACGTTCTCTAGATAATTCTAATTGCGCTTGCACATCTAAATACTCGGCATACTGCAAAATCGACTGATATAATCCACCCAGTGCGGATGTAGTCGATGCGCGAATTGTTTCATATTCCGGATATTTATTTGCCGGTACTGCTAGACTTGCTAACCGCAATGCCAATTCGTTATAAGCTGATTGCGTCAATATATTCGTCACTGCATAAAAATTGCCAGTGTAATACTCTTTCATCAATATATTCGTTGTTTCTACCACTTCCGCCAATCGTTTGTACATATTTAGTAACACTTCATTAGCAGAATCACTGTTTCCAATCGTTATACTTAAATTTTTAGAAAACACGCTATTACTTGCAGATGATTTGAACATTCTATAATTTACAAGGATAAATCCTCTACCCATCCGCGCCATTCTCGTAAATATTCCAAAATGCAAAGTTCGCAAGTGTATATAATGAATCTCGACGACGAAGAAAAAGAACCGATTGCGGGTTGTCTACCATCTATTCGCTCTGCATTCAGCCTCTCGTCTTCTCTTGTAGAGAAATCCGCTGAACAATCACTCGACATTGACACGTTAGAAAATGAATACAGATTTCAACCGCTACAATCAAACCCGGACATCGCTATTGAGACCGCTTTAGGGAGAGGATATACGGACCCGAGCAATGTCCAAATGTCTTCCAATGTTCTGGATGTTCTTGCAGTCTATATCAAAGGACAAAAACTCCTTTATACCGAAGCAAAAACATATTGCGAACAACAACTGAACTTTCTAATGCTTCCTGCAATATTTATTTCGTGCGTAGGCAGCATATTCAGTTTCGTTTCCGAAAGATACAATTACGGCCCCATTCTGATTGCATCATTGAATGGGTTCAATGCCTTTATATTGGCGCTAATATCATATTTGAAACTCGACGCAAAAGCACAAGCACATAAAACATCCGCCTATAAATTCGACAAATTGGAATCCATATGCGAATTCAATTCAGGGAAATTTCTATTTTTTCAATCTAGCACAAAAACCATTACCGAAATAGTTGAGAGGATAGAAACCGGCGTGAAAGAAATAAAGGAGACAAACCAGTTTATTTTACCAGAATCAATTCGGTATGATTTCCATTTCACTTATTCGACCAATGTATTCACTCTCGTAAAACGTATGCAGTTACAAGAAGTCAAGTTGATTAATGTGTTGAAGAGCTGTATTAACAAACACCAATTATTGAAAATACAGCACGATACGGTAACCTCTCAACCGGACCGCGAGAATATTCTTCAAATCATTCAAGAGGAAGAAAAGTTGAGAGGCCGGCTAGTCGATGAAATATTCAAATTGCGGAAAAAATACTACGAACTAGATACCAGACTCAATAGCGAAATTAACAAATACCGAAACAAACAGAATAAATGGGCGATTGTTCGCATTATATGCTGTGATTGGTTAAAAAGTTAGTAATCTCTGCATCTCCAGGACATTTTAGTTTCTATTCGCGGTACAATTCCGCATCCAATAAATAAATGCCATAAAGGGAGTATCATTTTTTTCATATATAATGGAGTTGCGAATCGCATTTATATTGCCTAAAAAAGTCCGATTATTGATATGTAGCCAAATGTTGAATAGCAGAAATAAAGTTAATGCAACATAGATATCCACCATTTTTATTGGTTCATTTATCAAATAGTAAAACGGCAAAATTTTCGCGAAAACGACGAATACCGCAAAATAAAAAATAACACCGCTGCTTGTACCATATGCAATCATAGATACTAACAATAGAATATTTTCTGCAATACCGATTATGAGAGGAAACTTTGGCGAATACTTTGTTATTTTACACACGTACAATATAAACCATAAAAAAATCCAGTAAGATAATATCAAATCTATTCTGAATGATTTATCCATTTTCATATATTATTTTACAGATTATATTGCAAAGTTATATTTTGAATGCGCTTACCTAATAATGTCTAGCCCTAATTAGTTAGGTTAATGACTTGCCCTGGTTCTTCAATTGGCTGTTGAACTGGATTTGACTGTCTAGGTTGTCTCGTCTTTCTGGCACGAAACTCTGTAACGGCGGGACTCTCCTCTCGACATAAAGGACAACATACTTTTCTCCTTCGATTCGCCGAATTTTCGTGGCCTTCATAACACGTTTTGCAAAATGTATGTCCGCAACTTGTAGCAATTGAATTGCCTTTTGTATATGATTCATAGCAAATACTACACGGTTCAGGTAATTGTGCGTCCATTTCCATCTGTGAAATGGCCTTCGATTTACGAGCTCGCCTGCGCGTTGGCTGTTGTTGTTGCGGTTGCGGTTCTTGCCGAACGCGAGAAACGATTCGAGTTTGAATATATAAAGAATCATCATTATTTACATATTCTGTATATGCTATACTAACAGCATTTCTCATATTTCTCAATTCATTTAACATTCGGTTATAACTGTAAAACTGGTCTTCTGCTGACAAGTTTCCATCGCGCAATGCAGTATAGATGTCCGTAAATGCTCTTAGTGAATTTTCAATATGTTGCGACATTCTTATGATATTTTATTGTTATGACACATTCTAAATAAACGAAAGACGTTCAATTTTCTACTAATTTTTATGCATTTTGTTATTTGAGAAGCGACCGTAAAGCGAAGCGACCGATGGACAATTCCGCGAATAGACGTTAACGCCTATTAGTGGAATTGTCCCTCTAAATCGAAGATACCTTCGGTTGAAGCGGCACAAGGCCTCCCGTTAGGGAGGCCCGCCTTTGGAGCGACCAAGGGACAACTCCGCTATATGGCGTTTGCCGAAACTCAAATACGCAGTGATAGATTTTTAATCTATATGAGTAGAGGTTAAGCCAGAATACGGGAGGCTTTATTCATTGCATCATTATACTCTTGTTCGGCATTTTTTACGGCATTGTCCTGTTTATTCGCCTCTTGAAAAAGCTGATTGTATGTATTTTCTAGTTGTGACTTTTTTTGAGATTCTGATTGCACTTTTTGATTCGACATATCCGCCTTTATTTTTGCATCATCATATGTTGCTTTAGTGCTATCAAATCTACTAGTTGCATTGTCCGCCTCTCTCTGTTTAGTAACCACATCATTATCAACCGATTTTTTTCTTTGAACTTCTGCTTCATATTCCGAATTTGCAGCGTTAAATACGTTTAATGCATTATTTGCCGCAGCATTCGCGTTTTCTGCATTTTGGCGGGCAGAATTTAAACCTGGCGCCTTAGCAGTTAAACTGATATGTGCATTCGTTTTTTGCATTTTACAGCTCATATCCATTCGGCCGCAACTTTGCGAAGCGATTGCATTTGTTTGGTTATAATCGTTTTGTGCGTTTGCAAATGCCTGGTCATTTAATCCTTTTTGGTAATTCGCATTATCTAATGCACTTTTTGCGTTTGCTACGCTTGCGGATTTTGACGCAACACTTTGTTCCATAGATTTTTGTGAAGCATTTGCATCAGCTAATAACTTTTTAGCGTTATCCAATGCATCTGTCGCTGCCCGTAAATCACTCAAAGCCCTATTCGCATTTGCACTATTGGATGAATATTCGGCGGTTGCATTATCTACTGCTCGCGTTGCATCATTAAGTGATTGGAGTGCATTGTTTGCATTTGTTCTCATCATTCCAGCTTTTGATATTTCTGCCTCTAGAATTCTTCTTTTTTCTACCACCATTTTTTCTGCTTCAATCTTTGCTGCAGATGTAGTTGGTGCCGGCGTGGTTGTGGTTGGTGCCGGCGTGGTTGTGGTTGGTGCCGGCGTGGTTGTGGTAGGCGCCGGCGTGGTTGTGGTAGGCGCCGGCGTGGGTGTAGAACATTGATTATTCCGTTTTTCATTCGCACCATGTGCTGTCCAATGATATTGCAATTGGGAATCGCTAACCACACCATTTGCCTCTAAATCTGGGTTATTTTTTGCATAACACTTTAATTCAGAATAACTCATTTGATAATTTGCTGACGTATAAGGTTCTGGTGTAGTTGTAGACGCTGGAGTGGTTGTAGTAGGCACTGGAGTGGTTGCAGTAGACGCTGGAGCGGTTGTAGTAGGCACTGGAGCGGTTGTAGTAGGCACTGGAGTGGCTGTAGTAGGCACTGGAGCGGTTGTAGAACATTGATTATTTCGTTTTTCATTCGCACCATGTGCTGTCCAATGGTATTGTAATTGAGAATCGCTAACCACACCATTTGCCTCTAAATCTGGGTTATTTTTTGCATAACACTTTAATTCAGAATTACTCATTTGATAATTTGCTGATGTATAAGGTTCTGGTGTAGTTGTAGACGCTGGAGCGGTTGTAGTAGGCACTGGAGTGGTTGTAGTAGGGAAAGGTGTAGCGGGAAAGGGTGTAGCGGGGAAAGGAGTGGCCGTAATAAATGCAGATGAAAACTCAGATGGACTTGACGTGAATGGTAAATACGTAAATGATGACACTGGTTCAGACTGTACAGAAATGCTAATCGGTACGGATCCGATAAATTTATTTTCATTCGATGTTGCATTATTACGAGTCAACGCATCGCTAAAACTATATCGTTTCCCTTGCTCGATACCTATATTTCCGCCGAGTGTTTTGATTAATTCCATCATTATATTCACCATTGAACGGAGTGCAACTATCTTCTTTTTCGAATCAATATCCTCCTTATTAATAACGGAATTTAAGTAAGCATCACCGTATTCTTTCTTTTTTAATAAATCGATAATTGAAGTTAGACCACTATTATCGAGCTTTGCCATTTCATCGTCAGTTGGCAATAATTCTTTGAGTGAAATAATTTCATCCAGAGTTAATCCACCACTACCAAACCGCTCTATTCGTCGATTGTATATCATTCCGATGAATATAGACACAATCAGTATTACGGATAAAGCAAATAATATGATTATTGATTTCATTATAGTATATAAAATAACCCGAAAATATACCCGATATATACGTCCTTTTCCATTTTTTCATTGCGTCTATGAAAAAATGATTAGATAGTTTATAATGAAAATTTCGAAAATACTTTACCTTGCGATTCTATTGATATTTGTATTAGCAATATCTCTATTTGCCGGCTCAAGCACGAAAGAAGGTATTCAATTTAGAGACATTTCTACTCTAAAGACTTTATTAAATGGTATAGAAAATGACTCTGAGAAAATAGAATTATTCAAAAGAATGAATATTAGCGACCCCGAATTTAGAAACATTATATACAACGATACACTAAATGATTCTGAAAAAGTCGCAAAAATAAAGATAATGGTTGCCGTATTACTTATGGGTGGAGTGGAAGAAAACGATTTGGAGAATGTAATAAATAAAGATATTACATTAGACAATGTCACTAAAAATTCACATAATATTCGGCTCTAACTTTTCGGCTGTTAACCTCTATTCATACAGATTAAAAATCTGTATGAATAAATGCAAACGCGGATACGAAGTGATAGTGGAGTTGTCCCTTGGTCGCTCCAAAGGCGGGCCTCCCTAACGGGAGGCCTTGTGCCGCTTCAACCAAAGGTATCTTCGATTTAGAGGGACAATTCCACCAATAGACGTTAAAAATGCAAGTTTGTACGGATAATTTATATCTATACAAGCAAACCCATCAGTTACTTTGCTACCACCGGTTTTCCATTCACATACTCAACGTGCCCTACCAATCTAGGAACTTTTGTCTTCTTATATTCATTGTAATCATATAATTCATTCGTCTCCGTATTGTGTGCATACGTCTCTTTGCCGATAACCAATTTCTCAATTTTAACCTTGCGTTTTTGCACATCCGTTCCTTCCCTGACAAACCGGTCTTCATCATAACTCGGGAAAGACCCGAACTCATTTGTTTTAGCATATCCATAAGTATAGCAGACTAATCCTTCTTTCGAATTGTCATATACACTGCAATCCACTGAACTCTCTTTCACCGTCTTGAGAAGTTGTTTCGTCAATCGGTCTTTATCCACCGCAATTTCAAATAATGTTTCGTCCGTAGTAATTGCCGTTTCTCCGATTTTAGAACCGCGTGGAGCAACCCTTAATCGCGATGTATCGCGGTTCATTATTCCCACATTTTCCCCACTAAATTTCTGTTTATCGCTAAACTTTGACATATAGAGAAACACTTTTATTGTCCGTAATTCTTCGGGTAGATTCTTGTGACTGCAAATACGTCTTGCTCTTCCGACGACTTGGTCAATTCGCACCATATGCCAATATGATTCGACTATATGCACAAACCGCGTATTCTCCAAATTGATTCCTTCTGCACCCGAAGATGTAATCATAATGATTTTAATAATTTCGCCGTAGTGGTTATTTTCGTGTATTTGTCGTAATCGGTCTGCAATGGTAGAAGGCACAAATCCCCAATTTGAATTGTAAATATTGCGGATAATCTCTTTTTCCTCTTGCGTTTCCGTTCCGGTATAAAGGACAAATCTCGGTTTTCCAGCATCTTCTGCAGGATTGTCCGATTCTTTGATTGTCCACGAATTATCCACCTTTTTCAATTTGAATTCGGCAAATCCATTTGCTTCCAAGACAAGTTTCAATACGCCAATTCCTTCAAGTGTTCGGAAAGCACTGTATATCAAATGGAGACCGCGATTTTGTTCATCCTTTACATTTTCCAGAATTTTAGCGAACTTCGGACTATATTGTTGAAGTCCGACAGGCGTTAAATATCGGTCTTGTCCCGCTTTCAATTCTTCCAATGTTTTTGCAATCATATTCGCATATTCATTGGAAATCGATTTCATCGCCGCATCTTCCTCCGCCTCTCCTACATCCAATTCATTATCGTCGACAATATTGTCGAAATCGGTTGCAGCAACATCCTTTTCCGGGTCAAAGCTGGGTGGCATCGGACGAGGCAATTCATCCGGGAAAGAGAAATTGCACTTTGCGCGAGTAAATGTGCGGTATGTGCCGGATACTTTGAGAATTTCGTTGTTTCTATCTGCACCCGTCTTCTTCTTTTTCGGTTCGCGTTTTATTTCGATGGTTCGTTCTTTAGCATAGTCGACAAATTGATGGTCGCTCATCTCCACATATTCAATGTGAAATTGCGGATTAATCGTGTTGTCGGACAATACAAAACTAGGCAACAGCGATTCTTGCGCACTTCGGAAATAAGAAGTGAGTCCCAGGATTCGTTTAGCAAGAACATCTGTCCTCTGTATATTCAATGTATCCATATTGATGAACATACCGTTGAAATCTTGTTTCTTATCCGGCAAAGATTTGTAATGGTCTACTACCACCTTCGGTAAAAAGGTGATTCCGCGTTTGGTCAATATTTCTTTGACACGATTCTCAAATGCCAAATCACTTATATTACCTTGTTCGTCTAAACGGACACCAGTGTATTTATCATCTACTGCGATTGCTCCGCCCCAATATACTTCCATTCCTTCTTCTCCTCCACCAGAGTGATATATATCTTCCCCAACGGCATTACGCGTTTGATGAATTTCCAACTCGATTTGTGCTTTAATATCATCGGATAAATCAACCGGCTTGTCTTTTGGTAATTCAATTGCGCCTTTATTTAATTTGTATGGAGGCAATTTTACCGTATATTCTTCTTCCAATGGGGGCAGTTTTTTTGCGGTCTTTCGATTTTGCGATTTTTTCTTCTTGATGGTGCTACGCCGTTTTGTTGCCCGGGGGTTTTCAACAGATACATCCGAACTGCCTGCATCTGAGCTTGTGTCCGAACTAGTATCCGAACTAGTATCCGACAAATCGGTCTCTGAGTCGGTATCCGAATCCGGTTCTACAACTTTGCCACCGTAAATAACCGTTTTAGGGGGAACTGCAGTTTGTTTTGCTCTCGATGTTTGTGTATTGATAAAGCCGAACGGATTGCGCGTAATACTGAGAACATCATTCGAATAATCAATGTAATCAAATGTTTTGAAATCTTCACTATGGAACATCTTTAGGATTTTATCCGTTGTCAGCTTCTCGCCGGTAGTAGGAATCGTAAATTTCCACGTTTTGATGTATCCTCTCAGCATATTAAACAAAACACCCATTTCATTCGGATAATTGATGATAGGTGTTCCAGACATAAATACAATGCGAGCATCCTGAGCAGACTGCAAATATTCATACAATTTTGCGGAAATACTAGACGGATTCGACAGGTTATTCACAATGCGACTGACTAAATTGTGCGCCTCATCGACTAACACAACACTATGGTCGAATGGATTTTTAGACGGGTGCATACTGCCATATTCTTTTACTAGACTATCGAATTTCTTCTTTGTGAGACCGTTGTAATTGATGTCTACGTATTTTGACCGAATCATTTCGTTCAATTGGTCGTCGAGTGATTTCTGGTTTTCGGGAGACAAGTCCGCATAATTTGGTTCGCGTTTCCGTATATCGACTAACCACGCACCTCCATTTTTCATAATGGATTCCGGCCGAATGGACAAGATTTGCGAGAGAATAGAAACATATTCCGGGCGACCTTCCACCGATATGAATTCCCAAAACTGGTTCTTTTTATAGAGAGAATCGCCACACTTCTTCAATTCACTGAAAAAGTTCATTTTCAACGATGCAGGTGTCATTACGAAAACACGTTTGTGTGTTTTTGCAGCTTCTGCAATAGCAATGGATGTACAGGTTTTGCCTGAACCCAAACCGTGATACAAGAGGAGACCGCGATAAGGAGTATATACATTTAAATATTCTCTCACAATGCGTTGGTGAATAAGAAGGTCCATATCCTTTGTTGTTCCTTGTCTGTCGCAAGAAACGGGCGTCTTGTCATCCATTATTTCTTTGCTAAACTTCATAAACAGTTTGGAGAGGTTCTGCAAATACAATTTGCGGTTGGACATATAATATGCTGGTGCGCGGACGACCAATTTTTCAAGGGGTTGGCGTTTTGGAACACGGTCCAAAACAAGTTCTCCGTCAATTTTCGTAGAAGCAGTAATATTGACGGTTGGGACTTGGGGTTCAGCTACTTTCTTTCCTTTTCTTGGACCTTCCGTCGCTTTCTTTCTTCTTGTTGTTGGTTCTTTCGGTTCCTCTGGTTCTTTCGGTTCCTCGGGTTCTTTCGGTTCCTCTGGTTCTTTCGATTCCTCTGGTTCTTTCGATTCCTCTGGTTCTTTCGGTTCCTCTGGTTCTTTCTCCTCTTCTAATTCTTTAGGAGGCATTTCTTTCGGTTCGTTTCGTTTGATTTCGGTAGAAATAGGCACATCGATTTCGTCGGAAACATCTTGGAACGGTTCAACATAAATGCCCGGTTCAGCAGTTCGAAGTTCGCCTTCTTTCTTACTCTTCTTCTCTTGGACAGTACCAATAATGCGTTCAAAATCCTTTACTAGACTGCGTTTAAATCCACTTTCACCGCGTTTGTCGGAGATGTCAATAGTCAATTTATATGGTTCTTCTTCAGTGGTGACTTCTTGTGGTTCAGGTCGTCTTTTTAATAGTACCTTACGTTTCGATTTCGGAGTAGGACGGTATTCCATTTTATCTAAATAATGCAACATTTCTGCCATAATAATACAAATCAACTATACTATAACACCCGTAATTTATTTGCAAAATGATTGATACTCAGTGTATTTGGTATCCTCTATCCATATAATAGAGGATACCAAAATAAAAAACAATGCAAAATATTTACTAGTTCGTAATTCAAAATGTTTTCAACAGTTGTATTGCCGCCTCACAAGCAATTTGTTCGGCCTTCTTTTTTATTTTATGTTTCCCTTCCGCTAAGAACAGGAAGATTTTACGATTCATTGACATATACTCATGCACTTCTGCGTGATTTCGGAACCTACCTTTGCACACAATACATTCATTCAACTTCGCTCGTGCTTCGTGGATGGGTTGCCCTAAACATAGATAGACACCCATATGATACCCCGTCATTTCCTGATAAGGCGACAATTCCAAATAGTGTGGCGTCACTTTATACTCCTTCTGAATAATTACCTGCAATATATTTTTGTAATTGTTGTCGTTATTTACCAACGCCGTCCAATCCACGTGGCGTTCAAATACCGATTGAATGAAAATTTCAGCCATCTGAAACCCCGGACCGCTCAAGAATACATTGTCGAACCACCCTCCTTCATCGTGTATTTTTATGCGATTAAAATCCAAGAAAATTGCGCCTACAAATGATTCGAAAAGACATCCGAGTTTTTTCAAGTTGGTCCGCGTCTGTTTTGCTTCGGCGTGTTTCGAGAGGACATACCAACGGTTTAACCCCATTTCCAATGCTATTCGACCAATGCTCTCATTCTTCACGAGTTCGATTTTCTTCTCCGTCATAAACCCTTCTTGCGCCTTTGGAAATCGTTTGTAAAGATATAATTTAGTAAAACATTCCAACACACCATCGCCGAGAAATTCAATGCGTTCATTCGACTTTGTAGAAAGCGGCAAACAATCTGCTGGTTTTTCTACAATCACAATGCTATTCTGTTCATTCTCCAATGCAGGCCTGCGTATATAGGATTTATGAATAAATGCGCGCTGATACAATTCCAAATTGTGAATCGGAATATGGATTCCATAAGATTTAAGAATACCTTCTACTTCTTCTTTCGTTATCGGACGATTTAGAGGATTGTATGGGTCAAACACATAGGTTTCGGAACCATTCTCCGAACGGACTATTCTGATATCGTCGTCAATGTATTCACTCATATTTGCGTTTGTAGATGGGTTTAAGCGTTCTATTATTCTTTCGGAACGTTTTCTTTAGGTAGTTGTTCTATCTGTTTTAAGCAAAAATATTTGTTCAATTTTCAATATACAAGGCAAATAAAATATATTTATGGTTATATATACCTATAGCAAGTAAATATGCCAAACGGAGGTGCGTGGTCAAACTCAAATAAAACGAGAATGTTAAGCGGCGTGAGAACTACTCAAAAACAAGGAGGAGGGTCAAAGAAAGCCGGATTCCCTTACCAAATCGGACGCGAACATTGGACTAGTCACTTTATCGGTTCAACTGACCCGGTGAATGGCCGATGCTGCAACGCCAAAAGGATTGGAACTACAATGGTCTTCACCAGAAACACTATCCGCCCTGTCGGAAACGATTCACGTATTCCTATGCGTTAAACTGTCTATTAGTGGAATTGTCCCTCTTGAAGCGGAGCGACCAAGGGACAACTCCGCGAATAGACGTTAATCTATGTGAGTAGAGGTTAAACTGTCTATCCGTAAAATTGTCCATCATGAAGCGACACAAGGCCTCCCGTTAGGAAGGCCCGCCTTTGGAGCGACCAAGGGACAATTCCCCTAATAGACGTTAAAAACCCTCTCCATCGTGACTATATATTTTGCGTATAAAATATAGACGATAATGATTCAAAATAAACAATATAATGACTTCATATGCAGTCATTATATTCTTTACAATGCAGATTGTTGTAGATATAAGGGAACACGGGTTAATCGATAAATTAAGGGAAATAGCTGCGGCGAATCCGACCGTTCCTATTGCAATAGAAACATCGGCACTCCTGCTCGGCGACGTTTCGTTGAAAATAAATGAAACAATCGAAATTCTTCTTTACGAGAGGAAGTCATTCACTGACCTTTTAGCGAGCATACGCGACGGTAGATACGAAGAACAATCACACCGTCTCCTACATACCAGCGGATTGCACCCACATAATATCATCTATGTAATAGAAGGCGTTTTCTCCACGCTCCGTAATCCAGCAGACAAAAAGGTTATATTATCTGCTATGACAAGCCTTTCGTATTTCAAGGGATTTAGCGTTTTCAAGACCGCTACTACATTGGAAACTGCAGAATTGGTTTGGGGTATGGCGACGAAAATCCACAAAGAATTTGAAAAGGGACAGACTATTCCATCGGCTTATTCTGCTATTGGTGCAGCCGCCGGCACAGCTACTACCACTACCGATGCAGATACACCTCCGACACAACCAGTTTCCTACAGTAATTTCGTGAAAAAAGCCAAACGCGATAATATTACACCAGAAAATATCGGCGAAATCTTCCTCACACAGATACCCGGAATCAGCAGTCATATTGCCGCAGAAGTATTGAAACACTACGACGGTTCATTTATCAAACTATTGGCGGAAATCCGGACAAATCCGGAAAAATTGGATACGATTTATTTGGATGCCGGTCTAGGGAAACGCCGTAAATTGAGCAGTGCGGTTATACAGAATATTAAACTGTTCCTGTTGAACGATTTCAAGGATATGGTTGTGCCGGTCCATAAATAGGAAGCATTTGTGCTCCTTTAGGCGTAACGTAGTTTGTTCGCGTTACTTCATTTTCCACGTATTTTCCGGAATCCACTTGTGCTTGTGTATAAAGAATGCCACCCCAGTTCGAATCCATTGGATTATCACTTACTTGTGCATTCTCCGTGGATTCGTGGATTTTATCCAGTTCGGTTAATCGGCCTATAAACAAATTCTCCGGGTCGAATCCAGCATACATATTTTGATTGTATCCATTATCGCGCGAAGCATCTAACTCTTTTACTACCGTGCCGTCGTATGGTTGAACGAGAGGCGAATTTGCAGGAACGCCAGCAAAGGGATTGTATGGACTTGGACGTATGCGATACACATCATTTCCTTGTGCGTTATTTTCTTGTTGCAAAAATAGAGGAGGGCATTGTCGGGTGGTTACATTTTTCGAATTGTAATAGGCACCGTATTCTTCTAAACTGTCGAAAATCAACGGATTCGAACCATTTACGGGAGGCAATTTCGTGTCGTATAAATAGTAAGATGAACCGCGCTGAATTAATAAGTCAGGACAACCTTCCGGTGTTACTGGCAATGGGGATTGATATTGATTCTGCAATTGTTCCATTCCCTCTGACTTTGCAACCAGATTCTTTATATCCATCGTCGAATATACATACGCGCCTAGGACAAACGTTGCTAGCAAAAACAATAAGAATATGATTTGGTATATATTCGATTTCTTTGCCATTTTATCGCGTGATTACTGTAAAAATGTATATAGTATATAATGCGAAAATATCGCGAAGTGTCTCATTATAGTATATACGGCACAATGAAGAACACAGACGAAATAAACGGAAAAAAAGAAGAAGTCATCGCTATGGAGGACAACAAGAAAGACCTAGAGGTCGGCGGGAAAGACCTAGAGGTCGGCGGGAAAAATCCACGTAATAAAGTGATTGTAGGAAAGGTCTATGCAAATTGGTGTGGTCATTGTCAGAATCTAAAACCAGAATGGGCTCGTATGAAAACAAAGATTCATAAGAAGAGAGGCAAAAAGCATATTGTATATGCAGAGGTAGAGGAGAAAGAAATTGGCACTAAATTGCGAAATATCGAAAACCGAAACAATGTAGAAATTGCTGTAAATGGATACCCCACACTTTTCAAAATTGTCGGCGGAAAAGTAGAATACTACAATGGCAATCGCGAATCCCAACAAATGGCAGATTGGTATTTAGATGGAGGAAGTGGAGAGGCGAATTTAGAGAAACAAGAAAACGGATTTCTTATGCCGAATTTATTGAAAGATGTGCAAGGTGGTCGCAGACCTCGATATTTCACCAGAAGCAGAAATAAACACAATTACCGCCGTAGCCGACACCATACATATACACATTTGAATCGCAGTAGCCAAACAAGAAAGAAGAAACCGACTGCAGGTATATTTGATTTTCTATTCGGTGCGAAAAATTGAAAACCTTAAATCCTGTTTATGAAAACGAGATAAATATACGATTTCATAAACTATTAATCAACCTCTTAGCCTCTTAAGCTTATGCAAACGCAAACACAAGCGAAAAAACCTCCTACCAAAATGAATATAAGCAAGCCATTCCGTCTTATTGATTTCAAGACATTCGATGAAACGTTGGATGCCGTTAAATCCAATGGCAAAGCAAGTGGTTCGGACTATTCGTCTGATAGTGATGGGTCTTCCAACCATTCCTCCAAGCGCCAATTTATGGTGCAAATGTTCGGTGTCAATGAACAGGGACAAACCTGCAGTATTATTGTCCACGATTTCAAACCATTCTTCTTCTTGCACGTAAATGATAAATGGGACCAATCTACCGCCAATGCATTTATGCGGCACCTCTATTCAAAATCCGGCGCAAAAGCCGGCGCAAAATGGTTAGAAACGCAAGTTGAATCTGTCCGTTTGGTCGATGATTACACCAAACTCTATGGATTTTCTGCTGACAAAAAAGAACGATTTATCCAAGTCACCTTTTCCAATCAATATGCGTTCAATCAAATTAAAAATATGTGGTATCGCAAAACAGTGGCTGGAAATAGACAACTGACAACTGTTTCGTATAACAACACAGAGGTAAGTATCTACGAATCCAATATCCCCCCGCTTCTCCGCTATTTCCATATTAAAAATATCAGTCCATCCGGGTGGATAAATGTCAGATACAATCAAGCGTATAAACCGTCGCAACCGACGACCACTTGCACATTCGAATGTATTTGTCCATCCAGTTACGTAGTTCCTTTACCTGAGAAAGAAACACGTGTTCCTTACAAAATAATGAGTTTTGATATTGAAGCGAGTTCCTCTCACGGCGATTTCCCACTTCCGCAAAAAACGTATAAAAAACTAGCGCAACATTTGGTCGATGCCTATATAAACACATTTGGACAAGCAAACCTCTTCCCTCCCGAACAGATATCTACATTTATACGCGACGTTATAACTGCCGGATTCGGTTACGGCAAATTCGATGATGTAGATGTAGTATATCCAAAACGCGATGTCACAAGAACCCGTGTTCAACAATTAATCGATACGTTATTAGTTACACCTCTCCATAATATCCATAAAGTGCAGACGGGAGACAGAGAAGACAAGTCGGCACTTCTAACCATCGGCGCAATGTTCGACAAGATGCGCGAATCAGATAAATTTGCTGCTAGAGAGGAAGTCGATGATTCCGACAATGAATCGGAAACCCCGGATAATGACAACGCAAACGAATTAGATTCCGACGAAGAAGAATACACGGATGCTGCATATGAATCTGCCATTAAGGTGGCGAAAAACTGGACCATCGTCGACCTTCTACTCTCGGACAAATACAACCGAGACGCAAAAATTATACGTGCCGACGAAGCACTGACGCAATTATTTCCTCCTTTAAAAGGTGACGAAGTGACTTTCATCGGTTCCACGTTTATGCGATATGGCGAACTCGAACCCTATTTGAATCACTGCTTCGTTGTCGGTTCGTGTGACCCCGTTGAAGGCGCAACTATCGAAACCACATCTACCGAACGCGAACTACTTATCCGATGGGCAGATTTCGTATCATCTGAAAATCCCGATATCATTATTGGATACAATATATTTGGGTTTGACTATGAGTTCTTGTTTCGTCGCGCAACTGAAAACGAATGTACCAAAACGTTCCTGCTTTTATCACGCAAACTCGGAGAGGTTTGTGTCAATGAAAAATACAATAAATTGCAACCCGATAAACCGCAAATCGATATTGAACATACAACCGTCGCATTGGCGAGTGGCGATTACGACTTAAAATACATAAAAATGACCGGCCGATTGCAAGTTGATATGTATATGTATTTGCGTCGCGAATACAACTTCGGGTCTTACAAATTAGACGATATGGCATCCTACTTCATCAGCGACGACATCAAACGTGTTCAAGTTGTACACGATACAGACGGTAACGTAACTACACATCTATATAGTAAAAATCTGATGGGGTTGCATATCGGCGATTTCATCCACGTCGAAGTCACGAGTTTTACCAGTGATTATTATGATGGAGGTCGCAAATTTATAGTAGAAGATATCCTACGCGACCAACCATTGACAGAGACTGCCGATGGACCGAAAACGAATATCATCGTTATACGTGGCGACCACGGAGGATTGACTGCACATAAGAATATCAAGTGGGGTATGGCGAAAGACGACGTAACGCCGCAAGATATTTTCCGCCTTACAAAGGGCGATGCTTCCGACCGCGCGAAGGTGGCAAAATATTGTATTCAGGATTGTAACTTGGTTCATCATCTTATGTCGAAAGTCGATGTATTAACCGGATACATTGAAATGTCGTCGATTTGCAGTGTCCCAATTAGTTTCTTAGTATTTCGCGGTCAAGGCATTAAATTGACAAGTTATGTGGCAAAAAAGTGCCGCGATAAAAAGACGTTAATGCCGGATTTAGAAAAGTCGGGCGGAAACGAAGGGTATGAAGGTGCAATTGTCTTGCCTCCGAAATGCTCGATGTATATGGACAATCCGGTTGCGTGTGTAGATTATGCATCGCTATATCCTTCCTCAATGATTAGTCAGAACTTCTCCCACGACAGCAAAGTTTGGACGAAAGAATACGATTTAGAAGGCCGTCTGATTAAACAAACCGGCGAAATTAACCGAATTACTGGCAAATATCTTTATGATGAATTGCCCGGTTACGAGTATATAGACATCGAGTTTGATACCTTTCGCTATGTCCGAAAAAATCCCACATCCGCCGCGGTGAAAACAAAATGTGGCAAAAAAGTGTGTCGATGGGCACAATTCCCAGATAATCGCAAAGGTATTATGCCGAGTATTTTGGAAGAGTTGCTGAAAGCCAGGTCGGATACGAGGAAGAAGGGGAAAACGGAGCCGGACCCATTTATGCAAAATGTGCTGGATAAGCGTCAGCTAGGTTACAAGGTGACTGCGAACTCGTTGTATGGTCAATGCGGGGCGAAAACATCGTCTTTCTATGAAAAAGATGTGGCGGCGAGCACGACTGCAACGGGACGTATGATGATTACCTATGCCCGCAGAATTATAGAGGAAGTGTATGGGAATCGCGAATACGATACACAATGCCACGGACCTGTATTGACAAAGGCAGAATATGTGTATGGAGATACGGATTCGGTATTCTTTACCTTCAACCTAGAAGACCCGAAAACCGGTGAAAAAGTTCGCGGGACCAAAGCATTGGAAATAACAATCGAAATTGCACAAGAAGCTGCTGCATTATGTACTCGTTTCTTGAAACCGCCAATGGAATTGAGTTATGAGAAGACACTGATGCCGTTTATTCTCTTGAAGAAGAAGCGATATGTAGGAATGTTATATGAGACCGACCCGAAGAAAGGCAAATTGAAATATATGGGTCTCTCTATAAAACGTCGTGATTCTTGCGACTATTTGAAAGACGTCTATGGCGGAATTCTAAACATATTGATGAAGGAGAACGATATTATGAAATCCATCGAATTCTTGAATCGCAGTTTAGAGGAATTGGTCGCAGGACGTGTTCCGATGGATAAATTGACCATCACGAGAGCACTCAGTAGTTATTATAAGAATCCGCTTACGATTGCACATCGAGTATTAGCAGATAGAATAGGAAAGAGAGACCCGGGTAATAAACCGAAACCGGGCGACCGTATCAAATTCGTGTTTTTCGAAAACCCGGGTGCGAAATTGCAAGGCGATAAAATCGAATTGCCCGAATACATATTATCCGAGAACTTGAAGATTGACTATGCGCATTATATTACTCGACAACTGATGAAACCTCTGCAACAGTTGTATGGACTCGGTTTAGAACAAATATGGGAGCACCAGAGGAAACAATTGGCAATAAGAACACACAAGAAAGACATTGCGGAATTGAGGAAGAAATTTCCCGACCAAGAAATCTTTGCGAAGAAACACGACGAGTTCTGCTCGAAAAAAGTGAAACCTCTGTTATTTGATAAATGGCTAGTGCAATTGGATAATCAGCGAACGAATTCGCGCGAAATAACCGGGTTCTTCAAACCATTGAAAAAATAAGATATAGGAAGGAAGAAGAAAGTAAGTGTCTGTATATTGTCTAAATTGATGATTATTTATTTTTGTTGGAGATTGGTGGTGGTATCCACTGCGCGAATATAGTATTTTCCAAATCTACGAAAACACTATAAATACCAAACCATTTATTATGTGGTATTCATTCATTGTAAATACAATATGTTCGATTTTCATTATTTTTATAATACATCAATTATGGGAATACTGCAAAATAAATTATACCACACCAAAAATAAAAAATGTTTTTGATATAAAAGAATCGAAATATCGGCAAATGGTCGAAGATATGGAATCGCGAACCCCAACTGTCGCCACTAAACCCCCACCGAGAAATCCGAATGAATTTCTTCTGCCCGACGAAAAAGAATGGATAAATAGCGAATTAACCGCATTTATACATACGATATAAACGGCGACACATATACCCTGTTAACGTCTATTTGCGGAATTGTCCCTCTGTCGATTTAGACCAAAGGCATCTTCGATTTAGACCAAAGGCATCTTCGATTTAGACCAAAGGCATCTTCGATTTAGACCAAAGGCATCTTCGATTTAGACCAAAGGCATCTTCGATTTAGAGGGACAATTCCGCGAATAGACGTTAAAAATCCGTATGAATAAATGCAAACGCCATATAGCGGAATTGTCCCTCGGTCGCTCCGCTTCAAGAGGGACAATTCCACTAATAGACGTTAAAAACCGAGCTCCTATATTATATGCCATCGCAGTCACTAGCCATTCGCAAAAACGTCGTTTTCGTGGATAATTTGAAAGACCATTGGAAAACGGACAAAATAGAGGATATGAGCGTGTATTCAGAATGGATGGAATTCATAAAAATACCGAACCGCCGAATCAGTAATAGAGAAACATATACAAATACTTTAGCGAAAATGGGGAATTTATATGCACAATCTTTATTGCGGCAAAAAGGTAGAGAGGTTAATTCCGAGGAAAGAATTACGTGCGGCATAAATAAGCGAATTGCCGATGCGTTGAAAACGTGGTCGAAACTTCCACCTCTCAGCAATAAATATGCATTGTTCGATTGGGATGGCACAATCTGTTGCACTAATCTACCTGGGTCAGAATTAATGCCATATGCCCCAAATAGGACGCGCAAAAACCGCAAGATTCGAATGCCGCCGAAAAAATACTTGGATGATATGTTTGTTTATATGATACATCCTGAGCGCGTGCAAATGATACGCGACCTATTTCAAACGCTCCGGTTAAATGGTGTGCATATGCGGATACTGACACAAAATCCAGCGGCGTCTATTCAAAATCCACAACACCGGGCAATATACATTGAAATGATATGGCGATTATTTAATGAAGACAGACACACTGAATATGAAAAGCAATATAGAGAGGAAGACGGGTCGTCCGTTCGCATTTACAGTTCGACCTCTAGTAGTGCGGTCTTTGTTTCGCGAGAGGAAATCAATGCAACGTTACATTCGACCATTGATTATACTCGTCCTGATGAATTGCCATTAAAACGCAATATTATTCGGTATATTTCGTAATCAGAATTGCGTTGCAGAAAATAAAAGGTTTCATATTATACCGTTATGACTAGGACTCGTAAAAACCGACATTATGAAGTTGCGAATGTCCCTCCGCCGTTTTGTAGGCAAGGCAATAAATTTCCTATGCGAGAGGAGATTATTGGACGAATTCCACCACATAAAAGATATGTAGAGCCGTTTTTCGGTTCAGGTTCGATTTTCTACAATAAAACGCCGGTAGCGGAAGAAAACATATTGAATGATTTAGACAAATATACATACGACCAACATCAACTCATCCGTTCTGCACCAACCGACCCTGCAAAATATCCGAGAGGATTAAATACCATTCCTGCTATCAAACGATTCTATCGGAAAACGCCCAGAACACCAGCCGAACGGCTCATTCACGCAAAAATAGAAGCGTGTAATGGTTTCTCCGGGTCGCCAGTTCGAGTTTCATACGGAATTTATAGGAAAGCAGACCCGACGAATATCCTGAAAAACTTGGAATTCTACCAGTCGCGACTTGAAACGGCAACAATACTCAATCAAGACTACGCAAAAGTAGCGGAAACATACGATTCACCGGATACTTTTTTCTTTTTTGACCCGCCATATGAGAGGACGCGCACTATTTATGGGTATGGCGAACACAAAGATTTTGATTTTTCGCGCTTATTGGAAGTGTTGCGAAGTATCCGCGGTAAATTTTTGATGACCATCAATGACAGTCCAACCACGCGAGAACTGTTTAAAGAGTTTTATATCCAACCAACCAAAGTATATGCGAGGTGGTCGCGGAAGACGAAACGCGCTCAAACCCGCAATGAATTGTTGATTACGAATTATTGATTCTGGTACGATAAAGATTCCGATAATAATATAAATGAAGTTCCGCCACCCTTATATTATTTTGCTGTTAGTTTGTATCATAATTATCTGTTTGTTCTATCCTTATTTAGGGAATCGGGCGAGAGGAGGAGGAAAAAGACGAGAAGGTATGGAATCAAAAAACCGCGAAGAATATATTCAAAAATTCAAAGAGAAGGAACATCGTATGTTCCCATTCCGGTATTTTACCGATGAAAATGACCGAGTTCTTCCTTTCGTGGCCATCACCGGGTTTTTCCGCGAGAAAGCGGCAGAGGATAGATACAATGAGTATCTAGACAAAGGCGTCCATATATTCGGTATTACTGCATATAAATCGTTTCCAAATCGCGCGAAAATAGATTCCACCGAGGGCGAGTACGAACGCAATGATACATTCGATTATGCCGGCAAAATACGGGATTGGTTGTGCTGCTTCCGTAACGCTGAAGAAAACGGGTTTAAGCCGACAAAGAATCGTCTCGCCGATATAAGTGAATCGGACTTTTATAATGCAGAGGATGAATCGCAATTGTCTGCTGTCAAAAAGAAATACGATTTCATTTATATTTGCAATAAAGATTCCGACACGTGTCCTCTCAACGGTTGGAACGCATTCAACCGCAATTTTGAATTAGCGAAGAAATGTTTTCCCATTATGTGCTTCGAAATGGGGTTGAAAGGTCTCATTGTCGGTCGAGAGAACTGCGGACTAGAAAAAGAATACGGCAATTATTTAGAAGTAATTGGTTGGCTGGACTGGCATGTTTTGCAAGAAAAAATGCGCGAGTCCAAGTTTTTATTCGTTCCGAATATTTATGATGCCTCTCCGCGCGTCGTCGCAGAATGTCTGACAAAGAATCTGCAAGTCTTGATGAACCGCAATATTATGTGCGGATTCAAGTATATTAATTACCAAACTGGCGAACTGTTTAACGACGAGACTGACGTAAAAGAAGCGCTAACAAAACTAATTAATAAACCCGCGTCAGTATCCTCCCGAAAATGGTGGAGCGAAAATTATAGTCAAGAAAAGTCGCAGAAGAAATTACGCGATTTCTTGGCGGAAGGATTTCCCGGCGAATTAGACGGGGTCGAAAAAGTCCGATTTATTCTATAACCTCAACGCAACAAAATTGATTGCATAAACAACATAAATATAATTCGCTAAATAAACGATAATTACTCGTATTATTTGAACTAAAATGGACAACCTTAGTCAGCATAACGCATTATTAATGCGATTTCCCAAATTCGAACTTTCCTATGAAACTGTTTCCCATAAGAAAGTTTCCGCGTCCGAATCCGTCGTTGTCGCCATTTCCATCGGCAAAAAGTACTTCCTTTGGTATACATACAAACAGGGCAGTTCTGCAAATGTGTGTTATTTGATTGGACTCGATAAAGAAAAGCAAATTTGTTCGATTGAACCGCGCAATTACAGCACGCAAAATGATTTCTGTCTCGGAACCATCATTTATGGGACAATATATGAAGTTCCAACAACCGACCCTCCGAAATCGTTCTTTATTGCAGAAGATATTTACTATTATTGCGGTATCAAATTAACCAATCTGTGTTTCGGCGACAAAATCGGATTCTTGCGCGAATTTGTCGAGAAAACAAATGAACCTACCATAGCATTACCAATGATGTGGTATATAGAAGCGGGAAAAGAACACACACACGTTATTCCGTCCGATATTGCGGCGAAATCCGGATATATGCCCCACCATATTCAATATAGAGAAATCCGGCGTGTTGCGCCGTATATTAACGTTACTATACCAAAACGCGGAACTGTGCATTCATCTACAAATGCGCCAGTTTCATCTGCTACAGTCGCACAGAAAATGACCGCCGCCGCAATTGTGAAACCGATTCCCGCGTTTGATTTTTCAAAACCGACTTATCGATATCCAGCGGTTTTCAATATCACTGCTGACCCGCAATTGGACCTATATCATTTGTATGCATATGGAGGTGTAGGAGTAGCAGTGTATTGCGGATTGGCCGGAATACAGACATACAAAACAAGTGTATTTATGAATAATATATTTAGACGTATAAGAGAAAATGACGACTTAGATTTAGCAGAAGAAAGTGAAGATGAAACCGATTTTGAGAATACAGATATCAATAAATATGTCCAATTGGATTTAGTTGTAGCGATTGAATGCATATTTAATCAGAAACATAAAAAGTGGGTTCCGGTGCGTTTGGCTAGAAAAGACGAACGCATCATACATATTGAGAAACTGACACCTTCGTTTTCTGGAAGACAGAGGTAATACTGGACAATAATATCTGCAAATTACATATACAACATACACATACACATACACAATGGAAGAATATAACGCCGAACTTGTTCAATCTGTAATTGAGTCAAAATCGCCTAAAAAAAGACACCATAGCCGCCATACTGTAAGCAAAAGGAGTGGTATGAAACGCATTGAAAATGCAATTATGGCAGAATACAAACAAGAGGTTGATAAAATCAAGAAACAGAAAAAATGCAAAATTCCAACATTGAAGCAGTTCTTAGATAAACGGTTCAAGACAAGAAAACACAGCAGTATGCACAAAAAACCGGTCTCCAAGCCAGAAGAAGAATCTAAACCTGAGGAAGAATCTAAGCCGGAAGAAGAAACCGAAGTGAAGCCAGTTGAACCTGAAGTACCGCCCCCATCGGAAGAAAAACCAGGAGAACAAAAGGAAGAATCCACCATTGCAAATGCATTATCCAGTATCAATCCGTTTGCCGCAGCAGAGCCAGAGAAAAAGGTTGGCGGAAAACGAACACGCAAACATAAATAAACCTCGACAAAACATATATATTTTTCATTATACCCGCAAAATATATATAGCTCACAATTGTATTACTACTGATATATGTCTGAAACAAAAGAAACCCCAAATATTATTATTCAATTGCTATCTTCTTATTTTAGCGAGGAAAAATACACAGCAATTGCATTGGTATTTCTTTCTTTAGTAGTCAATGGAATACAAGCGCAGGGCATTTCTCGTATTACAGCCGAGATGGTCCAATCCGTAGAAAAAGTGGATAAAAAACGCACAATAAAAGTATTCCAATATTTATGCATTGCGTTTTTCCTGTTTCTCTTGGTGAGTTATGTCTACACGCATTTGCAAAATGTGCTTCTCACAAAAATGCGTCAATGGTTGAGATACAATATGTTAAATCTGTTGCTCGAATCCAACAAAGAAAATATGGACGAAATAAATTATCCGCGCATCAGTTCGCCTATCAATCGAGCCGCATCTATTTGTTTTATGCTGTTTAATGTCATATTTAGTTTGATTCTGCCGGATGTCAGTTTCATATTGATTGTCGCGGCATTTTTGTTGCTCACTCAACCACATTTAGGTGCAATATTCTTGGTGGGTAATCTGATAATGGCACTCATTATTGCGTTGGGTTGGAGTACAATGTTCGATAAGAATCGCGCGGCGGTAGATGTGGAATATGATAATGAGGCGCATCTTCTCGAGATTCTCCACAATTTCGATAAAATCATTTACCGCGGACAAACAAAATACGAATCGAGCATATTTGAGAGAAAATCGAAAGATGCTTTCAGCAAGGCACTCGATTTCCAGACAACCTCAGAGGCATATGGATTATACGTGAATACGGTTGTTTCTATACTGGTGGCAATCGTACTATGGTTATTGATTCATTTGTTTTATTCGAAAGAGGTAAATATAACGTATTTCTTGACTGCAATGACAATGCTGATTCTTTACCGCGATAAAATGGCCGGGGTTGTGCATACCGTGCCGGATTGCGTCGAATTTGTAGGCAGAACAGATACGGTATTAAAACACTTCAAAAACATTTCACTGAAAAAAGTGAGTCGCGATTTTGATAAAAAGGAATTGCCATTTCATTTGATAGAATTTGATAATGTGGCATTCAAATACAAGTCAAATGCAGTGGATGTAGTATCGGGTATGTCAATCGCACTCCATACTCAAAATCACGAAATCATCGGAATAACTGGCCTTTCTGGGAAAGGCAAATCGACAATTATGAAGATATTGCTGAAAATGCATTCGGCGAAAGAAGGCAAAGTCTATATTGATGGGGTTGATATTGATGATATATCACCGGATTATATTCGCGAGAATATCACTTATGTGAGCCAGAATGGCAAGTTGTTTGACCGGGTGGTAGCAGAAAATATGTTGTATGGGTGTGCGTATCCGGATACTTGCTCGGAAGAACTAAAACGCGTATTGAAATACCCTAAAATACGCGAACTTTTTAAGAATGTGGATATTAATAACGGTAAATCTGGTAATTTAGGTGAGAACTTATCGGGAGGACAAAGACAAGTGGTGAATATTGTCGGCGGGTTAATTAATCCGTCGAAAATATTGATACTGGATGAACCTACAAATGCACTGGATTCTGCTTTGAAAATGGAGATAATGCAATTAATTCAAGATTATAGCGCGAAAATGAATGCGGTCATTATTATTACACACGACAAGGAAATGTATCCGATTTTCAATACGACAGTGAAATTATAAATCGATAATATATATTATAATTAATGTCAACGAGATTAATACCGCTGTTAATAAATTATAAAAATAAAACGCCAGCTAAACAAACCAAAACACTTTCAAAGATAATTAGCATTATAGCTAATAAACAGTTTGATAAGAATGAACGCGATAACGACAATAGTACTCCATTAATAATTGCTTGTGAAAACGAATTAGAAGATGTGGCATTAAAATTAATTGAAACTGGTGAGTCTAACCCAGGACACGTTAATAATGACAGGATGACCGCATTAATAATTGCCTGCGACAAAGAATTAGAAAATGTGGCATTAAAATTAATTGAAACTGGTGAGTCTAACCCAGGACATATTTATAATAAATCGACGACCGCATTAATGACTGCTTGTGAAAACAAATTAGAAGTTGTGGCATTAAAATTAATTGAAACTGGTGAGTCTAACCCAGGATATGCGTCTGAATACAGCGAGACAACCGCATTAATGATTGCTTGTTCTTACGATAATTTAGAAAATGTGGCATTAAAATTAATCGAAACTGGCGAGTCTAACCCAGGACAAGCGAATAAAAGCGAGATGACTGCATTAATGTATGCTTGTGACAACGGTTTAGAAAATGTGGCATTAGAATTAATTGAAACGGGCGAGTCAAACCCAGAACAGTTAGATGAAGACGGGAAAACTGCATTAATAATTGCTTGTGAAAACGAATTAGAAAATGTGGCATTAAAATTAATTGAAACGGGAAAGTCTAACTCAGAAGTTATTTCGAATGATGGAAATACTGCTTTAATGATTGCAACTGAATTAAATTTAACTAATGTAATTAGTGCATTAGAAAAACACAAGAACATGTTTAGTAATATCATAGATATTACAGAAGATGGGTTTCATACTTCTGCCAATGAGAGAATGGTCATACAAGATTTTTTAAATGAAGACCCTGATAATCTTTGTTTTGAGTATAATGGTCAGTATTATTTAACATCTAAAGAAGAATTAAAAACTCAATTAAATGAGAAAACCAGCCAATACCTTAGGTACGGTTGCAAACGTAGTGGGGATAATATTAAATTTGTGGATGATAAAAATATTGATAATACTAAATTATATTTTACAATGTCTGCTATTTTTGGTATTCAGGTTCTTGTTCTTAACCTCTACTCATACAGATTAAAAATCTATATGAGTTTCGGCAAACGCTATATAGCGGAGTTGTCCCTCCTGAGGGACAATTCCGCGAATAGACGTTAAAAGTGAATTAGAGGAATTAATAAGAGATAATTTTTCATCACAACTTTTTTCACTTATAAAGGAAATGACAGTACAATCACTAATATCATTAGCATACATTAATGGTGTAGACGGCAGTAGTGCAGACCATTGCCAACCGAAAAAGAAAACCGACGTGTGTATATTACGAGTTGCAATACCAAGCTGTAAATCTGAAACAAAAACAAGTGAAGTTGATAAAGTAAAAGAACCACAAATAGAAGAACCACAAAAAATTAAAATTCAACACAAGGGAACGGTATACGATATGCCGATAACAGAAACCACCACGCTAGGAGACGTAAAACATTTTTTGCTGCAACAACTTAGTTTAAAAGAAGAAGAGAATGAAGTAAAGTTTGTCTTTCTTGGAAGAGTGTATAAAGATAACCTGAATAATGTTGAATTAAGGTCACTTAAAACACCCCCTTTTGGAATCACATTACAATCAATGGTATCCCCAAAACGTACCAATTCGGGCGGAAAACGTAAAACTAGAATAAGAAATAAAAAGGTAGTAAAGAAGAATGCAACAAAGAAAATAAAGAAGAGAGTAACAAAGAAGAATAGAAAATAATCAAAGTACATTACTACAATTTTCTGGAGGACAATTCCACTAATAGACGTCAATCGCGTAAAGGTTCAAGTGAAGTTTATTGGTCAGTCATCTATACATTTGCATTATCCTCTCCGTCTTCTTGTTCAAAATGAACCAGACATTTCTTTGGACCAGCGTGTTTTTTGTTCTCGGCTTCTTCATCATCTGAGTCATTGTCTGAATCGGTTTCCTTTGTCTTAGCACAAGATTTTGCACCCGAACCAGCACTCTTATAAATCAATTTCCATTCCCGCATTGATTCTGCATCAAACCCTTTATATCGCACACTATCCACCATTTTTATGGTATATTCACATTTCTTGTAATATCGCCGTCTTTTCACCCATTGATTTTGGAAGACATCGTGTTTGTCCACGATATCTACTACGAGAGGTTTCTCGTGTTTCTCGCGCAGAATACGTCCCACCGACTGCACAATATCCGTCTTTGGGGTCACCATAACCAATGTATTGAGCGTCTTTATATCCAACGCTTCTGCAGCCATTGCATATGTAGCAACAACAACTTGCCTTTCTTCCGTCGATTTTAGTGCCGCCTCTCGCATTCCACCTACATAATATCCAACGGTAGCAAATCCTTGATGTTCAATGGAATCGTGCAAATACGTGAGAAGAGACCGATTGTGTGCTAATATCATAATCTGCGCTTCAGGTTGTTCTTTCATTAGGTCGCGAATAACTCGCACAATAAAATCGCTGCGGTCGCCGTATTCGCACAACTTCACAATCATAGTGCTGTATTTTGGATTGCCGCGGAAATCGCATTCTACTTTATTAAATTCTGCGTCTTTCGACACATATTCAATCGCACGCACTTCGACATTGTGTTCCTCCTCTCGTTCTCCTTTGAAAACAACTTCGCCTAAGAATTGTTTAAACACATAAGTAGTTCCGTCTTTACGTTCCATAGTGGCCGATAATCCGAGCATATACTTCGATACAATCTTGAATAATGCGCGCGAGAAGACTTCGCTCGATATGTGATGTACTTCGTCTATGATAGTGAGACCGAAACTGGAAAACACTGCAGGTTCATAATCCTTCATCGAAATCGACTGCAACATTCCAATCACAATATCTTTACCTTCAATGTCAATTTCGGGTCCCTGAATTCTGCCGACTTTAGCGGTAGGTAGAAATTGCGTTATCCTCTCCACCCATTGATTTAGCAAAAACTCTTTATTTACGATGACGAGAGTTTTCTTTTTTAGGCGCGCAATAATACTGAGTGAGAGGACAGTTTTGCCGAATGCGCACGGCAATTCGAGAAGACCACCGCCGCCGAATTCGCCGGCAACCGCGTTCGCATATGCTTCTACAACAGGTGCTTGAATCGGACGCAACGAACCTGCAAATTCGATATCAATATCGTCGCCCGGATGAATAGCCATACGTTTCACCTCTCCGAATACGGATTTACCGTAGAATCGCGGCAAATAGATTTTATTGCTGGATTCACGGTAAATGGGATATTCGACTGTATCCACTGCGCCATAAGCGGCGCCGCCTACGACCGGTTTTACTGTCAATGTTTTTCGCAAATACTGTAATTGCAATTCGGACAATTCAGTTTTGGAAATAGTATATCCTCTCGGCCCTAAGTATGTATTTAACGTTTGTGGGAATGACGGGAAAGAATTCACCGTTTCTTTTTCTTTTGGAATAGATTTGAGAGGTGGTTGAGGATTATTAGGTGTCAATGTATTTGCTTGTGGTTTTGCAGGTTGCCATTTAAACTTTGGACCGGATGAATGCCTCTGACGGTTCATTCTTAGTGGTAGATAAGAAATTAAAAAATTAAAAAATTAAAACAGTATAAATATGCATAAATTCTGCTTTATGTATATTGTTTTATGTGTTTTTGCGGTAACTCTTGGTTTCTCATAAAATAATAAATGGATAGTAAAATTATCTTTATTGTTTTAGCGGGATTTAGCATTTTATTGTTTTCTCTAGTAGCAACGAAAAGAACGTTTATTGCACAACTATTAAGTCCCGGATTACACGAACCATTTGTTGAGAGGAAAGAAGATATGGAAATGTGGTTGCGACCTTATTAGCGCGTTTGGCTCCTATCAAATGTATTTGTATAGTATATTTACAATATTTTGCAATGGATTTGAAATTATCGTATTTAAAGAAGTTTGATGTGTTCGACATTATTCTTCTCGCGTTGTTTATTACTTATATTGTATTCCCTATTTCCACACCTCAATGGTTAGTCCCCGCGATTGATTCTCCTCTAGGAATGTTGGTCATTTTTGTGGTAACCGTCAGTTTATTCGTTTACCGCAACCCAATTTTAGGCGTTTTGTATATTTTTGTCGCCTATGAATTATTGCGAAGAAACCACTACGTTGCCCCAGCGAGTCCAATCGTAGAGGATACGCAATATTTGGTTAATCGTGTTCCGCAAAAGATTCCCACGCAAGCCGAGAAAAATGTCGAGTTGCAAGCGTTAAACCCTCCTCACGCCGCCACATTGGAAGAGGAAATCATTTCAAAAGAATCACCAATCGGCGTTTCGAATTTACCGGTTATAATGGACACTACATTTGTCCCATTAAATGACAAAACTGCGCTCAATATGTCTGCAGTATAATCAACCGCTGAAATACAGATTCATATAGATTATAAAAATATCTATATGACTCAACATCGCCCGTCTTTATTCCTTTACTCTGACTTTAATCTGAAGTAGTATAAACTGGCCAATTGTAAAAAGGACACCAACACGAATGCGCATATAATCGTTACGAATGCAAATACATCTTTCAATGCCATTGTTGAAATTATGCCACTAAATAAACTAAGTAATACGACAAACACAGAAATATTCACAACACTGCCTATTATAGAACTGCACTTACCGAAGAAAATTTGACTGTATACAGCGAATGGTTCAGAGGTAGAATTAAACCCATCGCCTTTACCATTATGAACGCTAGTCAATTTTAGCACTCCACGCGTAGCTGCAAAATATGATAATATGAACGACAATGACATAAAAAGCAATATAGATTTATTGGTGATAATGCCTTGGACGAGGGACAAGAACGATAGCAAAATCAACGCAAAAAACCAATAAACGTTTATGCTGTAATGGTTTCCGCCCAATACATTTTGAGCCAAATTGAACAATCCAAATTCGGTGTAAATAATTGGAGCAGCACTATAGGAAAATAATGCAATAAGAATGGTCATAACAAACATTGTAATGGTGGTTGCGGTGGAAGAGGGGTCGACCGTTTGTTTCTCCGTGGGGCCATCTTCCGTCAATAAATCGCACGTCATTATCCAATCCATATCTTGCTTTTTCAAGACGGCGTTTGTGTTATTTCCGCGATTGATATTCATTTCTGAGAGGTTTGATTGCGGATAAAAGTCTTTTCCCGCAATCGGTTTTATCGATATTTGCGACTTTGCGAGTGTGATGGTTATGTGAGACTCGGTCAAATTCGTAATAAAACAGCCGTCCGCATCTTTGATATATTTGTTCAATTCGAATTTCGTGTCGTTTTTTCCTTGAATGATATTATCGACATCCGACAGATTTTCCGAATTTGTTTGCGTGAGAGGAAACACGACATATACTGATTTCGAACTCTGGTCATTTATATCGGAATAGCATAATACTACGAGATATGCGGGCAACGACGAGTCATTGTCTTTACCGGCGACATAAATGGAATAAGCAGTGTAATTGACATCATTCACTTTAATGTTCGTATTGCGGTTCTCTCCCAATAATATTTCTTTCGAACTATTAATGCCATTTCCTAATGAAATTTCCGGGAAATTATAATATACGGTTGTCATCGTTAAATCGACTATACTATTCGGTTATATTTCGTATATCCATCTGTTCCTCTCTAAGACGTTACATCGGGATGTAGTTTAGAGTGGCATTCTCATAAATAGTCGCCCTAAATGTATCTTGGTAACCTTCCACATAAACAACATCTCCATTATATATGCTGTCGCACCCATACTCACCAGTGCAACTGCGACCATTTACACTGATAGGCAATTTCGCATTAAATGCGACACCGCCACTATTCGCCATTGTATAATACTGCCATTTATCGCGGCCATTGAGAAGACTGCGTCCAAATAAAGGCAATATGAGAGGTTCGCCGCCATTCCCGACCGTTTTTGTCAATATACCGACTTGTCTATAAGGAGTATTTGCGGTACTTGTTCTTATATTTACCGGAATCGATAAAGAATGTCTTGGTGGCAATTCGACCGGACCTCTCACATCAATGGTGTTGAGAGGTGGAATATACAAAGAATCGTTTATCGATGGATGAACCATTTCTGCGGGCGGTATTACTACAATATTCGTTTTCGTAGTAGTATTTGCCCTCTTTTCTTCATCCAATAAACGGAATTGCCTATAGTATAAATATGCTACACTGATTGTCAGCAGAACCAATACAAAAAGAGTCATATTTTCAATGCAGATGAATTTGCCACCAGGTGTTGGAATACACTTTTTCGCCATTATGTAATATATTGCGATTTCTCCTCTATTTGATTGCCTTATCCAAACTCTTCATTGCCGCTCTTCCGAGAGGAATACCCGGTCTCATATATCGCGGCATACGTTTATTAAAGTCATATGTAATCATATTTCCAATGTCTTCTATTACACGGACATCGGTCAATATGTCACGCAACTTTACTTTCTTACCGAAACAACTATAGCATATTGTATTGATTGGTTCGGGCCATTGAACATATCCGAATGCATCTTCAATCATATCCGTTAATGCCACTCCAATATACCATTCTATAAAGTCCGCGGCATACAATACACCGAGTTTTACCAAGAGGACAATAAAGGTGATAATATGAACAAACGAACACCCCGCAATTGTAGTAATTGTAAAACTAAGAATACATAAAAAGTATTTAAATATGATATTTAATATTGCAATGATTAGCATATAAATATCTCGAATTCCTAATGCAACTGATTTTCCTATCCCATCTATACTAACTGTAAGTGCGGCGGTCGCTTCAGCAATAGATTTCGATAAAAAGAGAAACCGTTTCGGTAATTTAACGATGCTTAATATTAATTGAATCAATTTGCTTATTCTGCTTCCTTTTGGACCGGCACCTTTTATGTCTTTATTGTCAATATCAATTCTCACTTTGTTTTTCATTATGTTTCGAGAGGCATTATTGATTGCATTATTGAAATTGTCTAACAATTTGTCTTGATTGAATTCAGATGTGTCCGGGTTTAATATACTGTTAAATCCACTAGCACTTGCTACTGCGGAATTAACGGATAAAGGAGATGCCTCTAACGTAGACGCAAAAATATCTGTTTCGCTATCCGGCGGTTGTTTATTTAAATATTTATTGAGTTCTTCTTCACTTAACATTTACTATATAATCTCCTTTTTCTTTCTGTAAAAGTTGTGAATAGGGGTTATATTTTCAAAAAACTAAATATATTTCCAATTCCAGAGAATATTTTTCCGATAGGAGTTCCAATTCCGTTTGGTAAATCAATGAATATGTCACGGAATAATTTGCGTCTGATTTGCTCATAGCCGGATGTATCTCCCATTGCATCGCAACGATAACACATATTTATAATTGAATCTGGATAGTGTATGATATGGAATGAAAATGCAGAATAAATAGTTCGGTCCATTTGTTCTAAACTATCTAATGCGTCTAAAAACCTTTCCACAAGACTTTGTCCAGTGAAATGTTTTACGCCAAAAAGCATATCGATTATGAAGAGAGGTGAAATGGCAAAAATAAGTAGAATGATTATGGATATTTCGACTAGATAGAATATAAAACATTTTGGGAATTGACTGATTATTTTAACTGAACATTGGAGGACTTTAAACAAATAAATAAATAATTCCATAGTATGCCGTATATTGTCCATTAGAATTATAGGGGTCAATATCGCAAGATTTATTACAAGGTCCGCTATACCTGTAGCTAGTCTCTTAAACCCGGTAGAAATTGTTTTGCCTCGTTTTGCAATGTTGATTCCAATTGGTATGATTTTAAATATCATTGCAAGAATATTCTCGTCTTTTTGGTTTTTTGGGTTGAATTCTCGGTCGAATTTCTCATTTTCCCGCTGAGTTTCTAATGCATCTTGTCTTTCAGCTTCTAACGCATCTTCCGCTGTGTCTTCTCCAATTGTGTCAGTAGGTTCGTCTGCAAGATTTGTCAAATTTGACAAAAATGGTTTATCATACTTTTCTGTAGGAGATGGTGTTTCTTGGGCGGCGGCCGCCGCCGCCGAACTGAGAGGCCGCAAAATAATATCACTTATGCGTTCATAATAATCTTTATTTCTATCTAAATCTTCCGGATTAAATGGTCTAAGCATATTATATTATGTATTATCTATTACTTCATATATAATACATCGACATACACACATCGTTTATTCATTTATTTACTCATTTTTCAATTTCTTTATGTTCTCCGCGGTCTTTTGAATCGATTCGATTAATGATTCGGCTCTATCCATATACGGTTCTATTTTCTGAAATCCGTTTATAATATCTTTCTGGGTTTCTTGCAAATCAAGCGCGTGTTCCCTTAAATTATCCATCAACTTGCTAGGTATAGCCTTCTCAGTCGGCTCTCGGGACGGCTTCTCAGTCGGCTTTTGTGTAGCCTTTACTGTCATCTCTTCTTTTTTCAACTCTCCTTCCTTTTTCGCCTCTCCGTCTTTTTCTTCAAACCCTTCTAAACTCATATTTTTGCCGCTGATTATACTACTGAGTAAAGTAGCAAATATCAATGCAATAACCAATACAACCGTTATATTCTTGTTAAAAAACGTGGCAATAAACCCGACCAATATGAAAATAGCGCAATACATATAGTCTTGCTTTACTGCATTAATATACAGGCTCATTAGCGCAATAAAAAACACAAAATAAAGCACATATTTGTTATATATAACGTTTTTCGGTATTTTTCTCGCAAACGATTTCAGGTTAGCCATATTTATTATATCATACATATCTATTTTTTCAATGTTTTATTTGTTATGGTCAGAGGACGAATCCGATGAATCATCTGCGAGAGGCGGAGTATTATATGCCGCCGGCATTTCATACGCCGCATATATCTCCAACACTTCTTTTACTACATCTTCTCGTTGAATATCCTCTCGGTCAAATTCAAAACTACTAATACTGTCACTTCGTTTCCCTTTCAACTTTGACAAAAAATCATCCAGTCCATTCAAACCGTCGCGGCAGTCAAATTGCTCTAAATCTCCCGTTACAACAATTCTGCTATTTTCTCCTAAGCGTGTCAATAACATCTTCATTTGCGATACTGTAGAATTCTGCATTTCATCCGCAACAATCCACGCATTTTTAAATGTGCGTCCTCTCATAAACCCGAGAGGTGCAATCTCAATCTGTTTGTCTTCAATTAACGCACTTACTTCAGAGGGTGACAAAAACCCATACAATATATCATAAATCGGACGAATCCACGGCGCCATTTTATCTTCTAATGACCCGGGCAAATAACCCAAATCTTCATCCACACTCACTGATGGTCGCGTAAAAATCAACTTCTCCACTTTTCCTGTCAAAAACTGGCGAACACCGTATTCCGTCGCAAATAATGTTTTGCCGGTTCCTGCAGGTCCAGTACATACTACTATCTTCTTATTGCTATTCTTCAACGCAGCAACATATTGCTCCTGATGACGATTTTTTGGTGTAGTAAAAGTAGATTCAAACTTTTGTTTTTCTTTCACAGACAAATGCTCGTAATTTTCGTAATATTGTTTTGTGTTTAACTGTGGAGTTTCGTCTAATACTGAAAATCCAAAATCCGACAGCCGAGTAATATGATTTGAGCTTGAGCTTGAGCTTGAGTTGGCATTTGCGTTTGGCCTCTCATCTCCGTAAAAATACATCAATTCTGACCGGTCTAATCGTTTTTTGTGTTTTTTACCTTTTCGTTTTTTCGGTGTACCAAGCGATTCTGCAATATGTTCATCGAATAATGCGTTACTGTTATTCTTTTCAATTTCGGATAATACATCAAAAATGGTGTCTGCGTTTTCTTTACCGTCCATTTCAAATACTATTTTTTTTGCTGCCATGGTTGAATAAACGAACGACACAACTATATACTAAAGACCGATTATCGCTAAATGGGTTGAACCCGGACAATTGCATATTTTATTTATTTTTTTGTGTTGTTCGCATTTTTTCGTACCAAATCAGAATTTGAGTTAATATTTTCTGTAAAGGAAATAAAAATAGAGGTAGTATATTATTTAGCACAAATGTCAGAAGTCCAACCCACACCAATTGATAAAATACACGACACCATTTCTGAAGCTAAAATGATGGAATATATTGAACAAACACATTCGACTGTTGAAGAATGCGAACCAGACCTTATTCTTGCTGCAAAAAAACCCAAGAGGACACAAAGTCGCCGAGCTGACACATCAGTAGAACCGCACATTGAACCGATTTTGAGAGAGGACGATTCTCGCTATGTAATGTTTCCGGTAAAGCACGGCGATGTATGGAAGATGTATAAGAAGCAAGTTGATAGTTTTTGGCGTGTAGAAGAAATAGATTTATCGAAAGATTTGGGTGATTGGGATAGATTGACGACGGATGAGCAACATTTTATCAGTAAAGTGCTCGCGTTTTTTGCCGCATCCGATGGTATTGTTATGGAGAATTTAGGCAGCCGGTTTATGAATGAGGTGCAATTGGCCGAAATGCGAGCATTTTACGGGTTTCAGATTATGATGGAGAATATTCACAGTGAAATGTACAGTGTATTGATTGAAACGTATATTAAGAACTCGGAAGAAAAGGACAAATTGTTCCGTGCGGTGCAGACGCATCCTTCAATTGGGCAGAAGGCAAATTGGGCGAAAAAATGGATAGGTGATAATAGGTCGTCTTTCGCCGCCCGTTTGGTAGCGTTCGCGTGTGTCGAAGGTATTTTCTTCAGCAGTTCATTTGCCGCTATTTACTGGGTGAAAAAACGCGGATTGATGCCCGGATTGACGCTTTCTAATGAATTTATTAGTCGCGATGAAGCACTACATACAGAATTTGCGGTTCTTCTGTATTCGAAGTTGGAAAAACCGTTGGCGAAGAAACGCATTATGGAAATAGTGAAAGAGGCGGCAGAAATCGAGAAGAAGTTTGTTGAAGATGTATTGCCTGACCGACTAATGGGTATGAATGCGAAATTAATGTCACAATATGTTGAATTCGTCGCAGACCGTCTGTGTCTGCAATTAGGATATGACAAGATATATGGTTCTCAAAATCCATTCGACTTTATGGAATTGATTAGTGTGGAGACGAAAGTCAATTTCTTCGAGAGGACGAATTCAGAATATGCACTTGCTAACAAATCTGTGGATGAAAATGTATTTGATTTTGCCGCTGATTTTTAATGTCTATTCATTTAGATTAACCTCTATTCGCGGAATTGTCCCTCTTGAGGGACAACTCCGCTATATAGCGTTTGCCGAAACTCATATAGATTTTTAATATATATGAGTAGAGGTTAACCTCTATTCATATAGATTAACGTCTATATAGCGGAATTGTCCCTCGGTCGCTCCAAAGGTGGGCCTCCCTAACGGGAGGCCTTGTGTCGCTTCAACCAAAGGTATCTTCGATTTAGAGGGACAACTCCGCCAATAAACGTTAAAATGTAAAAAGGCATAAAATTGAAACAATTTTACTGTAATAAATTGCTTCAATAAACTAATTTTATAATAATAATTACGAAACTCTTTGATAACTGACTAGTAAAAATGAACACCGTTGAAAATATCCGCAACGCAACTGCATCTCACATTAATGTTTCTGGCACTCTTCAAAACTTGTTAAACCAGGGGTTTAATGAAAGAGATGGATTGTGTGAAGAAATTGACAATTCACTCGATTCGGGAGCAACAAAAATACGACTCACATTGGATTCAAAACGCCATCTTTACATACACGCAGACAACGGTTGCGGAATGAGCAAAAAAAAATTACCGGAAGCATTTACATTAAATAATCGGTCAAGTGCTTCGGAAAATAAGGTTGGAAGATTTGGAATCGGCGGTTTACAAGCAAAGGTATGTTTGACTAATCTGAAAGGAAAAACAACAACAATATCAAAACAAGATGATTGCGATACAATTCACCAATTAGAAGTAGATTGGGACGAATGTGTAACAAATAACGAATACTTCAATAAAGCCACAGAAGCAAGTAGCAGAAATGAGGAAATATATAAAAAATATGTAACCGAACCGTTTGGTTCTAACAGTGGGACAGTTCATATTTACGAATGCGATGTTGCAGTATACGATACAATACGTGATGGACTATCTAACAAACAAATTGATGAGAGTTATATTTATTGTTTGGAAGTAAAATATTGCGAACCGTTGAAAAAGGGAAACCGCATTGAAGTTATTATAGACGATACATTAACCATTCTGCATCCAATTGACCCACTTCAACTAGACAAAATTCCGGAAAAAAGAAAATCGATTGTGCACCTCGAAGTGTTTCACAGAGAGCAAGACAATGAAATATTCGTCCATTGTCCAAAAGGTTGGATTACGTCTAAAACGACTAAAACTATGAAAAAATCAAAAATAAATCACCATTCGTCAGTAAATAAATCAGAACTCATAAAAATAGACAATTGCACTTTTGAATCCGCATATTCTGACAGTTGGTATTTTGAACAATTGGAATTATTCGAAGGTTCATCTCGACATTTATATGATAGCATCATCACAGGTTATGACAAGAATGGTAAGCCAAAATTTAACCAAAAAGCAAAAAGTATTATGGGAGGCACATTGTATGAAAGAAACGGAACCGTAGTATCGCAATTTCCCGCAAAAAAAGCAACTTCTGGCCATAAATCTTTGTATGAATACAAAGAACAATCTAGATATCGGTTTAGATGCACTTCAAAAATGGATGACTTAATGAAGACGCAAGTAAATAAGTCCGCATTAAAAGAAGATTTGTTTCATCCAACATTAAAACAAGCGTTTGATTTGTTGGAAAAACAATTTATTTACAAGATTAAGCCCACTGCAGACGATAAACCCGACCAGCCGTCACATTCTGAACCCGAAGATGAATCCGAACAACTATCGCTATCACATTCTGAACCAGAAGATGAACCAGAACAGCCATCACCAGCACATCCTGAACCAGAAAATGAACCCGAACAACCAGCACCAGCACATCCTGAACCCGAACAACCAGCACCAGCACATCCTGAACCCGAACAACCAGCACCAGCGCATCCTGAACCGGAAGATGAACCCGAACAGCCATCACCAGCACATCCTGAACCAGAAAATGAACCCGAACAACCGTCACCAGCACATCCTGAACCGGAAGATGAACCCGAACAACCGTCACCATCACATCCTGAACCAGAAGATGAACCCGAACAACCAGCACCATCACAATCTGAACCAGAAGATGAACCTGAACAGCCAGCAAATGTTGAAACGCTACAGAAACAACAGGACCAACATCCAAAGGAAGCGCAAAACCTGGATATGGATAATACTACTGCAATTCATCATTTGATAGAATTGAAAGAAATATTGTCTGAAACAAATAAGTTTAATAAAGATATCAGTGATGAATTAGTTAGAGTTTTAACTGAAACAGTAGAACCAAAAAATACCGCAGTATTTGAACGGCAATGGATGTTTATTTCAAATGCAGTTCCGAATAGTTTGATTGACACGTTGATTGACACATACGCACACGAAAAAGAGTCAAAAAAAGTCGCTGGAGGGTCAATTATTCAAAAACTAATAAACCGTATCAATTCAAATAGGTACGTATAAAATAGTAGTGTTTTATTATATGCCAAAACAAGAAAACGCGCCCATATAATATCTATAATTTATTGATTATTATATTATTATTCTTTTTGACGAAAAGCAGAGTAATCCTCTATGTGAAATTATGGGGAGGAACGGAAATGATAAAGGATATATAAACATTACACAATCTTGGCATAATTATACCGCGGTTTATTGCGCAATGTTTAACGTCTATTAGCGGAGTTGTCCCTCTAAATCGAAGATACCTCTGGTTAAATCGAAGATACCTTTGGTTAAATCGAAGATACCTTTGGTTAAATCGAAGATACCTTTGGTTGAAGCGACACAAGGCCTCCCGTTAGGGAGGCCCGCCTTTGGAGCGACCGAGGGACAACTCCGCTATCACTTCGCAGCAGCGTTTGCCGAAACTCAAATACGCAGTGATAGATTTTTAACCTCTACTCATATAGATTAACGTCTATTCGCGGAATTGTCCCTCAGGAGGGACAACTCCGCTATATAGCGTTTGCCGAAACTCATATAGATTTTTAATCTGTATGAGTAGAGGTTAAAAATCTATCACTGCGTATTTGAGTTTCGGCAAACGCTATATGGCGGAGTTGTCCCTTGGTCGCTCCGCTTCAAGAGGGACAATTCCGCGAATAGACGTTAATCTATATGAGTAGAGGTTAAATTATTGGGAATGCCATCCACCGCAAATAATTTCGATAATGCATTATTTATCATTTTTGTGCGTCCATAGGCCTTTGCGCGCAACCGCAAAAATAGATAAGAAAATGCGTAAAGTAATAAGTAAAATAAAATAAAGGGTTATTTGCGTAATTCTTTACATTAATCCTCTTGTACAGTTAATACGTCTAATAAAACGAGAATGTGCGGAATTTTTACTCTTTTGAATTACGAACAGAAATACTCGCGCGACGAAGTTGAAATCCAATTCCAGAAAGGAAAAGCGAGAGGCCCTGAACACTCGGTTCTTTGCAAAGTCGGGCATAAAATTATTTTCGGATTTCATCGCCTAGCAATCAACGGTCTCAACGAACAATCGAATCAACCTCTCGTAAAAGGCGATTTAATATTAATTTGCAATGGCGAAATCTACAATTACAAAGAATTATATGAGTTAATGGGGTCAGTTGTTCCAAACACCGAATCCGATTGCGAAGTTATCCTCTGGTTATATGAGAAGTATGGAATCGAACAAACCCTGCAGATGATTGACGGGGTTTTCGCATTTGCGTTATTAGACCAGAGACACCATTTAGGTGAGCCTACGCTCTACCTTGCGCGAGACCCATATGGTGTTCGTCCTCTCTACACAATTGCAATTGGACAAACAACTGGATACTATAATGGCGGATACAGACACGTCACTGAAACAACCGTCGGGTTTGCGTCAGAATTGAAAATGCTGTCCGGATTCTCGAAGCATTGCACTGCAGAACAATTTACCCCCGGAACGTATTCCAAATACATATTCTCCGATAAAGTTTGTTCGGAATGGGCGCCGACCGTAAAAAATGCGGTTTATCACCAATTGGCGTTTCCTTCTACCACAACTGCCGTTCATCCATTGAATAAAACAACCGACATTATGAGTTCGATTCAAAGCAAATTAATAAGTGCGGTGAAGAAACGGTTATTAACGACTGAACGCCCGATTGCGTGTCTCCTCTCAGGAGGACTCGACAGTAGTTTAATTACTGCGATAGTAAATGAATGTTGCAAAGAGATTGAACCGGATTATAAGTTGGAGACATACAGTATTGGATTGGCGGAATCGACGGATTTAAAATATGCGCGTATGGTGGCCGACTATTTAGGCACAAATCACACCGAAATCATATTGACCGAACAAGATTTTTGCAATGCAATACCGGAAGTCATTCAGGCGATTGAGAGTTATGATACGACAACGGTACGGGCGAGTATCGGAAACTACCTTTTGGGCAAATATATTGCAGCGAATAGTGATGCAAAAGTCATATTCAATGGCGACGGGTCGGACGAATTGATGGGTGGTTACCTATATATGAAACACGCCCCCGACGCAATCGAGTTTGACCGAGAATGTCGCCGTCTATTGCGCGATATACACACATTCGATGTATTGCGGTCGGATAAATGTATATCCTCTCACGGATTAGAACCGAGAACGCCATTTTTGGATAGAGAATGGACGCAATATTACTTGTCGATTTCGCCCCTTGTGCGATATATGCCACAATCCAATAGAGCGGACCAAAATACAGAGAAATATTTGCTGAGAACCGCATTCTCGTCATTGTACTTTTTGAATCTAAAAGGCGAGAGTTTATTGCCGGAAGAGGTTCTTTGGCGCAGAAAAGAAGCGTTTAGTGACGGAGTCAGTGGAGAAGAGAGGTCGCTATACAAAATCATACAAGAATTCTGCGAGAAAGAAGTTCCTCTCGACTTTCGCACTCCTTATCCAAATAGCGATTTGGAATGGGCATACGCAAATACTGCCACCGGTTACACCTCTTATGTAGAAATGGGCAAAAAACACCCACTTATGGCCACCGTTCGCACTAATTTCCCGAAAACCGCAGAACAATTCTATTACCGGTCGATTTTTGAAACCTTTTATCCTGGATTGGGAAATATTATTCCGTATTTTTGGATGCCGAGATATGTTGAAACCGAAGATGCGAGTGCGCGGACATTGAGTGAATACTCAACAACTACGGCAAAATTCTCCGAGACTCAGTCTAACCTCTTTTCGCGTTGAAATAGCATATAATATTAACGTCTATTGGTGGAGTTGTCCCCCAAAAGGGACAATTCCACTAATAGACGTTAACCTCTACCCATAAAATAAAGAATGCAGTATATTTGCTATGTTTTTTACATAGCAGATATAGTATATAAATGACGAAGAAATACGAAAATGGATTGTTCATTTTCCGACGAGACCTCCGTTTAATTGATAATAAGGGTCTCTATTTAGCAAATAGTATATGCAAGCAAATACATCCGATGTTCATATTTACGCCAGAACAAGTAACCAGTTCCAATGCATTTAAGTCGGAAAATGCTATCCAATTTATGATTGAATCTTTGCAGGACTTATCCTCTCATATCGACAAGATGGGAGGCAAACTAAATTGCTTTTACGGAGAAAACGAAGCAATCGTCGAGAGGTTCATCAAAGAGTTTGACATTCAAGTGGTCTGTTTTAATGTGGATTATAGTCCATATGCAGTCAAACGCGATACCAGCATCATCCGGTTATGCGAAAAACTCAAAGTCGCAGTAGAATATGCGCACGATTATTATTTGCAACCACCCGGCACAATCGTGAATGGTGCGGGTGTAACTTACCAAAAATTCACACCTTTTTATCAAACTGCCTTGCTGGAAAAAGTGGATTTGCCGATGGCGGCGAAACCCATTCATTTTGCCGGGCACATTAGTAAATCCTCTCATATTATTACATTAGCAGACGCATTTCGGCGATTTACAGATGCGAATCCGGAAATACTCGTCCACGGTGGCAGGAAAAACGCTATACGACAAATGCGAACTGCCGCAAAAAATATAAAAACCTACCTACAAACGCGCGACCATTTAAACCATTCTACCTCGGAATTAAGCGCACATATCAAATTTGGTTGCATTTCGATACGAGAGGTGTATCGCACATTCCGGTCCAATGAAGGATTCATACGGCAATTGTATTGGCGCGATTTTTACGCAAATGTAATGTACTCATATCCTCACGTCATTGGCTCTGCGATGAAACCAAACTACCGCAAAATACATTGGAATTATAATCCTGCGTGGTTTCAAAAGTGGTGCGATGGAATGACCGGATTTCCAGCGATAGACGCTGGTATGCGACAAATGAATAGTACGGGATATATGCATAATCGGGCTCGATTATTAGTATCTTGCTTTTTGGTGAAAACATTGCGAATTTCGTGGGAAAAGGGGGAGAAATATTTCGCTCAAAAGCTGACAGATTATGACGTAGCGAGCAATAACGGAAATTGGCAATGGATTGCCGGGACGGGCGCGGATTCTCAGCCGTATTTCCGCGTATTTAGTCCGTGGGAACAAGCAAAAAATTACGACCCAGATTGCGAATACATAAAAAAATGGATTCCGGAATTGAGAGGTGTCGCAAATAAAGATATATTGGATTGGGAATCGGAACACAGTAAATATCCGGCGGTTAAATACCCGAAACCAATAGTCGATTACCGCGAACAAAAAGACCTTGCGTTGAAAATGTATTCGTCCGTGTTTCATTGACGTCTATCCGTAAAAACGATTTACATCGATTGATAGAGACGGTTGCAAATAAAAAATGTAACGGAAAATACTACAATGCAAACAAAATATAATGAAATGCAAATACAGTATAGACGTAACTTACCTTTTACCGCGAGAAGAAGACCTTTTCGCTTTGGGTTTTACATATACCCACGATTCGCCAACACGGCGTTTATTCGCTCGCCACGCCTTACTCGCTTCATCAAAATCAATATTGACTTCATATTCTAACTTCAAAGTGTTAGTCGCATTTAATAGAGTTTGTGTGGGCGTTTGAATTATTTGAGAAGAATGCGCTTGATTGTAAATAGCACCAGAACGAGTTGTCATTTTATTGCTTGCAATACAATACACAGGAAATTTTACAAATATTCATACAAATCAAAACACAAGTTCAATTTTTTACATTTAGACATATGTATTTTTGCGGTAAATACATATGTTCTTTTTTCGGTAAAAATGCGCTAGAAGGGAATCGAACCCCTGGCATATCCTTGGAAGGGATATATGTTACCATTACACCACTAGCGCAGAACTCTTCGGACAGGTATCGAACCTGCGACCTTGTGGTTAACAGCCACACGCTCTACCAACTGAGCTACCGAAGACTTACATACTACCATATAAAGTTCTTTATATGGGTTTTTGCGCAAAATATTTATTAGGGTTCAGGAAAAAGTATAAATGAACGGTTAGAAGTAATAAGAGAAATGTATCAAGAGGATAAAGAAAACGAAACAAATCCATATGGTATAACGGTTGGTGCATTTGTGCATTTTCACAATAATCCAGTTTTATGTGCGCAATTTGTCGATTATGTAAGACAGCGTCAATATACAGTGAATCAATTTTGCTGTGGAGGCGAAGGTTGCAGAATAAATGGTGTGGACGATGATACTGCATATCGCATCAAATGCGAGTTTTTACATAAATGAAAATACCGTTATCTATAGTATAACGCAAATAGAATGTTGTGGGCGATAGAATCGATGAATGATATATTAGGTTCAAATTACCATATAGTAACTTCTGAGGGAAGTGACCCAGTTGTTCTTGCAACGTTGCCTGGTGAAAGTTTAGCAAAAAAAGACGACAATAAACCGAAAGAAGCCCAGGAACAACACGAAGAATCATTTTCTGTAGAGCAAAATAAGAAGAAGACAACCGACGATTATTTATTCCAGGTGTATGTCGGTTCGCTTACCGTTGTTGGGTTATTTGTTCTATTCCGTATGATACAAAAAAGCAATTAACGTCTATTCGTGGAATTGTCCCTCAAGAAGCGAAGCGACCAAGGGACAACTCCACTATATAGCGTTTGCATTTATTCATACAGATTTTTAATCTGTATGAATAGACGTTAAGCGTCTATTTGCAAAGAAATATATATTGACGGGGCGCTTCGCGCCCCAATCTGGCACCCCTTTAGTATGCCATTTATTCAATACAAATGCGTATTATTCAAGAGAAATCATTCCGGATTTCTTCATAAAAGACTCAATCGCACAAGATTCTACTAGCAAACCGTTTGCATAAACACCATAATTATGTGCAACATTCTCATTTTCTAATGCAAAATGCCAGATAGTCACAGGTGTATCCTCTCTGTCATATGGTTCTGCGCGGTCGTCCATATGTGCTGGAATTCTATATGATTCTTCTGTAATATAGACATCGCCCATATGTTCCTTTACCTGTGTTCGTTTTTCGTTCGTTAATTGAGGATGTAATGTGCAATGTTCGCCAGTAATGTAGAGAGGTTCAAATATCGTGGGACAATTGAGTTTTGTGAATTTATATATGCGATTAGAAGGATTTGGGTCGTTCTTCGGTCGATAAAGTGTTCTATAACCAATGCAGTGAATTGCTTTGTATCCGGATTCTGACGTCAAAATGAGGTCGCCTTTGCGGAGTTTTTCAATAGCGATATACTCCTCTTGGTAGGATTCCGGATTAAATCGGAGAATTTTGGTGCCTTCTAAGAAACAAGGATACGGAATGAATCCGACGCCGACATTGGATGCGACTGTATTTCCCCCCAAATTATTTGCAATTAAAGTTATGTTGTAACTCACATCAGAATTGATTCCATTTATCACAATTGGAGAGGTTGTAGAATTTGCATTCGTATATGCTCCTCCATTTATAGAATAATAATACGTGGTTGGTTCCGGATAACCACCAGTTCCAGGTGTAAAAAATACACTAAAACTAGATTGTCCGCCATTTGTAATACTAGTAATAGTAGGTGCTGTACCAATTACATAAGGGGTTTGCACAAATACAGATGTAGAATATACGCTAGAATTACCTATAATATTATTGCTTATTAAATATACTGTGTTTTGTCCATAAACCGATGTACTAAACGTTACGGTATCTAATGTACCGTCTACCTGAGTATAATTTGTACCATCAAGTGAATAATAATTATAACTTAGTGGAACTCCACTATTGTAATTATTTTCAGTGTTTCCCAATAAACCGCTTATCTGTATATTTGGAGTAGATGGGCTGGAAACAATGCAATAGGATGGAGGAGACGGCAAATTTACTATTGTTTTAATGCCATGCGCATTAGGAAAAAACAGCGATTTGTTTGTGCGTTTATCTAATGCAAATGCGTGTGTAGATATGTTTGAATTTGCAGAAGATACAACTACATTTTCACTACCGACAGAACCACCGGCAAAAAACCGATACACTGTTGGTGTTAATGTTTTTGTGCTAGAGTTATAACCCATTGTATAGGAATTAATTACAGTTCCGAATACAGTTGCAGTAGTGCTTGCGGGTGTTATAACGTTCAGAGCCCCATTTATATTCCCAACAAATAAGTTGTTACTCGCGTCAATTTCAAGAGAGTATGACCGCGATATTCCAGTTAAACTAATAAAAAATGGACCATTTGATGAGTTGTTCAATGAATAGTTTAGAATAACTGACCCCGAACTATTTGCAGTATATACTCCAATAGAAGTTCCATTTGTGTAGTAAAGGTTGCTATTTGCGTCAAAACAACAAGAAATTGCATCTGTATGAATCCTGCTTACAAAGTCACTATAATTAATTACTCTACTGCCATAATATTTAACTGTTAATCCATATTTACTTGTGTCATTTGCGCGACTATATGACATCGAACCGACGAATGCAATATTCGTAAAACATAAAAAAATGTGATCTGTATTTGGTTGAAATGCAAATGCATATACGCCTTGAAGCGAGTTAAATGTATAAACGGCGTGAACAAAACCAGCTGTCATTGTTTGACCAGTAAACCCATTTACTCTAGTAGTAAATGGTATGCACAATAATGTTGGATTTGCGGATGGTGCAATAGAATACACGTATAAGTCTTTTAATGAATTAAATCGAATAGAAAACATTTGATGAGTTGCAGAACTGTATGGCGCGGGAGAATCAACTACCCCTCCTGTAGTAATTTTTGGATTTCCGGTTGTGCTATAGGTTATTAATTTATAAACTGTATTTACAGCCATATTAATACCATATGCCATTCCGCTTTTTACGGTAGATACAATGTAAAGTCCGTTGAGAAATAGGTAGAATGCAATATAACCATCTGCAGTAGAATCAGTTACGTATGCGGTTCCCGGAAAATTTGTGCTTCGATTAAAAGGAAATGGAGCAGTTTGTGCAGTAGATGTGCTCACACTCCCAGCAATCATATACATTTTACTTGGTGTTGCTGAAAACGCATATTTATATTGCAATATATCTTCTGTAAAGTAGATGCCAATCGTATTGAAGTTGTCACTTTCTAATATGAAATCGCCACCTTCTCCCGTTATATTAATAGATGCGCGTATAGAAATATCATACTGAGAGGCAATTGTCTGAATAATATATTTCCAATCCGGGTCAATCCATATGTCACACGCAAATAAATCAATATAAGAGGTATTACAATTTGTCTTTATCCACTGCAATAATTCAATATATTCTGTCCATGTTGTTAGGCTAGAATCCTCTTCTGCCACATTTTTCACAATCGAATTTGATGCATTGAATAACAATTTGTAGGTGCTTTCGTAGAAATTGTGTTGTATAATACCGACGGTTTCGTATTGCTGTTGTTGTGCAAGTATATTTTTAAAATCCTGAAAAATACTCGTATGCCAATCAAAAACGTAATGATGTGTATCTGGGGTAAAAGCGGAAATAATGTTTGAAATATCAGTAATCCTGGAATCTATGAATACAAATCTCATTCCAAGTATTCGTTATATTATACTAAATATGGACATAATCAGTTTCAGTAAAACGCGTGACTAATTTATTGTCTATTCGTGGAATTGTCCATCTTGAAGCGGCACAAGGCCTCCCGTTAGGGAGGCCCGCCTTTGGAGCGACCAAGGGACAATTCCACGAATAGAGGTTAACGTCTATTAGCGGAATTGTCCCTCTTGAGGGACAACTCCGCTATATAGCGTTTGCATTTATTCATACAGATTTTTAATCTGTATGAATAGAGGTTAATCTATATGAGTAGAGGTTATATTACGCCATTTTCATATTCGAATGTTTGTACATATAGTGGAGACTACACGATTCAACTAAAAGTCCATTAGCCATTACACCGTAATTATGGTAAATATTCGGGTTTTCTAAAGCAAAGTGCCATATTGTCGCCGGTCCGTCTTTCGTATATAGTTCTGCTCGGTCGTCCAGAAACGCAGGGACACGATAATGTCTCTCCGTCACATAAATATCGCGCATATATTCCATAACACTCGCTTTCTTTTCCTCCGAAATAGACTTGTGTAATATGCAATGGTCGCCAGTGACACAAAGGTCTTCTGTCATTCCTCTTATGTTTGATTTCCGAAACCAATACAGACGTTTTGAAGGACTTACCGTCGCCGAATTCGGATTCTGTATCTTAGTATAACCAATTAACTCAATTGCTTTGTATCCGTGGTCAGCCGTCAATATTAGGTCGCCTCTTCTCAACTTTTCTACCGCTACATATTCATCTGTGTCGGTTTCCGGATTCATTCGCAAAATTTTACTGCCTTCTAAGAAACAAGGATATTGTGCAGATTGTCCCGATGAAATGACATTTCCTGCATTATTACTTGCTATTACATAATATACTGTTGTTAAACTTTGATAGGATATATCAATCGGGTTTGTTGTAAATTGTATTCGATTTGATGTATTTGCATCGTTAACTGTTGTATAAAAATATGTGACTGGGGTTGTTCCTACATTTGACTGTGCGTATGTTAAACGTATTGTATTTTGCAAAGTTAAAGATATAATAAATGTCGGTGTTGTACCAAGTATAGTGACTCCTGAAGACGGGTCAGAAAACACATTTCCACCAGAATTATTTGCTACAACGTAAATACTATATGGTGTGTTATTTATTAGGCCGGTAATGATAATTGGAGAGGCAGTTGCAGATGCATCTAAACGTACAGAAGAACCGTCCAATGAATAATAATAAGTAACTGGGGTTGTTCCTTGAGATGATTGTGTAAATGCAACCGTGACTGAATTTCCAATATTTTTGGTAATACCAGTAATAATAGGTTTCGAACCAGACACACTTATAGTTACAGCCATACTTGAGATTGCAGTTGTTTCAACTGCAATTATCACAACACCACTTCCTCCTGCGCCACTATTTGCACCACTGCCAGTTCCTCCATAAGCTCCCCCACCTCCACCACCTGTATTCGCTGTTCCTGCTGTTGCTACGTTTGTTCCTCCCCCACCTGTACCACCACCACCTAAACCACCTGAAGCGCCACTTGCAGGTATAGAAGAAGGAACATATGCCGTTCCGCCTATCCCTCCTCCGCCTCCTCCGCCGTATCTGGTATTATTTACTGCCCATAAGTATCCGGTGCCTCCTGCACCTGGCGCATTATTTGATGTCGAGGAACCGCCAACTGCAGAGGAACCTGCACCTCCCCCGCCCCCCCCCGATGCGGATGATGTTGTTCCGCCACTATTTCCGTTGTAGGTTAATGATGCTCCAGCGCCTCTTGTTGCGTTACCATTCAAGTTACCTCTGCTCCATCCGCTCATTGCGCCACCTCCAGAACCTCCATTTTGTCCACTACCATCACTGTTCACTGTAGCGCCCGCTCCACCTCCGTATGCAACCGCATTAATGCCTGACCCAACTATAGAAGAATTTCCGCCACTCTTTCCATAAATTAGGTTGGCAATTAAAGCTGCACCAATACCGCCATTTCCTCCATTGCCAACCGTAACCGTATAAATTTGGTTTCCCTGAAAATTTAATGTTCCAAAGCCAACTCCTCCACCACCACCACCGCCCGCTCCTTCTTGTTTTGCATATCCTGTACCTCCACCCCCACCTCCACCAACTATTAGTACTTGGGCAGAAACGTTACCAGAAAAACTAATTGAACCAGTTGAAGTGAATGTGTATAAAGTTTTGCTACCCACCACTGATGTAGTCATTTTATTATATAAAAAAAACCTATTATATTACACTACCGAAAAGAAAAATAAGACAACTTTGCGCAAAAATATGTATTATTCCAACCATTTTGCAATAGTTACAATCACAAAGTAACTACTTCCAAACATCGCGCTCTTGAATAACATTCCATTGAGATTGATATTTCCGTCCTCTCCAAACAATCGAAGATAATTCGAATTCAAATAGCGCGACAAAATGCGATTAATGACATTCAATTGGAATATAAAAAATAGGACACCCACAATAATTGGCATCTGTATCGCTGCAAGAATATCGAATTTGTGATTGACCGATTTGCGTAATTGTTCCGATTGTTTCGTTTTTGTAATTGCAGTTTCTTGTTCGGACACATAATCCTCTCTGTCGCTCGGTGCCGGTGGAACATAATTCGGTTTTGCGCTTTCATCTTGGAATCCAGACATATCGAGAGGAATATCTTTCGGCGGAAGAGAGAATTTCGGCGGATTGCCTAAAGGTCCTTGTTCGAAATCATAAGAAGGTGGAATTGGAGGAGGCATTGTATTGTTTCTGCCACCACTATATTCCGGCAAAGGCATTGAATCCATTCGCGGTTGTCCTTGCATATATGGATTTGGATGTGGATTTATTTGCCGATAACTGGTAGGGTCCATATCCGATTGCCCAGAAAAAGGATTCGTCGCCCCGCTATCCGGGAGGTCCATTATATACGTACTCGCATTTGCCATATTCTGTTTATATCATAGACTGCATTATTTGTCGCGACTTTTTAAACGACAAATAATGTTTATGCTAGAATGAGTAGACGTTAACGTCTATTAGTGGAATTGTCCCTCTTGAGGGACAACTCTACTATATAGCGTTTGCCGATACTCATATAGATTTTTAATCTGTATGAGTAGAGGTTAAAATACACCGAACCCAAATTCACCTTCTTTCGGTTTTACTTTTACATCTAACACCCTTTTTGTTCCGTCACATTTACCAGAAGATACTGATTCGTATTTATAGCATTTATCACCGTGCTTAAATATTTTGCCGTCGACCTCACTAATGACTGGACCGACAAATCGAATACAATTCTTCTCTTCGCATACTGTGCGAAACATTGTTGCTAGACCCAGTCCGAGAAGAATCGATATAAATATTTTTCCCATTGGCGAATTCAATAATGCTTTGATTTGCATAGCAGATTATCCTATATGTTACTGTCGCATTATTTATTTCTCCCGCAAAATCGAGAGGAGCAATTCATTCTTGCGCAGGCATTTTCGCAATTTTGTCTTTTGTCGGGCACTTCACCTCTGTTTGTTTAAAATGGAAACAACTACCAGTAGCATCTTTATACTGCAATAAATCTACTGATTCGGGTGTAGGGTAGACATAAACAACTCGCTTATCTGGTTGATACAAATATACAAATAAGATTCCAATAGCAAAACTAATAATAAATACAGGAATATTAATATATTTGGACATCGCAGTTCTATATATTCTATTTACTTTTCGTTTTCTTCTTGTCTTTTGATTTCTTCTTTGGCGCTTCGTCCTTTTCAAACATCGCAACTAATTCCGCATCATCGAGAGGTTTTGACGGAGGCGCAGCAGAGTATTCCGGTTTTGCGTCCTCTTCATTCAATCGGAATATCGCACGAGTTGGGTCTTCCGTTCGCTCTATATTCTTCGCCATCTGTGCTTTTTCCTCCATCTTCGAACGCATCCTCTCCTTCGTCGCCATTTGTTTCTGCATACGGTGTAAAGCGCCCATATTCAATCCGGCTTTACCGCCTTTCCCCAATCCTTTTGCCAAGTCTTTAAACATATCATTCATTCCACCCATTCCTTTCATATTTTTCATTTTTCCCATCAACTCACCCGCCTCTCGCATAATCTCTTCTTCCGATATTTCACCCGATTTCATCTTGGATTGCAGTTTCCCACTAATCGTCTTCATCAGGGTCATTATCTTTTTCGGGTTCTTAATCATCTTATGAATCAAATCGCCAGTACTTCGGATATCATTCGGGTCAATATTTCCCAACCCCTCTTCATCAAACAAATGCTCAACATCGTGAGAAATCTCCTCCGCCAATTCTTTCGCTAAAGAACCAATCTTTCCGTCAAATAGTCCTTTCAAATGTTCGTGCACATCATTTGCATTCGGTATATCTTCTGAGGCAGAAGAATCCGTATTCGCAAAATTATCCATAAACTCCTCCACGTCTGGCTGAGCTGCAGTGCTGTCTGCATTTCCTCCTAAATTGCGGAAAAACGTTCCAATCTCCTCTAATGTGTTATTCAATTTATCCTGCAGCGCGGCTTCATCCACACCTTCAAATATATCCGCTGCGTCACCAAACGCGGATTTATCGCGAACGGAATTCAATACGGTCATCAGTATCAACTGCAAATATTTCCACATCGCGTCCCGAGTAGTTTCCGTCACACCTTCACAATGGTAAAGAAGTCGGAACTCGACCGCCGGCAGAAATCGCGTATTTACATTCGAGTCTTCTTTAAACATATCATCATTCTGATACAAAATGTCGAAAAATCGTTCGGGGTAAATCTCCGTGCAATATTTGAACAACTTCTCAATATCACGCGGCGATTGTTCTTCAGCAGTCCATTTCTTCCATAAAATACTATATTCCGGAAATGTATTGGTTAAATCCGTCGTAAAATCACGTATAATGGTCTGGAAATTCGCCGGCACATTTAATTCTGCGGATTGGTTAGACATTTATTGTAAAATATATATCTGCTGCATATTTCTGTTTATACTGTTACACCGCAATATTACATTTTTGTAAAAAATTGAACGAGATTTCAGCAAACATATTTTGCTGCATATCAAAACCAACATTCAAAATTTAGAAGCCAAACTCGAATATACAAACAAAATGGACTTGAACTTTTACTACCCAGATATTAGAGAAGTGAATTATTATTATCCTGGAGAAGAGAAGATTGAATATGGATTTCGAGCCGACCCGTCGTGGAGCATTGAACGCAAGATTGCTTGGTTAAAACGCCGAGAATATCTCCGAAATAACAAAAACGCATTTATTCCAGAAAACCGTCCAGGCGACCGATTTTATCACCATTGGTGGCATACAAAAGGTAAGTATCAATCACTAAAACATTATGTAGATGGCGGACAAACTATGTATTAACGTCTATATAGCGGAATTGTCCCTCGGTCTATCCAAATGTGGGCCCAAAGGCGGGCCTCCCTAACGGGGAGGCCTTGTGTCGAGGGACAATTCCACGAATAGACGTTACTGTACGGTAACGGGGAGAGGTCAGGTAAATCTATCGTTATTTTGTTAGTTTGAATTGCAATACACAAAAATATGTATTTTTTATGTATCTAATAATAAAATGTTCCTCCACTCAGAAAATCAGCAACTATTGTGGCAAACATTACAAAAAAGTCAATATTTAGTAGAATTAACACAAAAATTCCCAGGATACAGCGAAGTCTGGTTTCGCGGAATATCGGAACAATTCTATACGCAACTGATAACGAACAATCAGCGTCTCCCTTCAACCGCACAAGAACTGCTTGAAACCAATAAACACGCCATTTTATTTATGGTCGCCGACCTGAAAAAAATACTCGAATACGGTAAACAAGAGAACACTTGGTATTCCGATATCACTACATATTCATCTGATAGTATGCGATTTCCAGAGACCCGCCGACAACTAGGAGAACTAAATGAGAAACGATTCGTCAAATATCAATCTGAATACAATCGACTTCTCGAAACGCCGAAAGTCCCCAATCCAAATTTACCGAGCGAAGAAATAGATAGCAAAATTACAAATATGGAAGAATTAGTAAAAGACCATATCAAGAGACGCGAAATGGATTTATCTGCATTCTCCGCAACTGCGCAATCAACTGCGCAATCAACTACAAACAAACCGCTCGCGAAATTGCGGATTTTAGACGAATTGGACAATACTGCAATCAATATAGAAGACGTTGGAGAGGAAGGAAACAAAAAGAAAACCGTGCATTGGCCAGACGAACCAACCGTCGCTAGTCATCCTTTTTGCTAATCCAGAGAATCCAGAAATGCAAACAATATCACATAAAATTGTATAATGGACGGCCGTAAAATAAAAGAAGAACAGGAGAACCCGATTGATAATGTCTTAATAGGTTTCGCTACGCGAATAAACCCGCATTTACATTCAATTGGCATAACCCCAAATATGCTTACTATGGGGTCTTTTCTATTCGGAATTATTTCAACAGTATTCATTTACACGAATCGGTTTGAGTTGGCCGCATTGTGTTTTGCGATTGCATATACATTCGACTGTATGGATGGTAATATGGCACGCATGTTTAATGAAGTGACCGAATTCGGAGACAAATTAGACCATTATACCGACGTGATACAGTTTTTGCTATTGATAGCTTTTATTGCTATAAACCGCAAGTTATCTTACCGGTTCAAAATCATATTTTTTGTGGCGATAATAATACTGTCCGGGTTAGCAGCAGTTCATATTGGTTGCCAAGAAAAACATTACAATGAAAAATCCAACGATTTTCTGTCGGTCTTCAAATCATTGTGTCCCGACAAAGAAATGGTTTATTATACTAGATATGTAGGTATAGGAACATACAGTCTGAGTGTAGCGATTATGCTTCTCTTTGCCAGATTTATATAACCATCTATCTATTCATCAATTCGAAAGACGCAAAAACATTGCTTTCACCGCCTCTTGTTTGCGCGCGTTTTCCAATCCTTGTTCGTATGCTCGCCGCTGATATTGCTGTATTCTTGAAGCACGCTCCCGTTCGCGTTGTTCAAGTATCCTCTCGCCTTGGTCTTTTGATAATTGGTCAAATTGTTGAGAAGACCTCGCACGTCCATATTCTTCGGCATTTTTATACGACGGCACATTATGATAATCACTTTCACTTACTTGGAAAACCGTCTCGTCTTTATGCACTCGTCGTAAATCCTCGAATTTCAATTTAGCAAATGGGTCGCCAGTTATATACATATCCTCTACTTCTTCTCCTTCATCTGTCGCATCATACAATCGCGTTCCAATATGATGCGTCATTTCACGAACTCCGCCGGTATATCGTGTCATTGCACGTTGTTGCCGTTTTATTTCTTCCATACTCTGCGCCATATTGTTTCTGCTGACACGCGAAGTATCATAAATTGCGTGGTCATTTCGAAACCAGTCATTGCGCGATTCATCGATTTTCTGCTGCATTTGTTCTTCGAAAATGCGATTGAAATCTTTCGAAAACCGTTCGCCGGACGCGGCTTTACTCGCCACTGCACGCAATCTCTCTTCCTCCTCTCCGCCACCGTGCGTATATTCATATCCATTCTGCTCTAATTTTTTCATCTGGGCATCGCTTTGCTCTAAACGATGCATTTCCGCATAATCGGTTGCCAAGATTTCTAACGCTTTTTTGTAAAAAATGAAGTAATCCGGCGGCATTCCCGACTTATCCGGATGCGTCATCAACACACGATGTTTTGCTTTTTTTAGCATTTCAATCGAAATCGTTTCGCGTTTACACCCGAATAATGCATATATTTCGTCTAAAGTGTATTGACGTATATCCAGATTATGCACACGGGGATGATTGTCTTTAATCGAACTGGGTCGTTTATCACAGTGTTGAGGTAATCGCGACATTGTTTTGCATTATTTATAGAATTTTGTGCTTCCATACAGACGCAAACCACAAAATTGACAAAATTGAATTCATTTAAATATATTAAGACGAACACAATATACGCCAATAACAGACATTTGCAAAATGGATTTAACCAAATTATCGAAAGCCGACCTTTTACAAAAATGCAACGAACAAGGAATTCAACATTGCAAATCGAAAAAGAAAGACGAATTGGTTCGTTTGCTACAAAAGGCTGCCAATAACGAGACCCAGACCCAGACCACTACTGCCCCACCAACCCAACCATCATCGGCGACATTAGAAATTGCCGGATTCTTGAACCGCATTATTCACTCTGATTCGGAAACCGCGCTCAAACAATTACCCGAAAACAGTATTGATTTGACGGTGACAAGCCCGCCGTATGACGACATACGAGACTACAATGGTTACAACTTCGACAACACCACTGCAAAAAATATAATGCAGGAATTATATCGAGTTACGAAACCGGGTGGTGTAGTAGTTTGGATTATTGGGGATGCTACGATAGATGGTAGTGAATCCGGCACATCATTTCGCCAAGCACTCGCATTTATGGAGGCGGGGTTCAAATTGCACGACACGATGATTTACGAGAAGAATACGTCGTCTTTTCCTGCAAAAAGAACAGGTACTCGATACACACAGATATTCGAATATATGTTTGTGTTTTGTAAAGGCAAAATAACCACGGCAAATCTTATTTGCGATAAACCGAACAAATGGGCGGGACATACGAATTGGGGAAAAAACACGAATCGAATGAAAAATGGCGAATTACAAGAAACTACCGATATAAAACCCGTGCCGGACTTTTCACCGAGGAATAATATATGGCATTACAATGTAGGCAAAGGCTTCAATTCGAGCGATAAAGAGAGTCACGAACATCCGGCTATATTTCCTGAAAAATTGGCAGAAGACCACATATTGAGTTGGAGCAATGAAGGTGATGTAGTATTAGACCCATTTTCTGGGTCGGGCACAACGTGCAAAATGGCGAAAAAAAGCAAACGCAACTATATAGGTATTGAAATCAGCAAAGAATATTGCGATTTGGCCGAACGCATTATTGCAAAATATTGACCACCGCACCGCCCGTATATTCGCGGAATTTGGTCGCTCCGCTTTACGGGTCGCTCCGCTTTACGGGTCGCTCCGCTTTACGGGTCGCTCCGCTTTACGGGTCGCTTGGACAATGCCGATGTAATATAAACAATACATATTTCGGTATTTGAAATGTAAAAAAGTGTAAAAAATAATAGTATATTCATTTATAATTTATAATTCAATATATTCAGTCCTACCTTTTTTCATAATCGGTTTCTCCAGTGTATGAGATACTAACCACGTAAGGAAACGGCTCGTAAATCCGAATGCGCGTGTTTTACTACCTTTGCATCCGTGAGGATGAATATGCAAATATTGTTGTCCACGTTGCGACACGTTCCTCTCCACAATACATTTTTTGATTTTATCGAAATCGTCTTGAAATACACTTGCAATATCATTGTTGGTTTTGAAAATCTCGTCCAAATCATAACGAACGATTGCGATGATTCGTTGGTCTTTAACATCTTTGCTAGTATTATTATTATGCTCTAACACCACAATAACGCCAGACTTGATTTTATTGTAATATTTCGTGTCGCAAATCGATTTTATGTTGGACTGGGACATATAAGCAATAATATCCTTTCCATTCGGGTCTCCTACATTCGTAAGTGTCAATCGTTCTTTTGCGTTATATGCGTTTTTACTGCAATTGACTCGTTTAAAATTCGTAGTCTTCAAATCTCCATACAGTAAATCGGTTTCTGGTCGGCTATTCGTCGGCGTCTTGAACAACCAAAATTCAATGTATTTGCCGAGATAGCCTTTGTCCTTTCCTGGACGACTACTAAACGTATTCTCATCGCAAAATTTCTTTATGCCTGGATTTTCTTTATGTGTTTGGTCAATCAACATATTACACGTCGCGTGTCCATTTGATTCAATAATACTGTAAAGTATTCGATTCAAATAGACTATATATTCTGGGTCGGCTATTGGGTCAAAATCGTCGACCTTCTTCTTGTATGAGCGCAAACTTTGTTTTGTAATTGAAATCATCGAATAATAGGACAATAGGATAGATGGTGAAATACATTTATATATGTATCTAACAATGCAATTCAATTTTTATCAGAAAATTGAATGACTTTTTATTTCAGAAGAAATGGAGACAATTCCACTTGCAACCGATTAATTATTGAGAAAACAAACTCAATACAAACCTCCTAACCCAATTCTAAACCGCCGAAAAACGCACTATAAAATGACTACAGTTGACTCTGATATCCTCGGATTGATTGATTCGTTCTCGTCGAAAATGACGATTGAGAAGAAAGTGGAAAAGTATAATGACGTAAATGAACTTTGCGAATTGATTGATGCATTCTCTTCTAAAATGACGATTGGCGATGCGATTGACATTGCGCTTGACTTTAGCGATGTAAATGAAATCCCCAAAGACGAATTCATTGGATTGACATCGATTTCTGCATCTTTTAAGAAAAAACCATTATATACGAAACTCGAATACGGCAAGATTTGCTTTGATAAATTCGTTACTGATATGAAATTCAATCCGCGTCCTATCTTCAGTCGAGCATCCGATTTTGCTGAACAAAGAATTGAATTAGTGTGCGAAGATTTCTTCGCAGAAGAGTCCATAAATCGCACTAGTCCAAACTCTTGGAAAATACAACATGAGTTTATTACTGTGGATATGTGCTTATACTTTTACACAGAATATTCGCAAGATGATACTCAACACGACGATTACGCTATTCATCGCGCTGCTGTATCAATGACCGCCGCATATGATATTAACAAAATGTATGGATATACTGAATATTCTACCGACGTATTTAACTGTGTAAATATATTCTACGTAACCTTGCGAGATGCACTAATGCAAGATTAACCTCTATTCGTTTAGATTAACCTCTATTCATACAGATTAAAAATCCGTATGAATAAATGCAAACGCCACTACGTAGTGATACGAAGTGATAGCGGAGTTGTCCCTCTTGAGGGACAATTCCGCGAATAGACGTTAAAAATCTATCACTGCGTATTTGAGTTTCGGTAAACGCCACTAACGTAGTGCTAAGAAGTGATAGAGGAGAGGAGCCTTGTGTCGCTTCCCGAGGACAATTCTACGAATAGATAATACAAAAAACTCAAAAAAATCGGAAAATTCAGAAAAATCAAAAAATTCAAAAAACCCAAAAAACCCAAAAAATCAAAAAAATCAAAAAAATCAAAAAAATCAAAAAAATCAAAAAAATCAAAAAAATCAAAAAAATCAAAAAAATCCAAAAAACAAAAAAAATCAAAAAAAAACGAACCCACCTTTTTTCACGAATTATTTATGCAGATTGGCAATAAAATGCGATAATGTTTTTTGCAGTCCTTCTTCTAACCCAATTTTCGGCGAAAACCCGAGAAGACGGCGCGCATTACGTATATCCGGTCTTCTCAACACCGGGTCGTCTTCCATCTTTCCTATCCGAGTAACAATCAACTTTGTCCCAATAATTGTTTCAAATATCTTTACTAACTCATTTATAGAACATTCTGTATCCGGATTGCCTAGATTGATTGGACCAACTTCATTTGATGCCATAAGCGAGAGGAGACCATCCAACATATCATCAATATAACAAAAACTTCGTGTCTGTCTCCCATCACCGTGAATCAATACGGGCCGATTATGAATAATTTGCTTTATTATATTTGTCACGACTCTCCCATCATCTATATCCATATAAGGACCATATGTATTGAAAATACGACATATTTTGAAATCATAGCCATATTTGAGGCGATACTCATACACATATGTTTCTGCACAACGTTTGCTTTCATCGTAGCAACTCCTCTCGCCGACCGTATTCACATTTCCATAATATGATTCTTTTTGCGGATGTTCGAGAGGATTGCCATATACTTCCGAAGTAGATGTCAATAAGAATTTAGCGCTATTTTTTACGGCCAATTCCAGCATATTGATTGTGCCAATCACATTAACGTTCATTGTTTCTAACGGATACATTCGGTATTTAGGCGGAGAGGCAATCGATGCTAAATGATAAATTTCATCTATCTTCGGCAACTCATTCAGAATAGCGTGGCCTTTCACTACGTCACACCGTATAAATTGAAATCTGTTATGTGGAGGACAAGATATATCTGCTATATCAAGACCGATAATATAATCCGCGGTGGTTTTCAAGAGATGTTTTACAAGATTTGTCCCTATGAATCCTGCACAACCAGTAATCAATATCGTTTTCATTTTTTGGTAGTTGAAAAGAGTTAAAGAATGTATAGTAGTTGAATATACATTGATTGCAAATAATGAGCGAAACTTACTCTCCGTTAATAACATTGCAGGATTTTGCGGTAAAATTACAAAACAACCCAGGTGTTTTTATTGTTAAACTCGGCGCGGATTGGTGCGGACCCTGCAAAAAGATTGAAGTATTAGTACATTCGTGTATGAGTCAAGCCCCATCGAACGTAGAATGTGCGATAATCGACGTAGATGAATCTTTGGAAATTTACAGTTTTTTAAAACGAAATCGCGTGATTAATGGAATTCCGGCAATTTTAGCGTATTATGCCGGCAACGCGAAGCATATTCCAGACTATAGTGTTATTGGTGCCGACCAGAATCAAATTGTCGCTTTTTTCCAGCGATGTTATAAACAATCCGAAATGAAATTGAATTAACGTCTATTAGTGGAATTGTCCCTCTTGAAGCGGAGCGACCAAGGGACAACTCCGCTATCACTTCGTATCACTACGTAGTGGCGTTTGCCGAAACTCATATAGATTTTTAATCTGTATGAGTAGAGGTTAACGTCTATTCGCGGAATTGTCCCTCAGGAGGGACAACTCCGCTATATAGCGTTTGCCGAAACTCATATGGATTTTTAATCTATATGAGTAGAGGTTAACCTCTATCCGCGGAAGTTATCGTCGCATTTTCCGGGACTTTCTCTTTCGCTTATTTTTCTTTGATTTGTTCCTAAATGACCGCTTTTTGTGTTTTTTACCGCCAGTCATTCCTGATACGGCTTCTTCTTTTGGTGGTTCTTCTTTTGGTTCTTCTTCTTTTGGGGATTCTTCCTCTTCTTGCGCTTCTTCTTCTTTTGGGGATTCTTTCTCTTCTTGCGCTTCTTCTTCCGTCGTTCCGGGCATTACCGAAGTCAATGCAGCAATTGAGTTCTCGGTTACATCTGTCATTGATTTTGCCGCGTTTGTCACCTCATCAGTTACGCCACTTGTTGCAGTAACATATGCTAATATTCCGGTAGTTAAACCGACCATTCCATACGTTACTAATGGCACACCATAAATCTGCATATTCATTAAATCCGCCATTTCTGAAAAGAATTATATAATTTACATTCATTTTACAATCCTAGAAACGATTTAAAGAATAAATTTGATTATAAATCAACAATACACCCAGCCCAGTAAAGCACTACACGTTTTGCGAGAATAAGATGTCCGAAACCCACTCTTACAAGTCCCCTGAAGTAGATGATGCATCCGAGTTTTCCGAGTATGATGGCTATTATGTAAATGAGAGAGGCGACCGCCATTCAGATGAGTCATCCAGTTACCATATGTCGGAGAAAGCTGACCCCAAGTCTATAAACAAAAAATATGTTAGTAGATATAATCCGGCTTTAAAGAAAAATGTGCGCGTAGAATTTTTTCCTACGAATCGTACGTCAAACTCGTTTATTAAGCACGCTATGAGTGGGACAGTTCAATCTGCAGATGGAAGAGTATTCCGTTCTGGAACCAAAGATGAAGATTTATTTTTTAGTGTTATATTGGCAACCGGCGAGATAGTTGGCGATGCGCCATTACTATTCTACGATAATCCCGAACAATACGAGAGACATTTCTTCATCAATGTGCCTCAGACTATTAAAACCCGATGGATGGAAAAACGGAATGCAGCAATGCACTTATTGACAAAGAAAAACTAGGTACGCAATATTGATTTACTGTGATTTTTACTTTTTATATGTAGTTGTATAAAACTTCATATAATGTCCTCTCCTATTTACATTCCGACAAATTGCGATTTGTTTCGTATTCCCCAAGTAACAACTGGTGTATGGTTAGTGAAACGGTTATTCGTAATAGTATAAATTGTCGGATATAACAACTTTTCAACCTCCATTTGGTCCATTTCCTCTTCTGTCAAAACCGTATCTTCTTTCTCTTCTAAATATTGAGTATCGGTGGTCGGCTCATCTACTACATATCTTGTTTTCCAAGCAAACATAACGAATCTTCTCGGCGGATAATTTACACTATCGGATTCATTTGCAAGTAATGGATGAATAGTAAAGCAGTAACGGGAGTCATATGCGTCCGATATATCTTCCGTTTCTAACCCGTATTCTTCTATTTTCATATCCTCTTCTTCTTTTATTTTCGCCGTTTCTGGGTTTGCTAAAATAGTTGCAAATGCGTTGTCTCGCTTCTCAACGCCAAAAACAACAAAAGGAATTAGTGCGTATTGTCCATTTTCGTCCTCGATATTCCACAACTTGTCGTGCTTCAAAAAAAGTTCAGATATGTTCGATTCCACCTCGTCTTCCAATATCTTCTTCTCAAAGAATAATTCATCCACCGTTGCCCATTTCAGCGTCGTCTTTACATTTAAATCACTGATAGGATAAACAGTTGATTCTGGATTTCTGCAAAAAAGTTTGTCTAGAGAGGGAGAATCAATTATGGATTCTAATGCATCGTAGTTCAGAAAAGCAAATAGTTGTTTTTTACCTTGAATCTCCTCTGCTACCAGTCCTATATAAATAGAATCCAGTGCAGAATCAAATGAAGAACATTCTATTTTTAATTCCTCTTTAGCATTGTCATCTGATTTAGAAGGTTCTTTGTCTTCTGATTTAGAAGGTTCTTGCGGTTGTGGTTCGATAGGAAGTTGTTCGCCCATTTGTTTTCTTGGTTGCAAATCAGCACCTCCTTCACTACTGCATAACTGTATATCGAGCAACTCCACCAATACATTAAACATATCACATTTAAAACTGGAATTGTTTTGTTCTGCATCCAATAGTGATTTATAGTGGAAAGAAGGAAATCCAAATTTGTCCTCTTTTTTTGTGGTGATAAATTTCAAAAAAGGTGTCACACCTTTCCCATCAAAATTGCACGATTTATCCAACGAATAAATACACAGATAAACCTCTCCATCATACATTGCAGATTCATCGTCGAATAGGTCATTTATATTACGATAGAGAGGATTGTCGTCTAAATATTTGTATATGCCCATATCCGGAATGCCTATGCGGTCTAATATTCCATCTCCACCAGTCTGTTTTGTAGCGGGCGGATTGACTACATCCAATTTAATGATAGATGGGTCGTTTGAGGCCGGGTCAGTAATATTTTGCATTTGAAATTCTTTTGACGCTTTTGCGATAACCGGTAACTTATAATTCGGGTCCGGATACAATTGGACTAAATTCAAAAAACGGTCAAAATCGGTTGATGTATCGAATCCAGATACTCGTTCTCGCATTTCATATCCGTATTTCTTCTTATCTTGTTCTTCTTTACTAGCATCATCACTCGGGAATTGTTGATACACCAGCATATCTACACCCACTTTTGCGTCGGTTTTCTTCGGTTGACCTTTGGGCATTTCAAAAAATCGAAAGAAATCATCCATACTCGGGAATATTTTGTCCAACTGCAAAAAATAATAATAGTAATACAAGTCGTCAAAAAACATCGGGTTTGCATACATATTCATATTGCGGAGTAAAGTGATGTTAAATAACAAGAGGTCGCGCAAGTCATAATCGTTATATTCAGTTGCCAATTTATTCGCAGATAAATCATTTGTATTGTCGGCATTTACTTGCGCCTTAAGTCTTTCTGCCAGGCGCATATATACCTGCAAAAAGAATGGAATGTATTCGGTCTTTATATCTTCTGCTTTGCATGGACCGTTAGACTGGTCCTTGACTACATCCAATAATCCCATAACCTCCATATTGTCCCATCTGTTAGGTAATACAATGAATTCTGCATTTACCTGTTCTTGTGCAAACTGTAATAGTCCTTTCATTTCGGACATTTCAAATAAATCTACCAGCCATCCCATCGGCGCGCCACACTGTATCTTTTTCGGTTGTGACTGTTGTTCTTGAATGGCTAATTCTTTTTGATTAACTAATTTTTTTTGATTGACTGATTTGACTTGTCGAGGGGCTTTTGCCATCCCGTCAGTATTAATTTTGTCTTCCGAATGTGAGTCACTTTGTTTATTGGATGCCGCTACACTAGCCGCAACAGAAGCAGCAATCGAATCATTCGGAGCCACACCACCAATATATGTTTTGCCGATATTGAGAGGCAAGTATACTCGTTTTTGGAACAATTTACGTTTTGTCTCTTTCCAACCTTCGTGAAAGTCTCGCCAGAGTTCCGACCCAGGTTTTCCTAAAAATAGACGTCGGTGTAAATCCAATTCCGGGTCTTTCAAGACAACCTCGTCATTCTTTCTATAGCGAAACGACTTGTTGCGTTTTCGTTTTTTTATATGCATATTCCGTTGCTTTACTATATGCGTCGATTTTGTGGCATATAATAAACCGTATTCATTCGTCCCTCTTTTGTAAAGGCATCATTTTGTCTCGAATCGCTGATATTATTACACAATCAGGAATCATTGTAGGTAATTGAGGCATCGTCTGTTTTTCAAAATATTTCGCGTCTTTACCGCAATATTCATCATATTTTCTTGCTATAGAACAATATTGATATTCCACATTCTTTTTGTATTTGACCCCATTTACCAAGAAATTGTATTCATTTTTATTATCAACGATTTCTGGAAATAAATCGCATTTGCCAAATTGGTTTCCTGACAATAAATTCGGCTTGAAATGCTTGCAATAAATACAAAATTTCGTGTTTTCTGCAAAAGTCGTAAAAAACGACAACAAAAATATTAAAAATTGCAACATATCTTTCTATTACCAAATCAATATTGGTTTATATCCATTTCGGTTATAAATCATTTCCTCCTCTCTTTTTATTTTGCAATAAACGGTAAGAAATTGAATCAGTTTTCATTTTATAATTAAAAAATACAATAAAGTAACAGATATGAATATTCTATTTACTCGCTATTTATACGAACTTTCGTTCGTCGAAAGCAGTCTCGAACTTTCTCTTCTTGAGAAGAAACGAGAGGAAGCGCTTTTCTGGGTATATGAAATCTACCACTCTGGATTCAAAATCCACGCGTGGCAATTCACAATTGCATTATACAATGCACATTATCTAAAACATTATAGCAAATTTAAAGCCCGGTTGGATAAACTATATGCGGAATGGCGCGAGACTGGAAACGATTGTCTTTTGGGCACGGTTGTTGGGACACTCGCCTCTTGGAATCCCAATCAAGTAACGAATAAACGGCATTTGATTATTCTTTACAAAGAAGACCGGCACGTTACGAAATCGGCTATTGTACAACCGTATCACTATTTAAAACAAATAAGTAAATATGCAGTACGTTTTAACGAGCACGTCGATTTGGATGTTTTGCAGGAAGTGCGAGAGGCCTATTTGGGACAAGATTGGCTGTATTACTGCTCTAAAACGCCCATTTGGCAAGAACGTATCTTCTCTGCAAACGGAATTGTAAATGATGAGAAGAGATGCGTCGAATTTATAAACGACGTCGCACTTGAATCATTCTACAATATGTGGGGATTCGAACCGGACGAACAACCTGCCGATATACATATTTTACGCGGCATCCTATAATCGCAACCAGTAGATAGAAGAAGTCACCAAATAAAATAACGCACCGCCCCATAACGTATCTATAAGAGCAATCGTTGCATTCCAATCTTTCAATACTGCATAACTTGTTGTCTCATATACTGCATATACGCCAAATCCTAATAACCCAGCGTCCATAGCCGATTTACGCGGTTCAATAATAAAATATGATAATAATGCTGCTAACACAATATAACATAAAATCGCACCTATAAATCGTATTTTTATTGGAGCTCCTTGGACTACAAGAACCATACGATTGAATGACGGGTAGATAAGCTGCAAATATATTGAGTCGAAAAGTAAGAGAAGGACAAATATTGCTAGAACGCGCTTCCACATTTTTATTTGTATATACACCTTCGGACATTTAAAATGGGACAGTTTATATTTTATTTTATAATATTATATGAACAAAATTTTAACGTCTATTCGCGGAATTGTCCCTCTTGAAGCGGAGCGACCAAGGGACAACTCCGCTATCACTCCGTATCGCTACGTAGTGGCGTTTGCCGAAACTCAAATGCGCAGTGATAGATTTTTAATCTATATGAGTAGAGGTTAAATGTCCAAAGGTGTAAAGATATAGATATATGAAAATGTAATGAATATGGTATGGAAGCGCGTGAGAAAATAATGTGGTATGTGGGAATTGTTGCTATGAATCGGGAAGGGATTATTGGGGTGACGGGGCGGGATGGGAAACAGAGAATACCTTGGTTAAGCGACACAAGGCCTCCCGTTAGGGAAGACCGACAGCCCGCCTTTGGAGCGACCCCAAAAGATATATCCGCCGTAGTGCGAGAGGATATGCGTCATTTCCGTAAAATAACAGCCGGAAACATTGTGATAATGGGCAGGAAAACATTTGAAAGTCTTCCGAACGGTCCTCTACCAAATAGAATACACGTTGTATTAACGCGAAGAACGATTTCCCCCGAAATCCCAAATGTCTATTTTACTTCTCTTGAAAAGGTAGACACAACAATATACGACATTCTTCTCACCTATCCAAATAAGAAAGTGTTTGTATGTGGCGGAGAGGAGATATATCGCGCTTTATTGCCAAGTTGTGACCGATTATACATCACCGAGATTCCATATGCGATTGACTTGACAGAAGGAGAAACAGTTACCCGATTTGTCCCAAAAGAGGAATGGGCCTACATATTTCAGCGAACTCGCAAAGACGAAAATGGAAACCAAGTTTTCAATCTATATTTTCGGAAAGGATTCGATTTTGCTACTTTACTAAATACATAATAAATTACATATAATGCCAAACACAGCAATATAATTCCATTTAGTAGTCCAATTTTATAACTAATGGAATACCCAGGTTCAACTTGTTTATCTAACTGGAGGAGCCGTAAATAGAATTTAATGAGAAGACTTACACACCAAAAAATAATATTGCCGTTTCCCCAATTATTCTGATTATCGGTTTCCGGAAAAAGTTGGTAGCATAACGGTTCGTTATAGATATACTGGGTTGTCGATAAATTGAGCTGGTAATAAACATCCCAATCTGTTATGTGTTCTCGATTTGAGAGGGTAGATTCTACGCATTTTTCGCTGTAAATGACGCAATGTGTTCCGCAAGAGAATCCCATATATGTATTTATAGTTCTCGGAATTGTTATCATTGGGATAGTACCTAAACGCAAAATAAAATTTTCATCTCTGGCATTGTTCAGTATTTGTTCGATTTTTCTGCGATGTTCCGATTGAGTTATCTTATCGGTGAATATAAAATCGTCTTCTAATATCAACACCCTTTTCTTACTGTTACCGTTCCCTTTTTGCGACAACTTATAGTGTTCAAATGCCCATAAATACGCGTGAATCAAGTCATCGGACGGCGTTTTTATGCCATATTCTTCACCACATTTACGATATCCTTTATTATAGACAATATGCACCGTATTTGTTGGGTGGATTTTTTGCAGTTGATTCACCATATCCGGTTCTCGCCCATTTCCTTCTAAGTGTATAACATACGTAGCGTCAACACAATTATCCAAAATACCATCGGTGAACCGCAATGTTTTTACGGTATATTTGTCCATCATATAGTATTTGCTTATATAATTGTCAACCTCTACCCATATATATTAGCGTCTATTCGCGGAACTGTCCCTCGGTCGCTTCGCTTCAAGAGGGACAATTTCACTAATAGACGTTAATGAGTGCAATAAAAATACAAGTCAAATAGTTGTATTTTTCTGTAAATATATTTGATACGGTTATATATAGATTACAAAAATGATGCAAAATATAATGTATGGCGCGAGAAGCAATGATTTGCAAAAGTATTGCGCCTATCAAAATTGTATTAAACAAATTGAATATAGTCGATTAAAAACAAGCACGAACGATACAAGCGTCACAAAGCGAACGCGTTTCGCTCAATATGTTAGCGGCGCAAACCGTGTGGGAAAATGCACGAAAAAAATAAATTGGATACCGTTTAATGCTAATTTGTTTTTAAGTGGAACGGTTGACTATATTCAATTGCCGATTGATACTGCATCTTACATAACTGGTGCTCCGCCGGGAACTACATATAGTCCTTCTCAAATTACTGCATCAAATGTCAGCATTAATAAACGATTTATTACATTTTCGGATATTATAGTTACGCTGCTGCCGAACGAGAATGAAAGTGGGTATGTTCCTGGCAAGTATTCCGGTAAATTAACGGTTATCAATATACCGGTAAATTTAACGCTAAGTGGCGAGATTAACTATAGTCAATTACCAATTGATACCGCACTTTACGTAACTGAAGATGTTTCGGGTGTTACATTTTCGCAAATTACAACCTCACTAGTAAATACGAATGGCCGAATTATCCGCATTTCAGATATTGAAGTTACATTGCCTACCGGGTATGTTCCAGGAAATTATTCCGGTGAATTATATGTTAATAATACACCAGTCAGTTTAAGTTTAAGTGGCGCAATCGATTATGGACAATTACCTATTAATATTTCGGCTTACGTAACTGGCGCTCCAGTTGGAACCTCATACATTCCTTCTCAAATTATTGCACCAAATGTAAGCGTTACTAAACGGGTTTTTACATTTTCAGATTTTGCGGTTATACTACCTACTGGGTATATTCCGGAAAATTATTCCGGCCAACTAACTGTTAGCAATATACCCGTGAATTTAACTTTAGATGGAGTTGTTGATTATATTCAATTACCTATTAATACTTCGGCTTACGTAACTGGCGCTCCAGTTGGAACCGCATATAATCCCTCTCGTATTTTTGAATCAAATGTAAGCATTACTAAACGGATTTTTACCTTTTCAGATATTGCGGTTTCATTTCCTACTGGGTATGTTCAGGGCGACTATTCCGGGGAATTTGAAGTTAATAATATACCGGTAAATCTAAATTTAAGTGGAACAACTAATTATGGTGAATTGCCGATTGATATATCAACTTACATTACAGGTGCTCCCGCTGGAACTATATATAGTCCTTCTCAAATTACTACATCACTAGTAAATACGAATGGTCGAATTATCCGATTTTCAAATATTGCTACAGTTACATTTCCTACCGGGTATATTGCTGGCAGTTATTTCGGGGAATTTGCCGTTAATAATGTACCAGTCGATTTAACTCTAAGTGGCGTGATTAACTATAGTCAATTACCGATTAATATATCAACTTACATTACGGGTGCCCCCGCAGGAACTACATACGCTCCATCTCAGATTACTACATCAAATGTAAGCACTTCTAAACGGATTTTTGCGATATCCGAGTTTGTAGTTACATTGCCTACTGGGTATATTCAGCAGGATTATTCCGGGGAAATAATTGTTAACGTCTATTAGCGGAATTGTCCCTATTGAGGGACAACTCCGCTATATAGCGTTTGCATTTATTCATACAGATTTTTAATCTGTATGAATAGAGGTTAATAATGTACCGGTCGATTTAAGTTTAAGTGGCGCAATCAATTATGGTCAATTGCCGATTGATATATCAACTTACATTACAGGTGCCCCTGCAGGAACTACATACACTCCATCTCAGATTACTACATCAAATGTAAGCACTTCTAAACGGATTTTTACTTTTTCGGATATTACTGCAGTTACATTTCCTACCGGGTATATTGCTGGCGGTTATTTCGGGGAATTTGCTGTTAATAATGTACCAGTCGATTTAACTCTAAGTTGAGCAATCAATTATGGTGAATTGCCGATTGATATATCAACTTACATTACGGGTGCCTCTGCAGGAACTACATACAGCCCATCTCAGATTACCGCATCAAATGTAAGCACTTCTAAACGGATTTTTACTTTTTCAGATATTACTACAGTTACATTTCCTACCGGGTATATTGCTGGCAATTATTCAGGTCAATTAGCGGTTAATAATATTCCAGTCAATTTAACTCTAAACGGAACGTATAATATACAATTACCAATTGATATTGCATCTTACATAAATGGTGCTCCTACTGGCACTACATATATTCCTTCGCAAATTACCGATTACGGTAAATATACATTTAGTAATATTACGGTGAATTTGCCGACTGGGTATATTGCAGGAACATATTCCGGGTCGATTACATTTCAAGTTCAACTACAAAATGGCAATTTTGCTCAGCCACAACTATCAAACAATAGTTTTGAATATATAACTAGCAATAATAGTGGTGTTCAAGGATGGAATTTTAGTGCTGTATTGATTAACAATTCATCCGCGTGGGGTTTTCCGAGACCGTACCCAGCTGGGGTCCAAGCGGTGTCTCTTCAACGGACGGGGTCCATTAAACAATCCTCGATTCCATTGAAAAGCGGAACTTATAAAATATCGTTCCGCGCTTGCGGAAGACCTGCACAAGGTGGTTCAAATCCAATAGACGTAATATTTGGTTTAAATGGTGCGAACACAATAGTGTCATATGGTATTACGCCGCCAACCAGCATCGGCTGGATAAGTGTTCAGACTGATAATTTATCTATAAATACTAGCGGTAATTATGAATTAGGGTTTTACGGAACATCTGTCTCGGAAGATAAATCAACCGCTATTCAAGATGTTCGTTTAATCGTAGTATCATAATAGATAATAATGTTCAGCTGTATGCAGTAAAAGTAAATTCGGTGTAAATAAAAGCCCATTCATTTTTCTGTAGTGGCCTAATATGAATAAAAAAACAGAATAGTTACCTATTCCATTTTTTATTTTAGGGGTTTTTTAGAGTTTTTACTGTAGTTTTATAACTGGACAACTTGACTTACCTCTGTTATCGCATTTCACTTATTCTTCTTCGTCGCTTTGTTCAGCGATTCGATTGTTTATATGTACGTTATTTTTCATTAGATATTCAACGCATTTTATATGGCTATTCGCATAATGAACGGTGCTTTCGTCACAAGGACATCCATTCTGATGAAGATACATTAGACAGTCCAAACGTCCATTTATTGCTGCACTATTACTGGTCCATACATCCCAATGACACCCAATATAGCGGAGATATTTTAGGCAATCGAGATGTCCGTTTTCGGCGGCAGCAGTGGTCGCCCATTCGTCAAACTCGCAACCATTCTCGTAGAGATACTCGACACAGCTCACAAATCCACCTCTAGCCGCACACATACTTGTCAGTGTGCTCCAGGTGCTTCCTTGACTTTTCAAGTACTCCATACAAGCTAGATGGCCATTTTCGGCTGCACTATTGATGGCGTCTTCATCATACGGACAACCATTTTCTACCATATATTTTAAACATTCTACGTATCCGTTAGCGGCTGCGCACTGAACGGTGTTTTCATTCCAAGAACAACCATTTTCTCGCGAATATTTCAAACATTTCAAATGTCCCGCTTTATCTCCAGAATAGCATTCAATACCAGTTAAAGAACAGCCATTTTTGTGAAGATAAACAAGGCACTCATATTGGCCTGCGCGGATAGCGCTTCTGCAAATATTTGCTTCTTTCCAAGGACAACCGGCACGACGTAAATATTGCAGGCACTCTAATTCGCCGTAATGCGCCGCAAAATTGCAAGTCCATTCATTGCGCGGACATCCGTTTTCGAGTAGATATTTCAGACATTCTGCTTTGCCGTTGCGAATTGCCGCCATACACACTTGGTCATCATTCAAGCGAAACCCATTCTGCGTAAGGAATTTTATGCATTGGATGTGTCCTCCGTATGCCGCTGAACGAAGCGTATATTCGGATATAGGATAATTGCATTGAACCAGGTATTTTAGTAATAGTAAATACCCGTTTTCCGCCGCTCGCAAACATAAATCCTCCGTGAGAGGCCAAGAGACTAACAACTTTATTTCTTCGACGATTTGCATATCGTAGAAAGTCGCGGATATTTCGGCATAATTAAATTTGCTATTGCGCATTTTGACTGCAAAGTCGAAAATTGTTTGGTACGGAAGGTCTTCGTATTTCACCATCCAAAAGCGCAAGGTGTGGAACAAATGCACCAAATCTTGCAAATCACGAATTTCGGTATTTTCCTTATAATGCTTTTCTTCGACTTCAATCATTGCGTCGTCATCGCATTCCTGATTATTTTCCATTGCATTTTCATACAACATACTTTTAATCAAGTATTTTGGCACGTCGTTCAAGTCGATTTGCATTATTTTTACAGTTCGTTTTATAGTTTATATTTGCGGGCTGTTTCGTTTCGTTTTGTTTTGGGTGAATATGCTTATGCATTCGCTGTCGGTAGAACGCATACAATAAAAAGGCGTTCAATTTTTTGCGGTTATTTTACAAATAATCTCTCGCGCGGAATAAAGTGGCAAAATATACATCATTGTATATTTTCTGTCATAGCAAAAAATTGAAATAGATTAAACCGGAGATGGAATGTAAACAAACGCATCTAGCAAAATGTCTGTCTCTGTGCTCGTCACTGAACCGGACACCTATTCCCCAAGTATATCGGATGACGGAAAATATATTGATATGATTCCGACGTTCAGTGGTCGCACACAAGGTATGAGATGTCCTTGCAACAATCATTCCTTTACCGCGCGTCAAGCATTCGTCACCCATACAAAAACCGCAATACATAAACGCTGGCTGGAAACGCACAATGCAAATCGTCTCAATTATTTACAAGAATTGGAACAAGCTAGGCAACTGATACAACAACAACGCATAATCATTGCGCAATTAGAACGCGAGAAGAACGATTTACGGCGAACTATCCATATTCTCAGTATGCCGACATCTATTCCAGCCGAGACATCTAGCAATTTATTAGATTTTGATTAGCAGCGTATCTCAGTCAATATATTTCGGTAAGAGAAGAGAAGAGAAGAGAAGAGAAGAGAAGAGAAGAGAAGAGAGGTAAAGAACCGACGTAAAATCACAATATTATATGTCATTGGATAAAGTATATTCTGTCTTATATGAATAACACATTTTTTGCATTTTTCATTTTTGTAGTGACATTGTTTCTTTATATACACATAACCGCACAGTGGAAAACCAGCAATGATTTAGAGATATATGAAGCCGATTTCGTATCCGCCTCTCAACTGCAAGAAATTTGTTCGGTGAAACAACCAGTCGTATTCAAATTCGACAAACCCGGACAACTAACCGACCCAACTATTTTGCGATTTTTTCACAAATTCCAACTGGATAATTTCGAAAAGTATGACAATCTCGATATTCGCGTGAAAGACCGGCAAGATTACGCGACAGTCAATGAAAAAGACCCGACAGTCGATTCCGTTCCGCTCTCGTTTCGGAGTGCTCGTCGTCTTTTAACCACCGACACAAACGCAAAATACTTTAGTGAGAAGAATGAAACGTTTTTAGAAGAAAGCAGTCTCGACCGTTTTTATCAACCTCTCGACAATGTTCTAAAACCACAATTGAATGCATATGTGAAACACGATATGATACTCGGTAGTCCTCTCGCTACCACGCCATTCCGTTATCATTTAGAATCGCATCATTTTATTGCAGTGACGAGAGGCAAAATACACGTTAAAGTTTGTCCACCGAAATACAGCAAAATCATTCCACATTTCAAAGACTATGAGAATTACGAATTTTGGTCACCTCTCAACACTGAATCGCCGAGATTTAAAGATGTATGTCAGAGGATAAAAATACTCGATATCGACGTTTATCCCGGCGACGTATTGTTTTTGCCGCCTTATTGGTGGTATTCTATCCAATTTAGTGGAGATGCCAATACCACCGTAGCTACACTCACATACGACGTTGCTATGAACGTTTTGGCACAATCGAATCACTGGGGACTTTATTATTTGCAGCAGAGTAATATAAAGAAACGGCCGACGAAGAATATTATTGCTTCGGAAGACGGACAACCGCGAAATCGAGAGGAAAATTCGGCCACTTCTTCGGAGCCGACGCCTGCTTTAGAAGAATCCGCGCCGGTGAAACGCGAAATAGTAACCAACGCCGGCATATATGTGACGAGCGGGGGGGAAATGACAAACCATTAGAAACATATGTAGTTGAGTAATATACATATGTTTTTGCTTCCTCTCCTCTTTGTTTGTGCCACTGCAAGTGTATTTGCCGGCGCATCCTCTCCTATCCCCGTAAATACGTTGGATATTGCAAAGTATTTAGGCGAATGGTATCAAATCTATGGTTCTCCCACAAACGTCATTTTCCAAGGATACGGCAAATGTATTACTGCCTATTACGGCGAATTGGCCGACAGCGGAAATGTCAGTGTCTTGAATTCCCAATTGAACTTGAAAGGTGATTTGGAGACAATATCCGGATACGCTTATTATGCGAATGCGAGCGAACCCGGCAAATTGACGGTGCATTTGAATGGCACGCCAGTTGATGCACCTTATTGGGTCGTTTCTTTAGGAGAGGTGAAGTATGGCCAATACCAATACAGTATTGTTACTTCACCTTCCGGCATTTCTTTGTGGGTATTAGCGCGAAATGTGCGTGCGTTTTCGCGTGATTATGATGCAGAAGTGCGGAAATACTTAGATGCGGCGGCATATAAATATGTTGCTATTGAACAGGGTGATGTGATGTGCAAAGACGCAGTGGAAGAAGAATTGAATGCGAATTACAAGTCGGAATGTCAAGTAGCGACGTATTTGAGGAACGCGGGGTTTTCGCAATCGACTTTGCCGACAATGGTATGTATTAGTAAATACGAGAGTTCGTTTAATTGCGATGCGACGAATAAGAATACAGACGGGTCGACGGATTACGGGTTGATGCAAATCAATAGTTATTATTGGTGCTCTGGCGACCCTCTCTCGAAATACAATGAATGCAAGATTTCGTGCTCGAGTTTATTTGATTGCCAGAACAATGCAAATTGCGCTTATACTGTTTGGAAACAGCAGGGATACAATGCTTGGTATGGTTATAAGTATCACAAAACAGAATGCGATAATTATAAATTAAATTGCTAACTTTTATTTGTTGACGTCTATTAGTGGAATTGTCCATCTGTCGCCTTCGCTTCGGTCCCTCCCTAACGGGAGTCCTTGTGTCGCTTCGGTCGCTCCAAAGGCGGGCCGTCGGTCGCTTCGGTCGCTCCAAAGGCGGGCCGTCGGTCGCTTCGAGAGGGACATTTCCACGAATAGACATTACCTGAGTTTTTATACATAAGCTTCTTCGCTTAATTCGCTCTCACAGTCTTCTAGTTCCATCGCGTCTTGTTCGGCAGCGGGTTTGGTATAAACCATTTTCGACTTTCCGCTTCGGTGTTTTGGTGGTGGATTATCTTCGTCCGTATCTTCTTCCTCCTCCTCCTCCTCCTCCTCCTCCTCCTCCTCATCCTCCTCCTCCTCATCCTCCTCATCCTCCTCATCCTCCTCATCCACGATAAATCCGTCTTTCACATAACCCTGCTTTGTTTGTTTTACTGGAGCGCCTGTTTTCTGTTGAATGTTTTCCAATTCATCGTCTGTGCCAATATCTTCTTCATCCTCTTCATCCGAATCACCGACGTCTTCAAATCCACCAAACAAATATTCGTAGATTTCTTCCCAATCATCCTCTTCTAAGTTGATGACTTCTTTTGTTTTTGCATCATATCCGACTAATATGCACGAACCGAAAAACAGCGCGTTATCTACGGGCGGCGGAAAATCGTATTTATTCTCTTGTCCGGCACGTCCTGTTTTCTTCGCATATAATCGGACTAAATGGTCTAATCCGTCTTCGGTTCCCCACGTGTGTTGAAGGACAAATCCTTCACCGGATTTAAACCCGGCCTTCTTGTAAAGCGTATTATTATCAACATCCTTCACATTATTTGCTTTAACCGTTCCCGATTTATCGATAATCACAATTTTCGGCATTTCTATAGACAAGCAGTGTTATCCATTCTTATGGTTCCCGGTTTATGTTATTTCATTTTATTGTTTTTTTTCGCAGGCTCATCCGTACCAGCTTCGATAAAAATATGGAAAAATAATATAAACCATAATGCTTACTAAAAATACAACATACTAACACCGATAGCAATCGCGATGGAGCAAATTACTATAGACCAAATCAAAAATAATTGTTTAGCTGTATTTTTGAAATACAAGCGATTGTGTGTCCAAACAAAAATGCAAATAAATGAAATGCGAAAAACATATGTTGTGTTCAGTGCAATATGCGATTTCATTGAATATATCTGGAGTATATTGCAGTGGGGTTTCATTTGTTCGGCGTATTCGGCGGTCGAACCGACTGAACCTGCGTGGATATCTGTTTGCAAATACTATCCGTCCACATTTATCGGCGCAGACAAAGACTATGGATTTGATATGGCAGTAAAAGATTTTGTTCCTGCGAGGATTATTTCTTTGCCCGATGGGTTACAGGTGGCATACCCTGAAAAAGCACAATTGAATATTGAATATATACGGTTCAGTGCCCATTATTTGGAATACTGGAATAAGAATGCGTTTCAGACAAATCGGATAAACTGTTTCGAGCATCCACAATGGCGATTTTACAAGAAAGAATATGAGCGTGAGTGTAGCCCGTATGTGGAAAGCAATTGGCCGAATGATTCATTGATTGTCGCGAAAGCTTGTCCAGCGGCGGTTCGTGTGCGCACTATGAAAAATATCAATCTAGAAGAAGATTTGCGCGAACTCAAACCGTGTCGGTACAAATTTGTAGGAGTCGAATATAAATGCGGTTCAGGTGCAGCAATACCGATTGATATACCAAAATCGCATTATATTGTTGGAAATGAACTTCTTTCCAAAGCATATATATTGCGGCATTTGGAACATCGATTTCCAGTGTATTCGAATTGGGAGTTTAATGAAAAAACATATTCGGTGTGCATTCTGGATTCAAACTTTAATACAATTACGATAAAAGGGGTGCAATATATTCTGCTAGAAGAGGAGGGATATGTAGTAAAATAAAGGGAACTGCGTTACTACGCAGTGCATTTGGAACCTTTTTTTTGGGCAGTAGTAGATAAATGCAACGAGGTTAGACCGAATTTGTAAAATTGAACAATATTTTCATTTATTTATATCATTTCATAAATTGCATAAAGAATAATAACTAATTACAATATAGGATTTTGCGCTGCTTAAAAATGAACATCGCTAAGAAAGTCACAACTAAATCGGAAGACGGCGCAAGTGCAAATCCGACCCAGACCCTGAACACAAATCGTAGTTTACTTGGTAAATGGAATTTGTATTACCATTTACCACAGAATAAAAACTGGGATTTAGCAAGTTACCAATTAATTTTAGGAGACATTGACACGGTCGATAAACTGATTACCATCGGTGAAGGATTGACTCCAAACGTAATGAAGTACTGTATGCTTTTCGTGATGCGCTCAGGTATTACGCCTATGTGGGAAGACCCGAAGAATCGTAATGGAGGATTCTTCTCTTATAAAGTCGCAAATAAATTCGTTCCGGAAGTATGGAAAACAATGTTTTATGCTTTATGTGGCGAAACATTAAGTTCCAATAAGAAATACAGCCATCTTATCAATGGTATCACGGTAAGTCCGAAAAAAAGTTTCTGCATTATTAAAATATGGATGCTGGATATGTCGATGCAAGATGGTAATGTAATCATCGATATACCAAATCTTACTAAACACGGAGTAGCATTTAAAGCACATAAACCTGAATTCTAAACACACACAACACGCATTAACCTCTATTCATACAAATTAAAAATCTGTATGAATAAATGCAAACGCTGATACGAAGTGATAGCGGAGTTGTCCCTTGGTCGCTCCAAAGGCGGGCCTCCCTAACGGGAGGCCTTGTGCCGCTTCAAGAGGGACAATTCCGCGAATAGACGTTAAGTATATTGGGAGTTTTCAATCAATTTTTCATCATTTCATTTACTGCTGCGTTGTTTTCGGGTAGCATTCGCAATCCGCTTTTCTTCTGCCATCTGTTTTTTTGTTGCAGCTTTCGCTTTTTTCTCCTCTTGTTTTTTTAGTTTTTCTTCCGCTGCCTGCTGTTTCTTTTCCGCTGCCTGCTGTTTCTTTTCCGCTGCCTGCTGTTTCTTTTCCGCCGCCTGCTGTTTCTTTTCCGCCGCCTGCTGTTTCTTTTCCGCCGCCTGCTGTTTCTTTTCCGCTGCATGTTGTTTCTTTTCCGCCGCCTGCCGTTTCTTTGCTTCTTTTTCATTTAGTTTGTTTTCTTTCGCACTCATCTCCATTCGTACTGCATTCTTTGATTCTTCCAAACTGGCATTAAATTCATCCGTTAATTCTTCATCGGCAGTCTCTTCTAATTTACGCATTTCGGCCTCTTTTTTTGCAAGTTGCTTTTCTTTTTGAATATTTTCTTTTACCGCCTTTTTAATACTGTCTTTCGTTTTCTTCTGAAACGAATTCAATTCTTTCACCGCCTTATTTGCACGGCGGGTCAGACGCTTCATAAATATATCATTTCGCTTCTTCGTTTTCTCTATCTGTTTCTTTGTATCTGCAATGGTTCGTCTGACTACCTGCGTCTCCGGCAAAGTTAAATCCGTTTTTAGCAAATTATTATACGATTTTAATCTCGATTGTTGAGAGGATATATCCGAACTCATTCGACTTTCCACCTTTTCCAATTCATATCGTATCGCATCCGCCAAATTTTTCGCACGAGTCAAACCAGGATTCGTTTCCAAATATGTGTCCAGGTCTTTTGTCGTTTTTAATTCTGTTCTACACTCTTTCATTTTGTAATAAAGCGAATTCTTGTATTTGTTGAAATCATCTGGATTGTCTCTGCGCGTTTGGCGGACCAACTTAAATCGGTCTATTTTCAACTTCTTTGCATCGGACAAATCCTTTTTAATGCTGTCCATTCGCGACTTCCATTCCGACGCCCTCTCTTTTGCTGTTTTCAACATACGATTTGCATATTTTTTTGCAATCGTATTGCAAATTGGGCGATAGGATTCAGGATATTCATCGCATACTTTATTGACTTTATTTACATTCGTTTTTGTGAATCCTTCCAACATAGTATCGTATTCCATTTTTGCGTCTTCCGCACTTTTACGTAACTCTTCCACATTCTCGTCTATCAAATCAGCGCCAATTATATCGAAATCTTCAATGTCTTTCTTTGTCTGCGCATCGGCAATCGGAATTAGCACCTCTCGTAATATAGGACGCGAAAACTGTCGGGCATCACCTTCGCGGTTCAAATAACTAACGTGTCCTGCGATATCGTCCAAAAACATATTTCTGCCAATTGCAGTAAAATCTCCAGCGTCGTCTAAATATGTATCCGCAAACTGGTCGAAATTTGTGGGGATTTGATTCTCCTCCGGTTTACACAAATTCACCAACTTAACCAATTCAATCGGGTCTTCTGTGATAGGTGTAGCAGTCATCAATAATACGCGCACAGAGTCTTTGCCAGATACCGCATAAGAATGCATCAATGCTTTGTGGAAAGCCTGCATATCTGGTCTTTCTATCGAAGAGAGGTCACCACCTCCGTACAATTTATGTGCTTCGTCAATAATGAGAAGTGTTTTCCTGAGAGGGTCAACCTCTCCATTTCGTTTCACCAATTGGTCATAGTATTGATTATTCTTGGAAACCAAATTACTAAATTGTTTATACGAAATTGGTCGAATACCCCACGATTTTGAGAGGAGACGCATCCGGCTCGGCATATCACTCGGTATATTCACTCCGGCTTCGATTTTACTGCGTATGTCTTCATGACAAACCATCTCAAACATATTTTTCCAAATATCGCTCTTTAATGTTGTTCTCGTCACCCAGAGAATAGTGTATCCGAGAGGTTCAAATTGTCTTGTAGCAGTCGCAATTGCAGTGCACGTTTTTCCGGTGCCTACAGATTGCCAAAGAAGCATTCCTTTCGCCGGATTTTCTGCAGTGAAATAAGTACTTATGAACTCTTGTGTTGGTGAAAACCGAATCAAGTTGGGAATCGCGCCGCCATCGAGAGACAATGCTGCTCGTTTCGGAGGCAAAGGTTTTGCGGTTGGCGGTAAATCGAGCGATTTCTGGACGATAGGCGATAACTCGGGACCTTCGTATCCACATAAATTCTCCATTTTCACAGGAGGCCATTTGTTTTGAGCGAAATTGGCTTGGACATATTTCGTGACTGCTTTGTATTTTTCACCAGGACGCGATGCTTCACTCAAGTGTTGCAATATAGACGTTTCACCGTCACCACCACTTATCGCAAATTCGTGGATTGGTTTATTTAGTTCATAATCAACCGACCCAGTAATCGCCAAATTCTCTAAGTTGGCAGTCAAGTTGAGAAGACGAATATCAATGTTTTTGCTTTTCAAGTAATATCCGAATGCCGATTCAGCGCCTTGGAAATCCGCGCGGAGTTCCGGGTCAATCGACAAATCGTATTTGAATACATTTAGTGGCCATCCTTCACGCGGATGAAATTGCAATCCTTTTTGCCCACAAGTTCGGGTTCCTCTACCTATCACTTGTTTCTGGTCAGCCATCGTTGTTTGCGGTTCAAATATATGCACGTATTTAATGTCAAATAAATCAATGCCTTCTTTAAATCCACTATCCATTACAATAATACGCGCTAGGTCACCGTAGACATTGTCCGGACGCAAATTGAAATTACGGAGCGCTTCTTTCTTTAACGAAACGCGCAATGGTTCATTATAAACGCTGACAGATGAGAGGAGGAAAAAGTTATTGCCTTTTGTCTTTTTCAAGTCGGTCTGGGATTTTACATACATTTTTGTTTTTTCGCCGACAGTGATGACGTCATACCCCAAATGATACCCGGTTGAAAGTAATGCCGCAGCAATCGCTTTTGCGCCTTGTGCGCCCTTTATATCGGAAAAAATGAAATGTTTGAATTTATGCCCGTAGCGAGCTTCGTCCTCTCTATCTAGTTTCCGAATATTCTGCAGAATATTTGCCAATTTAGGCGAGTTGATGACTAAACCCTTTGCTGTCTGGGTTGCATCGAATTCTGGCTTATCGAATTTATGGTGCTTCTCAACTTTCATCCAGTTGGACGTATTTCGGACACAATTCGGGTTAATTATAATTTGCTTTTCGGATTTCAATATCTTATCCATTTCTTTTACTTTTTGCACACTACTTGTTAAGCGGTTGAATGGTTCAATGACACGTTCTCTAAATTTTTCTTCCGATTCATCTATACTGATACCTAGATTAAGAACCCCGTTCTTCGACTGCCACGCGGCGGTTTCCCCAATAAAATCGGGTGTTGGAATAGAAGACGGCAAACTTTTTGATACGTTATTCGCCGACTGTTTCGTAGATGCATCTTCAACAGAGGAATCTACTTGTGAAGACTCGTCACTAGATGCGGTTGATTTAGATGATTCCGACATACTTGAAAGTTATATATTTTATGCATATTATATTTCATTTTTATGGTGAAATACCTGTGGTGCAATGAAATACCTGTGGTGCAATGAAATACCTGTGGTGCAATGAAATACCTGTGGTGGAATGAAATACCTGTGGTGCAATGAAATACCTGTGGTGCAATGAAATACCTGTGGTGGAATGAAATACCTGTGGTGCAATGAAATACCTGTGGTGCAATGAAATACCTGTGGTGCAATGAAATACCTGTGGTGCAATGAAATACCTGTGGTGCAATGAAATACCTGTGGTGCAATGAAATACCTGTGGTGGAATGAAATACCTGTGGTGCAATATGCGCGTAAAATGCGTTATATACAGACATCGTAACAAACTATAGATGGACGATTTTACTGTATCAAATTTGCATTCTTCGAGAGATGAATGGTGTGCCAGATTAGTAACTATATTGACTCCTCTCATCATTGAAGGATTAAAATCGATTTTCAACGAAGCGTGGAAGATGTCGATAGACAATGACGAAGCGTCTAAATATTTGATGACTTTCCAGAATCTACTTTGCCGTGTTCCCAAATGGAACGCCGAGATTATAGAGGAAGAACGCAAACGTATTATTGAGAGGAGCGGTTGCGGATATTTAGAAGATTTGATTACCTGTGTCCACGTTATTCAATTGAAAACACTCACTTGCATACGTGTGGGCAATAAACAGAAAAAAATTGACATAAGCATACCGAAATTGGACGCATTTTTACACAAAGCATATATTCACGCCGCACGCAAATCGTATATGAATGTGTATTTGTTTGAGAGGAATGTTAGTGCGCTTACTGTGCAAAAACACAACCGCGAACTGGAAATGATTGTGCAGGAATGTATTCTTGCCGCCATACGCGAAAGTATTCCAACTGAAGCAATTATTCGTGCTTATTTAGATGAATCTGTTGAACAAGATGAAGAAGTTGTAATTGAACCCGTCCAGGAAGAAACACCTGTAATCAAAGGGGGAGAATTAGAAGGAGAATCAGAAGGAAACCCGGCTGTTCAAATTCCTGCGGAAGAACCACCACCGGCATTAGTCCCTTCCGTACAAGACATTGATACAAAACCAGTTGTTACGCGACTAGCGTTCAATGATGTAGATGAAGCATTCGGAGGTGAATCTGGACGCGAAGAAGTTGTTGCACCGAAGAATATCGAGAGGCTGGAAGAAATAAGTGCAGCACGCAATTTACAGCGCAAATTGGAAGAAGAAGGGGCAGATGATGATGACGATGCACCTCTCGACCGAATCACAATAAAAGACGACTTGGATTTGGGAGATTTAGGATTTACCGATTTGAATGGGAAAACGGTAGAGGAGGACGACCTACGGTTGGATTTTGAAGAAATTATGTAATACCCCCGTTTATTGTTTCAAAATAAGTATTTCACTCTCCTGCGTTCGTATCAAGTTTCGCAAGAATTGGTCCATTGTATGCTCCTTCTCCAACAATTTTCGGCTCATATGAACCGCCATCGAATGATGCGATATCATACCCATTTTATACTGCGATTTCGTCACTAAGAACTGCGTCCGTATGCACACTATATTTACAATCACCAAACATAAACCTATCAGCAATACACTCGGTTCGCGGTAAAGCGCACCCATAAAGAAAAACATCCATCCGGTCATTAGCAGAATCATATATACGTCGTTCATACTGAGGCGCATATCCTCTACCTTGTCTACCCAAACATTCATCGTTGAGAGGAGACCTGCGAAAATCATAATGAAAAACATACTGATGTAATGGTATTTAGCTATAATGTTGCTACTATGTTTCATTCTTATGCCTATATCTCTATAGTCATAAAAATATAAGAAGATATTTCTAGAATAACCAAGAATCCAAATCAATATCTGCAACTAAATACCGCCGTTTTATTTTGTCGACCATTAATTTGTTTATAAAGTCACGTTTTTTCTGCTTGATAACCTGTATTTCTGATATTATGCTTTTCAGTGTAAAAGACGGGCGCCAATTGTTGGCACAGCTAATAGAGGAACAGCAAAAACAGTCGTACCCAGTTATGCGTCTAAATTGTCTGCGGTCATTATTCATCGTTGTTCTTAGAAAATCAACATAAGGACGATTTTGATAAAATATGCGCGGAGGACGGAATGGATAATCGTAAGTAATCACAAATCCATATGCATTCCATTCGTTTTGTTGGTTAGTACTGTATATATTTACGCGTACTTCGTTTGTATCCGTCAGTTCTAACTCGATTTTATTATCGTTCTCCGTATTATTTTGTTGCATCCCTATCAACTCTTTGTGAAGCCGTTTCTGGAATACGTGGAATTTGAAACGTTCCAGAATATTTTCGTGGTCTATGTTCATTTACCATATTCTATTTGCAGTATTTATTCTATATTCTTTTACTATTTGCGGAATTGTCCCTCGGTCTATCCGAATGTGGGCCCAAAGGCGGGCCTCCCGTTAGGGAGGCCTTGTGTCGCTTCAACCAAAGGTATCTTCGATTTAACCAAAGGTATCTTCGATTTAACCAAAGGTATCTTCGATTTAACCAAAGGTATCTTCGATTCAACCAAAGGTATCTTCGATTCAACCAAAGGTATCTTCGATTCAACCAAAGGTATCTTCGATTCAACCAAAGGTATCTTCGATTTAGAGGGACAATTCCACTAATAGAGGTTAACGTCTATTCGCGGAATTGTCCCTCTAAATCGAAGATACCTTTGGTTGAAGCGGCACAAGGCCTCCCGTTAGGGAGGCCCGCCTTTGGGCCCACATTCGGATAGACCAAGGGACAATTCCGCTATCACTTCGTATCACTACGTAGTGGCGTTTGCCGATATTCATATAGATTTTTAACCTCTATTCATACAGATTAAAAATCTGTATGAATAAATGCAAACGCTATATAGCGGAGTTGTCCCTCGGTCGCTCCGCTTCAAGAGGGACAATTCCGCGAATAGACGTTAATCTATATGGGTAGAGGTTAAAATCCAGGTGCATCGGTAAATACCGGAGCAGCACCATCGGGTATTACTTTTGCATCCGTTATCGTATTCACAAATTCACTGATTTCCTTGTTTGAGTTGAAGAAGAAATAACCGGCAATCAGAGAACTTGCAAATACAATCACCATATCTCTTACAAAGAACTTGAGAGGTTTCATTTCACTCTTTTTATCGATGAACTTGAATTCTACGAATTTGAATACGCAGAAAATCAATGTAGTGATAATAGCGACAATTAGCATATTTTCCATATCCGCAAAAAAAGTTATATATTATTGTGTAGAACGGAGATGCCTAAACCTTTACGCGTTTCTGAAACAAATATACATTGCGTATCTTACCTGATTTGCCACCGACCAATCCGATTTTCCCGCTATATTGAAACGCCGTTATCTGATTTACTCGTTTAAATAGAAATTCCTGTATTTTACCCGCAGATGTATCGTCGATATGAATTGCGAAGAATGCTTCCTCTGCCAAATGTGCCGCGGTTAATATAAACAGGGGTTCATAGAATTCCGCATACCAATTGCGATATGTAGGATTATCAGGACTGTATTCTTCATAGTCGAAGAACGGTGGACTCGTAAAAGCAAAATCGAACATTTCGTCGCCTAATTGGTTCGCGCCCGTCTCAAACGGTTCGGAATAGATTTCATATTGATTGTCAAATTCTATATGACGCTCTGCTTCCTTTCGAACACGATTCCCGAAATCGGCCTGGATTTTCTTGTATCCTTCTACGAGACGAATATTAGGGTCAAATCCGATATAACGCTGTACGCAGTTGGATGATAGAGCACCGACCATACGGTCTCCCCATCCAGCACACGGGTCAAGCACTTTTGCTGCACCGAAATACTCATAGATGGATTTTGCATACATTGGCATAAATGTGGTGGCAATCTTGTAATTGTATTTTCTGGCCAATTGCCATTTCGCCTCATTCGGGTCCTTTGTCAGAATAACTTCATTTGCTAACCCAGAACGCGGGTTTTCCCATATTTCTGCAAAACTGTTGAGTGTGGTTATACGTCCGGTTTTTGGGTTGTTTAGTTTTAGACGAGTTTTCAGGATTTCGCGTTCTTGGATAGCGCGCGTATAATCCGCCGGTTTGTCGTCGCGGACTTTATAGACAATTTCATATGCTGGATTGTCTATCGAATACTCGGGTAATTCTTCGCGGATTCGGGTGCGATAAGATTCCAGTTCTTCTGGCTGAAGCGCGTTAATGAGAAGAGGCATCGAGGTTGCCATAGTATAATTGGAGGCAGTGTTGTTGCATATGAATATGTAATATGCAACAATTGTTTTAGTTCAATTTTATTTTTATTTTTACGTTTGTGGCGGTTAATGCCTATCCGTTTAGGTTAAAAATCTATATGAGTTTCGGCAAACGCCACTACGTAGTGATACGAAGTGATAGCGGAGTTGTCCCTCAATAAGCGACACAAGGCCTCCCGTTAGGGAGGCCCGCCTTTGGGCCCACATTTGGATAGACCGAGGGACAATTCCGCGAATAGACGTTAAAAATATTCTTTTTTCACCAAATCAATGTTCAATCCATATCGGCGGACTTTCGACTCATCTAATTTTGCCGCATCTGTAGGATTCATCAAGAACTGTGAAAACGCAGAATATTTCAATTGTTCTTGCGGTGTATGGGCGTGTACATTACGAGCAATCATCTTATATAGTTTGAACCCAGGGTATCGTTCCTCTCCACTTCGGCGATACATAACATTTTTGCCGTTATCATCGAGACACCATCTATAGATAGTCTCTTGAAAATCGTCACGCGGTTCATCTTCGTTATCAATAACAAAATCATATATCGATGTGCCTAATCGGCACAAATCAAAACTCAAGTTGGGTTCTATACGCGGATGCTTCTCATTGAAATATGGTTCTGTATTGTATTGTGAATGAGCGTCGCCTTTCGGCGCGAAACTATCACTGCAATAAATTCGGTTCTTAAACTTGTAAATAGCGCGCCCGAAATCAATGATTTTGAATATCTTGCCATACGTCGGCACTCTATAAAACAGGTTGTCGTATTTGTAATAAAGGAACTCGATATCTGTATTGATATACATTACATTGTTTGTATGCAAATCATTATGTGTGAAATGAAACGCTTTTTGAAACGCGATGAGAGACATAATAATTTGCATCATATATGCAGCACCATTGTTGGCGTCAATCTCGTGGTCCATAAATAATCGGTCCAATGTTCCATCACATTTTTCTAAGAAAATGAGATTGGTCGGAAAATTGTCTATATAAGCATATGCGTCGCTTTCATCCTCTGTATCATCGTCTCCATATTCTGTTTCTGAATCGGATTCATCATTTTCTTCTGTATTAGTGTTATTATTATCTTCTTGGTTGTTTTCCTCTTCTTCATCATCTTCCTCTTCTTCCTCTTTTGCCTCTTTTTCCTCTTCTTCCTCTTCTTCATCATCTTCCTCTTCCTCCTCTTCTTCTGAACTGTTGTCAGACATTGCATATTCGCAAGATATATTGACTTTGTTATCGGCATCCTTATCCATATGGATATGCAAAGGTTCATCTATACTAATAATATCTGCGCTAAGGTCGGCAATATCTATTTCGTCCTCTAATACCAACCGTTTCTTATTTGCTCTTGAACCAATGCCAGTGAAATCGTCAAACGTTTCACCACAACAAATTGTGAATCCTTTTCCGATATTATCCATAAAATAATCGGATTGGTGTAAATAGTCCAAATCATCCGTGATGGTTGCTTTAAATACTTTTTGCAATGCTAAATATGAACCGTAGAAATCGATTGCATTTAGCATATTGTGTTGGTATTTTAGCCGACTACTTAGATAGGAGAAGAAACCGTCAATATAGGAGGCGTTGTTTTTGTCGTATATTTTTTGGCAGCATTCGGATTGGTTAGTTAATTTCGGTAAGACACGAATGTTTCTGGTATTGGCGTATTTTCCGACTAAGTAGTGGACAGGGTCAAGAAGAGGCGAGCATTTCACGTGGTATTTTTTTTCCGAGTTGTCGATATCGGATAATATATCGTGATTGGATGATTTGATAGTATCATTTTCAATATAATATTGCTGATTTAACCCGACGCGATTAAAATTGGTATCGTTTAAAACAAAAAAGTCAGTATAGAGAGGATTGAAAGCCTGTATTGCATGGACAGCAAATGGATTATAATTATGTTGATTGTCGTATTCGGTTGCAACATATTGTTTTGCTAAAGAATCGATATTGAGAGGTCTGACTTTTCTATATTGAATATCAATCGACGGCATTTTATTTAAGAATTGTAAATGATACGTATATTTAGGACGAAAGAACTATTTGTTCGCAATTATACGCCAGCGTAATAGAACTAAAGTATGTATATATGGATTTTCTTGTATTTATACATTTTGTTATAATTTTGATTGTAGTATCAATGCCATTTTGGCCAATAGAATATTTACAATATGGGGTTTATATACCGTTACTCATATCAATTATGTGGATTTTTTGCGATGGTTGCCCACTTACGAAGCTACATAATCCAGACGGCGGAAGCGACAGTTTCTCCAACGGTATTCTACGTATTTTTATACCTGATGCATCGATAAGCCTTACCCAACACGTAAATACATTTATATTGGTATTTATCACAGTGATTGGATTTAGAAGATTGGACTCTCATTGTAAAAGTCCGTTAGTTGGTTAACGCCTATTCGCGGAATTGTCCCTCTTGAGGGACAACTCCGCTATATGGCGTTTGCCGAAACTCATATAGATTTTTAATCTATATGAGTAGAGGTTAACGTCTATTCGTGGAATGGTCCGCGCAAATATATACAATAGATTTTATACATTTAGTGTAACAACAACACAGCATAATAATGAATCTGGATTTAAAAAAGTTTGATATGCGATGGATAACATTCCATCCGAATGAAAACAAAGGTCCAGTGATAGTATTAATAGGGAGAAGAGATACGGGAAAATCGTTTTTAGTGAAGGACCTGCTTTTCCACCACCAAGATATTCCGGTGGGATTGGTTATTTCAGGCACAGAAATAGTCAATAATTTCTATTCGCAGATTGTGCCTAAACTCTTTATTCATCAGAAATACAATACTGCATTAATTGACAAGATTTTGCGGAGACAGCATCAGGTGGTGAAGAGGTTTAATTCGGAGATGGAGACGTATAAAAGGGCAACCATTGACCCGCGTGCTTTTGTTATATTGGATGATTGTTTATATGATGCTAGTTGGGCGAGGGACGAATTAATGCGAATGCTTTTTATGAATGGCCGTCATTGGAAAGTGATGTTAATTATAACAATGCAGTATCCTCTCGGTGTCCCGCCGGCATTGCGAACGAATATTGATTATGTCTTTGTATTGCGCGAACCGACTTTAGGGAATCGGCGACGTATTTGGGAAAATTACGCAAGTATGTTTCCAACACTGGAACTCTTTTGCTCAGTGATGGACCAAACAACGGAGAACTACGAATGCTTGGTTATCCATAATAACGCAAAATCAAGCAAAATAAATGAACAAATATATTGGTATAAGGCCGAGAATCGGCCGTCTTTCAAGTTGGGTAGTAAAGAGTTCTGGGAAAAATCGAAGGAGTTATGCAGTGATGATGAAGATGAGTTTGATGCGAGCAAGGCGAAAAAGAAGGCGGGTCCACAAGTGACAGTGAAGAAGTCTAAATGGTAAAGGGTAAAGAAAACCGAGGTTACTACGAAGTGCCTTTGAAACCTTCCTTTTTCTTTAGTGGCCCTCTTTGTTAGACAAAGGGAACCGATGGTTACTGCCATCCTTTTTCAGGCCGCTGACGCGGCCCTCTCGTTAGCCTCTACCCACATATATTAACGTCTATTCGCGGAATTGTCCCTCGGTCTATCCAAATGTGGGCCCAAAGGCGGGCCTCCCTAACGGGAGGCCTTGTGTCGCTTCAACCAAAGGTATCTTCGATTTAGAGGGACAACTCCGCGAATAGACGTTAGATATTCTTACGGAGGAAACCAATGTTCTGAAAACCTACGGTTTTCTGAGTAGGAAACCATAATGAGTTCCGATTGCAAACAGCTTAACGTCTATTCGCGGAATTGTCCCTCTAAATCGAAGATACCTTTGGTTGAAGCGGAGCGACCGAGGGACAACTCCGCTATCACTTCGTATCACTACGTAGTGGCGTTTGCCGAAAAGAGGTTAACGTCTATTAGTGGAATTGTCCCTCTTGAAGCGGAGCGACCAAGGGACAACTCCACTATATAGCGTTTGCATTTATTCATACAGATTTTTAATCTGTATGAATAGAGGTTAAAGAATAGACTTCCTATTTTCTTATGCGTCCAAAAACAAAATGTATTATTCACAAGCAAGAGAGGATATATTTTTGAATACCGAGATTTTTAAGAACAAGCGAAATGGCGTTTATATTGAATTGGGTGCATTAGACGGAGTATTATATTCAAATACAAAATTCTTTGAAGATACATTGCAATGGACTGGAATACTGATTGAACCGCATCCATACAAATTCGAACAATTGAAAAAGAATCGTCCGAACAATTTTCTTTTCAACAATTTAGTTAGTTGTAATGCGGACCCATTGGTATTTCGCTACTTTCTAGACCATCACGCCGCGGTTTCGGGAGTAGAAACAACCTTGCCACCTAAGCATTATGACAACTATTTTAATCATCCAGATTATGTCCGTATCGGATTACCGCAAGGTCGTATTGTAATAGCTCCCACTAAGTTGTCGGACATTGTAAAACAGACGAATCTAACTCATATTGACCTGCTTTCTCTCGATGTAGAAGGACACGAATACGAAGTATTGCAATCGTGGGATTTTTCCGTGCCAATCGACGTGATTCTAATGGAAGTATTGGGCGACCAGCCAGAAAAGGATGATTTGTGCAGACAAATACTACTTAAGAACAATTATCGATTTTTAGCAAAACAAGAACACAACGAAATATTTGTGCACAATGACTACCAATTTTAGCATAGGTTATCTGTTTGGTGAGAAGCAATTGAATACGAATGATAACGAACAAGAGCACATTTGCACATTCACGCGATTTGCCTTCACATCCGGTTCGATTTCCACCCCGACTTTGTTATTGCTCAATGCCTCTACTTCTTGGTCTTGGTCCGTGTTCTGGTCTTTATTTTGGTCTTGGTCTTGATTCTCAGAAGACATACTATCTATATTCTGCATAATATAATTATCACAGTAATAATTACATTATCTTATACATTTGCAGTAAATTTACTTACTTGCATTCTCTAACGCAGCACGTAATTGTTCTGCGTGTGCTTCCGTACTATCGGTATTTGCAGCTTCTCGCTCCTCGAAATTGACACGTTCCTTCACACCAATCAGATTGCCTTCTTCGTCAATTGTCTGTGTCAATACATTGCCACTCTTCTTCGCCAATTCGATATTCTCCATAATAGCCTTTTTCTTCGCCTCTTTCACACGCTGGTCAAATGCTTGTTTAGCGCGTTCTTCGTTCTTCAACTTTTCACTGTGCAATTGGTTGAGTTCCTCTTCCATAAACTCGACACGTCCAGTCTTGTAGGCATCCGGGTCCCAAGGAATCCAAATACCAACAGGTCCGACGAAAATATCGTGGTTCGGGTCGGTCTCGCGTAGCTTTTTGCATCGCATTTCCGCCTCTTCTTGTGTATTGAAAACTCCGCGAATTTTGAGTCCCCGAGTAGAAGTTTGAAACGCGTGTTCTCGATTGAATTGAAGATTTAGCGATTCTTCGTGTTTATCACAGAAAGTTCGGAAATGTGATTCAAACTCTTCTTCCCTCAGTTTGGTTTCCTCAGATTTAGCAAAATCGTTGAAATCGGAAGTTAAGTCTTCGATATTCGCGTTATACTTGTATGCGACGAAATTTAGGAAATCGCCAAACTTTGACATTGTTTTACTGAATTCCCATTGCTTTATAAATTGGTCAAATAAGAATCCTTCACGTTTCTTCAGTATGTTTTCGGGGGATACAAAACTGATACAGGCGAATTTTTGGCCAGCAATAGGTAAATCCTCGTCACATAAATCGACATATTTAGGATTCGCTTTTCCATTCGGTAGGGTTTTTCTTTCAAATGCAATGTTAGGAGTCGCCATTGTTCTGGTTGCGGCCGGTATGAAACATATTTAGCACATTCGGTTTAAATGGTTTGAATACATAATTTCATTTGATATTTTGTTTTAGTATAATATACTTTAACAAATGAGCGCTGTTAATATTGGAGAACTTGTTCGCCGAGCAATCAAATACATCATTGAAGGTCTCGTTGTTGCTATTGCAGCTTATGCAATTCCTAAGGTTTCAAAACTCAGTACTGAAGAAATTGTCATCATTGCTTTGACTGCTGCTGCCACATTCGCCGTGTTGGACGTGTTCGTCCCCGCAATGGGCTCATCTGCCAGAAATGGTGCTGGGTTAGGCATTGGTCTCAACCTTGTCCGATTCCCAGGTGGATTCTAAGAACGAAGAAGAATAGTGGGCCTTTGGCAAAAACGCAAGTGCATTAGCAAAACGCAAGTGCATTAGCAAAACGCAAGTGCATTAGCAAAACGCAAGTGCATTAGCAAAACGCAAGTGCATTAGCAAAACTATACATTTCAATTCTGCACTGGTGCGGTGTAGTAAACCGTTTGCGGTATTCCTATTTAGTATATAATTATAAAATCGTCATCATAATGGCGAAAGAAATACAGATGAGTGAAATATGTATTTTTATAATGAACGCACTCGAAAATGGATGGAAAGTAAAGAAACGTAAAGATTCTTATATTTTCTCGAAAAAACACGAAGGTAAGAAAGAATATTTTAAACGTGGATATTTAGAAACATTCTTGAACGACAATATGAAATGAACCGTTATTATATAAATGTTGTATTTATTTATGATATTTTATGCATTTCATAACGTATAAAATATTTTAATTATTCTCAATAAAATAATTACTTCGGTATAATTTAAATATTTTGGCGTAATTGATAATTTTATTTTATTTAGGAATAATATAATTAACCCGAACCAAAATGGGAGGAGCCCTTATGCAATTAGTCGCCTATGGCGCACAAGATGTTTTCCTAACAGGAACACCCGAAATCACCTTCTGGAAGGTGTCTTACCGCCGCCACACCAACTTTGCCATGGAGAGCATTGAACAGACATTCTCTGGACAAGCCGACTTTGGCCGCCGCGTTACTTGCACCATTGCCCGTAACGGTGATATGGCTTTCCGCACATACCTGCAGGTCACTCTTCCTGAGATTAACCAGAACATGAAGACCGCCAACACCGATGGTGTGTTTGCTCGTTGGTTAGATTTCCCTGGTGAGCAACTCATTGCCCAGGTTGAAGTCGAAATCGGAGGACAGAGAATCGACCGCCAATATGGTGACTGGATGCACATCTGGAATCAATTGACTCTCTCCTCTGAGCAACAAAAGGGATACTACAAGATGATTGGACACACCACCCAATTGACCTACATCACCGACCCCGCGTTCGCTGATATCACAGGTCCTTGTGCCTCCACTGGAGGAGTTTCCCAAGTGTGCGCTCCCCGCAAGGCTCTCCCTGAAACAACCCTCTACATTCCTCTCTTGTTCTGGTTCAACCGCAACCCCGGTTTGGCGTTGCCCCTTATCGCTTTACAGTTTCATGAAGTCAAGATTAACATCGATTTCCGCCCCATTGGTGAGTGCTTGTGGGCTGTCAGCAGTTTAACTGCTGACGATGCGACCCGCTCGGTTGCCCAGGCATACCAGCAATCCCTTGTTGCGGCTTCCCTCTACATCGACTACATTTTCTTGGACACCGATGAGAGACGCAAGTTCGCCCAGAATCCCCACGAGTACTTGATTGAGCAGCTCCAATTCACTGGTGATGAATCTGTTGGTTCCTCCAGTAACAAGATTAAGCTCAACTTCAACCACCCCTGCAAGGAACTCATCTGGGTTGTCCAACCCGATGCCAACGTTGATTACTGCGCGTCCCTTGAAGGTGGAAACACTCTCTTCAAGACCCTTGGTGCCCAGCCCTTCAACTACACTGATGCCATCGATGCCCTCCCCAACGCTATCCACGCGTTTGGCGGACCCGTCGAGACATCAGGCGCCAACGCCTTCATCAACGCTTCCGGCCTCTTCCAAATGGGAGGTGCTATGGATTCCGTTGCTACCGCGGCCTCTGCAACTGCTGCCCAATGGGGAGGCTCCAACCCTCTGGACTTCTCCAACCCTGCTGCTGGTGCTCCTTCTGGCTCGACTGTCTCTGATGCTGGAACTTTCGTTCTTGCCGAGACTGCTCTTGACCTCCACTGCTGGGGTGAGAACCCAGTCGTCACTGCTAAGTTGCAGTTGAACGGCCAGGACCGATTCTCTGAACGCGAAGGAAGCTACTTCGACGTTGTTCAGCCCTTCCAACACCACACTCGCCACCCCGACACTGGAATCAACGTGTATTCCTTTGCTCTCCGCCCTGAGGAACACCAACCCTCGGGAACCTGCAACTTCTCTCGCATTGACAACGCTGTTCTCCAATTGGTGCTCTCCAGCCCAACTGTCTCCGGAACTGCCACTGCCAAGGTGAGAGTGTATGCAGTCAATTACAATGTCCTCCGTGTTATGTCAGGCATGGCAGGCGTAGCGTTAAACTACTGTTTACTCATCAACTACTTGTGGTTGGTGTGTTTAATTAAGAATAGCGCAGAAAAGCAACCTGATGCAAACAACCAGGCAATGTTTGCAATTACTTCGGTTTGACTCCTGGATTATAGTCAGTTGCTAGTGCGACAATTAGAGTCGTGCAAAACCACTGGTTGCGGGGAACCCGTTAGAGCATTTAGTACCAAGTATGTCTGGGAAACCAGCGTATGGCCGAGAACAGAACTCGGATATGGTAATAATCTAAATGATTCGGAAATCCGCAGTCGAGTGTCTAAGTCCGTTATGCTAGGATATGACACCGATTCAGAGAACGGTAAGCGGTTGGTTCGCAATGAAGGTCTAAGCAACCTGAGCGGGCTTAAGGTACGTTCCATCCCCCTTTGGAAACTTAGGGGTAGTCGAGATTCAAATTAAACATTTTAGTTATAGTAATCATAAAAATATAAAATCAAATAAAAATGTTTTATTCAATCGTAAAACATTTTTTGGTTGGAAACGTATATTTTTCATTACGTAGCATAATCCAAATGCAATAATTACATTTGCAGTAATCAACATAAATAATATACCTCGAATATATGATACGACGTCCATACCCGACACCGAAATAGAATGACACCTCAACCCCGTTGTTCTAAAGAGTGTTGTAATGCGAAACGCACCCCTGAGAATAAATATTGCAGAAAACACCAGTTGTGTGTATTTATAGATGAGACTGCTGCTTTAGGAAAACGAAATTGTGTGAATGTGATTCGTGGATGTATGGCTCAATTAGACCCAGAGTATGAATTCGTAAGATGTGAACCTTGCAGAAAAAGAGAAAAAGACCGCGATGATGCAAGAAAAGCAAAGAAACTGGCGGAAAGAGGAGAGGACGAAGACTCAAAAACCAAGCTCTGCAATAGTTGTGACAAAATACAGCCTCTCGACGAATTTGTTGGAACAAAAAACAAAGGATATGTGAAATCGTGTAAGACTTGTCGCGAGACTTGGAAACGGAACGACGCGAATAGAGACAAAGAACATCGAAATGCTTTAGCTAGAGAGGCGGAAAAAAAACCGGAACGAATTTCAAAAAAGAAAGAATGGGAAGTGGCAAATCCAGATAAAGTGGAACAAAAATGCAAAAAATCCCGTGCGAAACGAGCCACAAAAGATTTTGACGGTTATTTGCAACACAATGCGAATGTAATGAAGAACTGGCGTGACCGGAATCCAGAAAAAATGGCGGAAACAAATAGAAAACGCCGAGAAAGTATAGAAGCCCATTTCAAAGTATATAAGAGGACTGCTAGACTGAAAAAACTAGAGTTCGTATTGTCAGAGGACGAATTTAATTCAGTTGTCACACAACCGTGTTATTATTGCGAAACAACGGACGAAAAAGGGTTTAACAGTATTGACCGAATGAACCAATTTGTCGGATATATCCAATCGAACTGCGTATCTTGTTGTGCTATGTGTAATCGGTTGAAAGGCTCGCTGGATTCTGCTACATTTATCAAGAGAATGCGACATATCCATCGTTTCTATAATGGAACAAAAACCGAGATGATGCACCCGGAATGTTTTCCTGATGCAAAATGCGTTTCCTATGCATCTTATCGAAGTCGCGCGGAAAAAAAGAAACTCGAATTTGCAATCACAACAGACGATTATAAATCGATTATTTTGCAAGACTGTTATTTGTGTGGCAAAAAATCGACAGAAACAAATACAAACGGGATTGATAGAGCAGATAATACGGCAGGATATATAGTTGAGAACTGTAAAGCGTGTTGCAAAGATTGTAATCATATGAAAACCAATTTTGCATTGGAAATATTGATTGCCAAAATCGAGAGGATACAAGATATTTGGAAATCGAAAGAATTGCCTATATTGCCGGCACAGATTCATTCGATTGTCCAAATTGCCGAGAAAATGACAAAGGAAGAATTACGGAAAGAACGAGAGGAGCGCAAACAGCGTGCATTGCAAAAACAACGAGATTATTTGGTAAATATCGGCGCAACATAAAAACATTCATCGTAAATAGAATATAAAATGTTGGTTGTATTTGATTTATGCAAAATTAAATGCAACGTCTTCTCGTAGCCATATTGACATCTAGCAAACCCGATTTAGTAAAACTATGTTACGAATCTGTCCGCAATCAATTTCGTCCCTTCGATTTCAAATACGATATCGTCGTCATTGTGAATTCGCTCAACCCCTCTCACATAGAAGACGTTAAAATGATTCTGCCTAATTATGTAAATATACACGAAACGGAGAGTAATGGTAAGCCGGGGAAGGGACATAACAGTGTTCTCCATTATTTTCGGACTCAACCGCAGTATGATTACTGCGTTCTCGTAGATGGCGACGATTTCCTCTATCCCCGCGCATTTATGCGACTCCAACATTATTTGCGTTATCAACCCGATATGCTTTTTATTGCATTCCACGACAGTTTGCAACCCAATATAGTCGATGAGAATCGCAATGTTCCATATATATCGTTTCACAATAAATGTTGTTTGTCCTACAACATAGATGCATTTACAGTGGAAGAATGGTATAAAGTAAAAGGTGCGATGCATCCATTTAAGCGAGACATTAATCATATGAATACATTTGCGCGACCGTTCTTATTCTCTCGCAAATCGGTTGAACACGATATTCATTATGATGAAAATATGCAGTTGTATGATGATTTTATTGTGTTTTTAAAAGCGTTTGAGCATCAAATGGTAGGAAATCTCCGCGTTTTTACAATGGTGGAGTCGAATATGTATTTGTATAATACTGCAGTAAATGATACAGCTTCTAAACGGTATTTTTCGGCGGAAAACGAGGCCGCGCAAGCGGCCGAGAATGAGCATTACCAAAAAAGTATCCGTTCCAATTTTTTGGCACTAAGAAGATGGGACTTGGCAAAAATGCCTCTATTGGAACTCGGTCAAAACAGCGAACCTGACGAGTTCCAAGTCAAATGCAAATTCGTATATGAGCTTACGGCAAAACTAAATATGCAACGTATGGTACCACAAGAGGACAATATGGATATTGTGATGAAATATTGCAAAGAAAACGGAAACCGTGTATTCTATGACGACTTAGTCAAAACACTCGAATGGATGTATATACCTCTCAACTAGTGCAATAGTTTTTTTGAGAGAAAGGGTTTAAATAAACGCCGATAGAAAACATATCTATTTCCAAAATCCATATGTCTTATTATACCTCTACAAATACCCAAGATGATTTACTATTGCAGAATCTGATGAACTTTTACGAAAACCCGCAGAATATGAAGATAATTCAAGCGATTGTAAATGGTGAATCGCGCATTTCCTTACGTATTATCGACTGGTTCGTCACAAATTATGCAAAAAAATATGATACGGAATACATTATTCGGATGCGCACTGGTATTCTAAAAGACCTGATTGAAGACTGTAAATTCAAAGTTTATCACAGGTATAAATTGCAGTTAAAAGCATACTCAAAAAAACGTTTTGATTCGTTCTGCAGATGGGACCGAATTTCAGTTCCTTGTGCTCAAAATGAAACGGGGGAAGAGTGTTTTATGGAGACAACTATCGGGCAACTCAATTTTTTTAAATGGGCGATTGAAAACCGCATATTAGACTATATTGAGCGGTATTATGATGATATTGAGAGGGATATGAATGCCCGTAATAGTTCGAGTCGGCGCAATACAACATCTTCTACTGAGAGTTCCGACACGAGCACGGAAACACCGCCAAAACCTGACGGAAAAACACGTAAGAAACGACAGGAATTGACAGTAAGTGCGTCGAAATGCATCAAGAAAGAAATGGTGCATATCGCGGTTACATTTGATAAATGAGGAGGACACGAAAGGATTGATGGGTATGGATGCATTTTGTTTCATTTGAAACGGACATTTATATTAATTTTCCATTTACGTACGTTTGTCCTTCATAATTTTTGTAAAAATCAAAACATTTTATTTCAGCATTTGTAGAATATGTTGGGATGTTTTTGTCTGTTGATAATGATAATATCCCAATCATAATTTTTGACTTTATTTGTTGAATATTATTCTTTTTTCTATACCCATTTAATCCTTCTTTCAAAAAATATCTGACTTCATTATCTAGCCCTTCGTGGTCGTCGGTAATATAATTAAAGCAACATTTTCCGTAATATGTCTTAGGATTTTTTCCGACTCTATAAATAAACGTAATAAACGACATATATAGTATATAATATGTCGTTTTTTCAGAAAATTTGCACGCATTAACGTCTATTCGCGGAGTTGTCCCTTGGTCGCTTCGCTTCAAGAGGGACAATTCCGCAAATAGACGTTAATTCAACGGCATTGCCCGTTGGTTCGGCTCGGGTGTAAATTCGTTCGGCACTATCACCGGTGCTTTATATGCAACATTCAAAGATTTATGCTGATACACGTCAGGGGCAATCGGTGACCTAGCATTCACCAGATTAGTAGAACCTATACCAAACAATTGTGACTCGATATCTGCTGAATTCGACGCTAAATTCATTCCGGCCGTTTTCATACCAATTAATCCTTGTCCCGGAAAATAAGTAGTCGGCACTGTTCCGTAAAAAGACGATTTTTCATAAGACATATAGTTATGGTGCTCATCATTGATATTTTGCTCCATAGCATAATTGCCCGGAGTGTTTCGACTTCGCGTAGACGCCATTATACATTACCAAAAGAATGCAATTCCTACTATCTACACTTACGCTTATACAGATATAAAAATCAGTATGAGTATATGTGGCTCAGCAAAACCCAATATAAAAGAACCCAACTTTGTCCTATTTGTTTGGATAAACTTGGCAGACGAAAAGCCATTTTCAAAACACCTTGTAACCACTTATTTCATAACGATTGTCTATTAGGGTATTGCAATGCGAGTGAAGGTATGCCGCAGTGATGTAGAAGATTCGCGTATGAATGTATATGCATTTAGGAATAATGCAATAAGAGACCCGGAAATATCTCTGAACTCGTACGTATATAGCAATCAAGAAAACGTTTCTCTCCTCTCGCAAGAAAGTGGGTCTAGAACGAAAAGAAATCTCAAGACAAAGAGAAGGAAGACACACAAAGAAAATCCGATAAACTTTTACCGTTCCATCCGCAAATCAATATGCGGTGCATTTTTGCAAGGACCATATGACCTTCGATGCAATTCTGTAATTCCGTGTTCCCTTATTCCTTCCATATGTTCCGCCGTTCCATATCCTTTGTTTTTGTCGATTCCGTATAATTCTACTAAAGCCGGATTTTTCCGGCATAAATCCGCAATATAATCGTCCCTTGCTACTTTTGCTAGAATCGATGCGGCAGCAATGCAAGTATATAGATTATCGCCACCTTCGACCGTTTGACTGCCAATTTCGACAAGCATTTCGGTTTCAGGGTCAAACACTGTATAGGCTGGGAAATCATTGCCATCTACAATGATGTACATTCCGTTTTTCAAATCGGCAGCAGTTACATTATGTATTATTTGTATCCTCTCTATCAAATCGCGACAACACTCTCGCATTGTCTTTAATACGGCTTGACGAATATTTATTTCGTCTATAATGTCGGGCTCTGTGTATCGAACCGTCCAAGCAATCGCATTTGCTTTTATATATTCGGCAACTTCTCGAATCTTTTTTTGGGAAGAAAATCGTTTGCTGTCTTTCATCCATTCGTGTTTAAAATCCATTTTAGGAAGAATGGTCGCAGCTACATAGAGACGGCCGAAAAGAGGTCCGCGTCCGGCTTCATCTACACCAATTTCCCATTTATTCTCCTCTCGAAAACACGTATTTAGGATATTGGTTTTATTGCGTGCAGGTTTCATATTACTGTAGGATATGTGATTATGTTATAGTCGTATCCATTCTATCGCCATTTATTTATATTGATTGCTATTTGCAAAGAATTTCCACTCGTAACTTTTATTCGCAACATACAATATAAACAACGTTACGTTAGAGAACTATGACTGGACCATTATTATTGTTTGTAACATTATTGTGTACATTGTCCATTTCAATATATCTCGGAAAAGCAAGTATTGTGCATAAAGAGGGTATAACCAATATAGATGCGAAAATCGCCGCGGCGGGAATATCGTCGAACATAAATGAAATTCAATCCTCTTTAGCTATGCCGTCGCCAGGTTCAAATATGCCACCACCAGATTCAACTATGGCTCCTGGTTCAACTATGGCTCCTGGTTCAACTATGACTCCTGGTTCAACTGTGGCTCCTGGTTCAACTATGGCTCCTGGTTCAACTATGACTCCCGGTTCAACTATGGCTCCTGGTTCAACTATGGCTCCCGGTTCAACTATGGCTCCTGGTTCAACTATGGCTCCTGGTTCAACTATGGCTCCTGGTTCAACTATGGCTCCTGGTTCAACTATGGCTCCTGGTTCAACTATGGCTCCTGGTTCAACTATGTCTCCTGGTTCAACTATAGCGTCGAGTACAACACCTGCAGCAACAACTCCTACTTGTGGCGATAACAAGATGTCGGATTATTACAAATGGTTCGAATATTGGAACAAGGTTGCCACAAACGGAGATGTAAATACTGCATCACAATCCAGTAATTATGTACTAAAAACGCAAATTGTTCCTCCTGTATGTCCTAAATGCCCGAATTGCCAAGTAGGCGCTAATACGTCGTCCGTATGCACAAGTTGTGGTGGATTGGGTGGAAGTGGTACAACCAATAAATATAAAAACCGTTTTTCGGACTTTTTGGCTGCATATGGTGCGGGATATAAAGGAAATGGAGTTTGGACCGGGTTTTGGACAACGGGTAATGGCACAAGTGTCAATACAAGTAGTGGCGCAACTAGTGGCGGTTCAAGTAGTAGTGATACAAATAACGGCGGCGCAATTGGATTATTGAAGGATACTGGTGCTGGAGTCAAAGATTTATTGCAGGATACTGGTTCGGGAGTCAAAGACATATTGCAGGATACAGGTTCTGGAACGACCGATTTATTGCGTGATACTGCTTCAGGCGCTACTGGTTTATTACGCGATACTGCTTCAGGCGCTACTGGCCTATTGAAAGAAACTGGTTCTGGCGCAGTTGGATTAGTGAAAGATTTAGGGTCGGGTGTGAAAGATGTGCTGAGAACAAATCCGTTGCAGATAAATAATGTGCAGGGAGGCGATGGAGCGGGTGCAGGAGCGGGTGCAGGAGCGGGTGCAGGAGCGGGTGCAGGAGCGGGCGCAGATAGAAATCCATACCGGTCCGGTTATTATTCCCAGGGCACATACAATTTACCAAACAGTCCTCTCGGAATACAGGGAATTGACCCTTACTCTTACAACGGTGCGCTAGTGTCAAAGGGCGGTAATTATATTCCAGTGACAAGTGACTTCAGTTCTTTCCGAAAGTAAACCTGCGCAAAAAATTGAAAGCATTTTTTGAATTGTGTTGATGAATGCAAATGATAATCAACACAATTTATTCTTAAACCGTGAAAAATGTTATCTTCTTTCTTTGAACACGAAGCGCAATCTATTCTTGCATTGTTCTTGACAAAACCAGAATTGTACAAAGACTATCGTACACAGTCTGACCGTCAAGGGTATTTCTTTGCCAAGTTCCGGAAGTTTGCCGATAATTATTACAATTTTACAGGAGACGAATCGGTTTATTTTATGTCGACGCGTAAACAAGCGGCAGGAGAAGCAAATATTTGCGGTGGAGGAGGAAAAATGTCTGGTTCCGCCTCTCGCTATTTCAAAGCAAGATATTACCAAGCAGAAAACGCCAGATTGTCCGAAATTGATGCATTTGCAAAAAAATACAGCATTACATTTGAACCGGGTAAAGACTCACGTCTCTTTGTCGGTGTAAAGGAAATATGGAATAAACTCGATAATGTGGAGGAAATATTGGCGAACTCGCAATGGGCAAATATTGCTGACAGAGCATATGATGACGCGTCGTTTGAAAAGCCGATTCCGAACAAAGTAGAGAAATGCTTGATTCCATTTGCGATTCGTAACAAGGTAATGCAAAAATACAGAAACAGGCAAAATCGTTTAACTACAATTATTTCGACGAGACGAGAGGATGAAGAAGAGGAAGAGGAAAATGCAGCAAAATCAAATGCGAAGAAGGTAAGTGTAGCAGTGCCATTTGTTTCATTAACAGAGGAAGAAATGAATGATTGGTAGAGACAGAGACGAGAGAAAAAGATATACTCCCAACGCGTTAAACGCACAAATAATATAAACCGACACTATTTTAATACAATAATATCAATAATAAAAAATAAATGAATACACTTGATTTAAATACTCTTTTTCATAGAAACGATATTGCGGTAAAAATAAAAAAAATATTGACATCTTTTGATGCGAAATGTAAAGAATCCGATTTTAAAAAGGGAATCTATCTGTATGGTTCGCCGGGCACAGGAAAAACCAGGTTCGTACTCGATATATTGAAAGACCTCGACTATGATGTTATTAAATTTGACGCAGGTGATGTACGTAATAAATCACTAATGGATACAATAACGCGCGACAATGTAAGTCGTCACAATGTGCTGGATATGATGTATGGCCGAACACGAAAAATTGCAATTTTGATGGACGAGATAGACGGGATGCATAAAGGCGATAAAGGTGGAATATCCGCGCTGGTCAAATTGATTCGTCAGAAGAAGACGAAAAAGCAAAAATTGGAAAATGTAACACTTAATCCGGTCATATGTATTGGAAATTACTATATGGACAAGAAAATCAAGGAGTTAATGAATGTATGCAATGTATTTGAATTGCCTACTCCGACAGATGAACAAGTCCGCGATGTTATTTCTCGCATTTTCCGTGTCGGAACCGCCACCAGTCATTTCTGGAAAAACGAATTTATATTGGAACAGATGGTTCAATATGTGCAGGGCGATATACGAAAAATCGAATTTTTACTGAAACTGTATGAGAAGAAACCGGAAGTTCTTACCGGCGATAATATTCAACATATATTCCGTGCGAAATTCTACAATGAAGATTACGGGAAAATAGCAAAACAATTATTCGACCGCAAATTAACAATCGAACAGCATAATGATTTTATGAATGATAATGACCGGACAACGGTGGGTTTATTGTGGCACGAAAACGTGGCCGAACGCATATCTATTCTGCCGAGAGAACAAGCATTGCCATTCTATTTGAAACTAATTAATAATATTTGCTTTGCGGATTATATTGACCGTATCACATTTCAAAGTCAGATATGGATATTCAATGAAATGAGTACATTCATTAAAACCTTCTATAATAATTTTCTTTTTCACGATATATTTGAGAGGTTGAAACCGGACTATTTGGAATCTATCAAAAATATAAAAGAAGTTCGATTTACGAAAATCCTCACGAAATATTCGACGGAATATAGTAATTTGCTGTTTTTGTATATGCTTTGCCAGACACTGGATATGGACAAGAAAGACGTCCTCTCGTTTTTTCAAGAATTACGTATATTTTATGGCGGAAATTCGTTCTTGAATCGACCGGAACTTCTTAACGATGCAGAGAAACTGTTTGAAGAAGGAAAAATAACCAAGTTAGATATCAAACGCATTTATCGGTATTTAGACAAAAATGTGAAAAAGGAAGTTGCATCCTCTAAAAAAGAAGAAGGTGACGGTGATTGCGAGTTTGAATTAGATGAAGATGAAGAATAATAGACGTGAATTGAAATCAGCCTCTCATTCATCGCTGAAAAAAAACTTTTCTGAGAATGTAATTGAGAGGTTGAATTCAATTACATTTTACGCATTTGCACATTTACACCTTTGCGCATTTAACCTCTATTCATACAGATTAAAAATCCGTATGAATAAATGCAAACGCTATATAGTGGAGTTGTCCCTCTTGAAGCGGCACAAGGCCTCCCGTTAGGGAGGCCCGCCTTTGGAGCGACCGAGGGACAATTCCGCGAATAGACGTTAAAGGAATGGCCCATTTTCAGAAGGAGAAGTAATATTACGATATTATGAAAATATTGATAAAAATAAATTAGAAAATGTACGTAAAAATATAGTTATTTTTTTGTCTTCCTACTTATGGTGCTAAAAATTATGATGAATATATAAACAAATATGGTTTATGTTATAGCACAAAACATTAACGTATATTAGTGGAATTGTCCCTCTAAATCGAAGATACCTTTGGTTAAATCAAAGATACCTTTGGTTAAATCGAAGATACCTTTGGTTGAAGCGGCACAAGGCCTCCCGTTAGGGAGGCCCGCCTTTGGAGCGACCGAGGGACAACTCCGCTATCACTTCGTATCACTACGTAGTGGCGTTTGCCAAAACTCAAATACGCAGTGATAGATTTTTAATCTATGTGAGTAGAGGTTAATAATCTCCACCACCATCATTACCATTCATCATACAACTATATTCGAACAAACCGCTTTTTGGGAAGTCATCTTCTACTTCTTCTGCTGTTTCGTCATCTGAATAATCTTCCAACGGATCTCTCCATTCTTTTATTTTTTCTTTCAATTGCTTAACAAATTCCAAATAAAATGTGCTTGTTTCTTCTTTTATACTTTTATTGGGAAAATTTACGTCAATATTTATAGTGTGACCTTCATTATCAACGTAAAACAGCAATTCATATTTTCTTTCATTTTCTTCGTATTTAATAACACTACTACAAAATCCTCCTGCTTGACCACCATTAGCGGTTGCCCAAAGTTCTTCTGTTTTTTTACCATATACGCTGTCAAATAGTTGTAAACATTCATCCAAATAATAATTATCCGGTTGCATTTCATCGTTTCTACCGAAAGGTTTTTTGGAAACAAAATTAAATTTCATTGTTAATAAGTTCTTTGTATTGTATACTGATTGTTATTTTTTACACCTTTGGACATTTAAAACGCCGACTTTTGCGTTAAAAAAATACAAAAATGTAAAATCAATATTGATGGTCTTACTTTTTCTTCTTCTCTTTGGTTGATGAAGAAGTGAAAGACGAAATGTGATTTTGAAATTCAGTTGGTCTTGTTTGTTTCTCTATCCAACACTTTGTTAATTTCAAAATATTTATTGAGGAATTAGCATCTCTTGTTCTAAATACGATTTTTTTGTTTTCGCAACTCACGCAGTTAGAACAAACCAATAGACGAAATACCTTTTTGTTTTCTTTATCTTTGTAATACTCTAAATCTTTATGACAATCACAACATTTTTTACTTGTATTACATTCATTTATGGTTATTGTATCATATCTTTTATGTATTAGTTTTCTTAATCCTTTATTCATCGTAGGCATAAAAAATTTCATTTGAGTATCTCTACTCCAATTTCCATAACCAATTAATAAATTTTCTCCAAATGTTTCTTTGATTTTATTTAAGAATGTATCTATACTTTTCTTACCATAACTATATTGTCTAAATTTCATTTTTCTCCAAGTGTCTCTTTTGTAAAATTCAGTTGTTTCCTTGTTTAATTTATTTTTCTCAACAAGATACATTTTGAAATTTTCATAATTAACAGATTTACTATTTTGAAATGATAATTGTGTTTCTTTTTCAATTATACCATTTTTCTTTCTTTCATATGATAAAATTCGTTGATTACATTTTGATTTACTTTCTCTTTTTCGTTGAGGTGCTGTATATTGTAGTTTATTTCCTTTATTATCCATCATATAAACCAAACTTCTTTTTCCAGGGTCGCAACCAATAATAGTTCTATCTTTTAAGGTTTCTAATTGTTCTATGGATAAATCTTCTATATTGTAAAAATCTTGTTCTTCTAATACAGGAACTTTTGAACCCCATTTCTTATCTTTTAAGTCTTTACGAATAAATAATAAACAACAACTTATTCCGTCAGTTTGAATTTGATTATGAAATTGGTAATGTTTATTTTTGAATATTCTATGGTTTAAATTCAACAAATTACTCCATACTTCATTTTGATTATCTTTTATATTACTTAATAATTCTCCTTTTTTTATTTTATTACCTTCTTTATCCTTTTCAGGACAAAATAAATTAATAATACAAGCAGTATCTAAAATAATATGCTTCGGTATAATATTATTTCGTAATGGTAAGGGTTGAAATAATTTGTTTTCTTGTTTTTCTAATACTGAATTCATATATAACATTCCTTTCAAATATTCAAATGGTCTAACCTTAACATCATAATAAACTGATTTTTTTACATTTTCAGGAATAATATTTTGTAAATATATTTTTTTCCATTCATTAAATAATTCACTTGTATTAGTTAATTCCATAATGTTCTTTTTGAATTGAAATAATAATTGTTTATTTTCTGTAATGTCATTTGTAATGTCATTTGTAGTTTTATTGATAAATCGTAAAAAATGTTGAATGAAATGCTCTTGAATATTATTAGATAAAGATGTATGAATTTGTGTTGCTAAATAAGGTAGTAAAAAAGTTGTATTTTTTAAATTTGTTTTTTCGTGATTAAGTAAGGGTTGATATTCAGTTTTGTAAAATTCTTCTAATATTTCTAAAAGTTCAATATCTTTACATTTTTTTCCTCTATTATCACGAGTGCCTAATGTCTTAATACAATATGAAATAAATACATCATTCAATTCTGGTAAAGGGTTATTATTAGTAAAACAATAAAGAATATATAACCTTATAAATTGATAAGTGTGAATTACTAAATCATTCATTTCAAAAACTAAATTATTACACCTTTGGACATTTAAAACGCCGATTTTCTAAACTTTGTAATTCTTTAATTTTCGCTTTCTTGTTTTATTTTTCACATATACTGCATCTCTATTATATGCTCCCTTGAATATATTTTCATACTTTTCTTTTGGTATTCCTCGTATTACACTTGTTATATTTGCTTTTAATTTTTCGTGTGTTAATCCTTCTCCTTCCTCACTTACCTTATACAATCGCGATTTCAACATACTAAAATAATTTTCAATACTATTTGTGAAATGTTGGTAAGGAACCGCATATAATATTTTATTGTCTTTATTTACCAAATCTTTTATTCTTTCGTTTCTATGACTACTCGCATTATCCAAAATAATAAGTTTATTTTTGTATTTATTTGTTATATGTGTTTCTAAAAACTCATATAATCTATCTGTATTTATTCCACTTTTTTCATATAATTCCCAACCTAAAACACCTTTGGTAGAAACTGCAAATATTCCAGTATATTTCTTGAATACTTCTTGGGATTGTGTTTTTATTACACAACGCTTTCCAATTTCATTATAACAATGGTTTCGTTTTTGTAATGATTTTACAGAGGTCTCGTCTATACAAATAATATCCTCTAATTTGTATTTCTTTACTTCCTCGTAAAACTCTTTTATTTTTTGGTTAATATCAATATCCTTTCCAAATCGTTTTGTTGGTTCATGTCTCACACGAGTAATTTTAAGTGTAATATTATTGTCTTTGATCACTCTACTCAAATGTCTTCGTGAAATATCAAACGAAGGGTATTTTTCTTTTACTTTTACAAGTAAATCTTCCATAGTAATTGTTTTATTTTTCTTGATTTCTTCCAGTATGTATTTCACTTCATTTTTATCAATCTTATATGCTATTGGCGTTCTATTATATCGTTTTATTTGTCCATCTTTTTTGTATTTGTCTACCCAACGCATTAAACTTCGTGCAGAACATTTGAATATTTTACAAACTTCTTCTTGCGATTTGTCTTCGGTTAAATAATAATCAACGGCAGATAATTTATAATCTTCGCTCTTATGATGTTGTGTCATATATAATATTAATAAATAATTTAAACTCTATTACACATAAATAATAAAAATGACTACTCATATTATTCCTAATAATATTGAATTAAATAAAATTATACATCCAAGATTAACTCCTTATGTATGGGACATTATAGGATATAGTGGAGGATTGGTAGCAATATTTTACTACGATAAAATTGGAATAATAGTATATTCTTGTTCTCTTGTTTTGTATAGTTTGTTAAATATATTTTTTGATATTTGCGTTGTATCTTTTGAGTATTCCAATAATGTAATGCCTAATTACAAATCCATAGGCAATTATAATTATTACATAACTAACAAAAAATATATATTGCAAAATAAAGATAAATTAATAAATTATGAAATGGTAGATGAAAGCAAATTGAAAATTGAATTAAGTATTTATGTTGGTGAATATAGTTGTATAAAATATGCGTTATTTTTAATTTATGTATTTGGGATAACAAAAAAGAATTATACCATAAAAGATTACAACACATTCAAGGATACTATAATACGTTATGTATAAAACATAAAATTGAATAACATAATTATATAAAAATAATGTAATATATAATTAATAAAATGAGTAAGTGTGAACATAACAAAGACAAATACTATTGTAAAGAATGTGGTGGTAAAGGAATATGCCAACATGGTAAATACAAACATAATTGTATAGAATGTGGAGGTTCTGGGATATGTACGCACGGAAAAAGAAAATCAAGGTGTCTGGAATGTAATGGAACTGAATTATGTAAACATAATATAAGCAAATATAATTGTAAAGATTGTGTGGGAAATGGTATATGTATACATAAAAAACAAAAACATATATGTAAAGAATGCGGAGGTTCTGGGATATGTGAGCATGGAAAAAATAAAAATGCGTGTAAAGATTGTCATGGCACGAGATTTTGTATTCATAATAAACAAAAAGCAAGATGTATAGAATGTGAAGGAAATGCTCTATGCGAACATAACAAACAAACACAATTTTGCGTTATTTGTAAAGGAACGCAAATATGCGAACATAATAATAGAAAATATACATGTAAAGAATGTGGTGGTAGTGGCATTTGTATCCATGGTATTACTAAAAGTTATTGTAAAGAATGTGAAGGTTCTGCGATATGCAAACATAAAAAAGAAAAAAGACATTGTAAAGAATGTGAAGGTTCAAGATTATGTAAAAATGAATGGTGCGAAACAACTGGAAATACCAAATATGAAGGGTTTTGCGTTGCGTGTTTTGTTAACAATCCAGAAAATCAAGATAAACCAGCAATGAGAAACTACAAAACAAAAGAAAAAGATGTAGTTGACCGTATCACTCAAACATTTACCAGTTTTACTTGGGTTGCCGATAAAAAAGTCCAAGATGGATGTTCTCGTCGTCGTCCAGATTTATTATTGGATATGGGTTCTCATATTATAATTGTTGAGATTGATGAAAATAAACATACCGATTATGATTGTAGCTGTGAAAATAAACGACTAATGGAATTATCACAAGATTTACAACATAGACCAATTGTATTTATTCGGTTTAATCCAGATGATTATACTAATCAAGAAGGCATATTAGTAAAATCTTGTTGGAAATTAAACAAGTTAGGTGTAATGCAAATTACAAAAACCAAACAAAAAGAATGGGAAGAACGAATAGAAACTTTGAAACAACAAATCCAATATTGGATAGACAATCCAACCGAAAAAACAATAGAAATTATTGAATTATTTTATTAGGTGGCTGTGTGTTTTATATCCATATGTAATTTAAATAATGATTTTGAAAAATTACCAAAATCACAAGGTTCACAATAATATTTGAAATCTTTTTTTCTTTCTTCTTTATTTGCGTGATTATTTAAATAATGCAGTTTCATATTTGTTGAACTCGTGGTGTTATATGTACATAATTTACATTGCGGTTCTAATTTTTTATCCTTACGAGGTTTTCGTGTCCCATTATTTTTATGTTTTTCACATTCCATATGTTGTTTCCAATGTGCTTGGTATAAACACTTATAATTACATGCGTCACAATAGTATTTTATTTCGGTTTCATTAGAAGTTTCCATTTTTCTTATAAATAAATAATAAGTTATATTTAAATATTTTGCGTTAAAAATACTTAAATAAAAGTAGTATAATACTATATAATATGAAAGTTAAGAAAAAGAAAAAGGAGGATTTCAAAGAGTTTAGGAATAATGAAAAATCTGCCTATAAAACTTTCAAAATACCTTTGAAAACTATTTTACTTAATCGTGATACGACGCAACCAGTTATAGATCATTTGATTTTTGAAATGAATGATTTGGTTATTCATACCTACCAATTTATTCGTTTGTATGTTTTGCATCAATACACACAAAAACTTGATTTTCCAATGATAGACGATACATTTATTTTGTATTGTATCAAAACATTAGGAACACGAGATAATAGAGGAAAGAAAGGAAAAGATACTGAACTTTTAGAAACATTAGAACAATTCTACAAAACCGAATACCAACCTTTACTCAACCATGTAAAAATCAATTTGAAAAACACTACCTTTTTACTACCTTATTTAGCTACACAGATACACACTTCTTTATCCAATAATACACAAGAGCATTTTATCCAACACTTTTTGCGATTTATAAACAAAACCACAAATGAAATTACCGAAGATAAAGCAATCTTATTTCAATTCAAAAAGAACCTTATGGAATTGAGTGAAACTGATATTATGTTTACAGAATGGAAAAATACACACTTACGCCATATCATTCCGCAAAATATCAAAAAGTCAGTCCATTATGATGTTAAAGTGAAACCATTTGATTATTTGAAAGGAATGTTGTATATGAACTCTGTATTGGAAAAACAAGAAAGCAAATTATTTCAACCATTACCATTACGAAACAATATTATTCCAAAACACATTATCATTGATACAGCAAGTTTGATAAATCTATTTTGTCCTGAAAAAGACAAAGATGGTAATAAAGTAAAAAAGGGAGAATTATTGAGTAATGTAAAAGATAATCAAAATGAAGTATGGTGCAACTTTTTAGATTTGAAAAATAAAATATTCAAAAATAAACATTATAAGTTTCATAACCAAATACAAACTGACGGAATTAGTTGTTGCTTATTATTTATTAGAAAAGATTTGAAAGATAAAAAATGGGGTTCAAGAGTTCCAGTTTTACAAGAACAAGATTTCTACAATATTGAGGATTTATCCAAAGAACAATTAGATACTTTGAAGGAAAGAAATATTGTAGGATGTGATCCAGGAAAACGCAGTTTGGTTTATATGATGGATAAAAATGGAAACAAACTACAATACACAGCACCACAAAGAAAACGAGAAAGTAAAGCAAAAACAAACCAAAGGGTTTTATTAGAGGAAAGAAAACGAAATGGAATTATTGAAAAAGAAACCATATTATCCTTTCAAAATAGTAAATCAGTTGATTATGAAAAGTTTAAATTGTATTTGGTTGAAAAGGATAAATTAAACAAAGAAACAACTGAGTTTTACAAACGAGATACATGGAGAAAAATGAAGTTTCGGCAATATAGTTATGGCAAGAAAAGCATAGATACATTTTTGAATAAAATAAAAGAAACTTTTGGTGAAAATATCCTAATCGGTTATGGAAATTGGAGTAGGTCAACACAAATGAAACATTTTATGCCTACGATGAATAAAGGATTAAGGAAATTAATTCATAAGAAATATGATACAATAACAATAAATGAATGCAACACAAGTAAAAAATGTTGTGATTGTAATAAAGATTTGGAATATTACAAGGATAAAGAAGGCAAGAAAGTGTTTCGTCTGTTAATCTGTTCTAACTGCGTGAGTTGCGAAAACAAAAAAATCATATTTAGAACAAGAGATGCAAACTCTTCAATAAACATAATGAAATTAACTCAAACTTGGATAGAAACCCAAGAGCGACCATTATGTTTTCACATTTCGTCTTTCACCTCTTCAATAACCAAAAAAGAAGAGGAAAAAGTAAGACCATCATAATTGATTTTACATTTTTTGGATTTTTTTTATTCCGTGAAAATCGGCGTTTTAAATGTCCAAAGGTGTAATAGAAGGTTGTATTGTATCACGATTTAGTAAAATCGTTTTGAGTGGAATTTTCAGGGTTTTATAGGTAGATTTTTCATTATTCCTAAATTCTTGGAATTCTTGCTTTTTCTTTTTTCCCATTTATATATTCACTGAATATTTTATTTTTAAATATTTTTACGAAAATAATATTTAATTAAAAAATTGAATAATTTTGATTTTACTAAATATATTTAAATATTAAATATATATAAAATAATATGGAAAGTAAATTTTATTGTGAAAAGTGTAATTATAAAACTGATATTGCTTCTTGTTATAAACAACATTTAGAAACTACATTACATAAAACAGGTAAAAGAAAAGAAAGATGTGATAAGACACTTTATAAGTGTAATAAGTGTAGTTTTGAGAATTATAATAAGAACAATTATTTAAATCATATTCTTAACAATCATTCAACAAAGGAAGAACGAAAGGAGAAATTTAAGTATTATTGTGATTGCTGTGATTTTGGTGTATTTGTAAAGTCTATGATGGATACACATTTGAATACAAATAAACATCAATTAAAATTTAATGATAGTCAAACTATAAATATTTAATTTGTTAATTAATTTAAAAATAAAATATTTAGTAAATATATAAATGAGTTTTTTATTGGATAATAAAAAAATTGAATTAAATAATATGACTGATATTAGTAGTAATATAACTTGTATTATTAAAGAAATGGATTTAACCAAATTATCAAAAACAGAACTTTTAGCGAAGTGTGAAGAAATTGGAATTAAAAAGTGTAAATCAAAAATTAAAGCAGAACTTATTCAACTTATTAATAACCATAAACATATTGTTTTACAAATTACTGATACAAACATTAATTATAACATTAAAACAATGAGATATTTGGGCAATAAAAGTAAACATTTAGAATTTATATATAACACATTTTTAGAATGTGTTAATAAATTAGGTTTAAATAATCCTACGATATTTGATGCGTTTGGTGGGACTGGTTCAGTTACTAGTTTCTTTAATATTAATAACTACAATGTAATATCAAATGATTTAAATAACTATAGTTATAAATTATGTTATTCTAGAAATTCTATTACTATTGATGATTTATTATTTAATGGATTAAAAATGAATTTATCTAGTGTAATAGATTTATTAAATACAAAAAAACATAAAGGATTTATATATTACAATTATTCTCCAAATAAAGAACTAAAATATGAAAGAAAGTATTTTACAAATGAAAATGCTGAAATAATTGATGGAATTAGACAACAAATAGAAGTTTGGAAGCATAACAAAGAAATAACACATGATGAATACGTATTTCTCGTTGCCTTGTTAATTGAAAATGTATCATTATATTCAAATATACCTGGAACTTATGGAGCATTTAATACTCAATGGGATAGTCGTTCTACACGCAAGTTTGAATTAGATAAGAATATGGTCAATTATTTGTTAGCAAAACATAAATATAACACATACAATGAAGACATAAAAATGATTATTGATAAAGTAAAATACGATGTATTATACGTTGACCCACCTTATAATGAACGCGATTATTCTGCTTATTACCATGTTTTAGAAACTATATCAATGTATGATAATCCTGAAATCAATGAAAACAAGACAGGTACAAAAAAAATTTGTAAAAAATCTAAATGGTGTAATAAAACTTCTTGTAAAGAAGAACTTGAATATATTATTAAAAATACAAATGCTAAATGTATAATTATGAGCTATAATAATGAAGGAATTATGACAACTGATGAGATAAAAGAAATATACAATAAATATGGTGACTATTTATGTAAAACTAAACTTGTAAAACGATTTAAATGCAATAATAATGAAAATGAAATTGACGTGTATGAATATTTACATATATTATTTAAAAAATCTTTTCATAAAAAAAAAAATATAGAATTAATCATTGAGGAAGATGATGAAGAGAAAATTATATTAGAAAATGAAATAATTGGAAAAACTGAAATTATTGCTGATTTAGCAATTGTTAATGACACGATTAATGAATATGAATATAATAAAATTTACAATTGTTGTTGTCTAACTGGAATGTTAGAATTATCTGATAATGTTGTAGATTTAATATGCACAGATTTACCATATGGATTAACCGAATGTAAATGGGACACACCAATAAATTTAGATAAATTATGGCAAGAATATAAAAGAGTGTTAAAACCTTATGGAACGATAATATTGTTTGGACAGCAACCTTTCACAAGTAGATTAGTTTCGAGTAATTATGAAATGTTTAAATATTCTTTAGTATGGCATAAGTCTAAACCAGGTGGATTTGCTCAAGCACCATATAAAGTATTATGTGAACACGAAGATATATTAATATTTAGTTATGGAAAAACAAGTGAAAATGCTAAAAATAAAATGATATATAATCCTCAAGGAACTTTACCATGTAATAAAGTAATGAAAGGAAAAACAGGAACTACAGAACACAGAAACAATAGAAAAACACAAGACGATTATGTACAAACAACAACAAATTATCCAAGAAGTATATTGAAATTTAATAATGAAGGTAAAACACAACACCCTACACAAAAACCAATTGAATTAATTAAATATTTAATAAAAACATTTTCAAATGAAAATGACTTAGTTTTAGATAGTTGTATGGGTTCTGGAACTACTGCTTTGGCGTGTATTGAAACAAATAGAATGTATATCGGTTATGAACTTGATACAAAATATTATAATATTTGTAAAGAACGCATAGAAAATCATACATTATAATAATATAACCCATTTATGTCTATAGCAAATAAAATTGGAAACTGAATACTACTATATTTATTAATATTTGTAATATCATCAATAGTTATACATAGTCCTTTTTTTATAATTGAGTCAGGATAAGATAATTTAATTAATTGTATAAATCTGTCTAAATTACTATCTTGTAGTTGATTTATTCCTAGGTGTATGTCTTTTTCTATTTTCCCTTCAACAATTAGTAATGTATTTTCAGTTTTGTCGTAAAACAATATATCTGGTCTTGGCATTGTTCTTTCAACAATTATATCTTTATCGTGCGTTTTAATATTTGTCAAAGCACAACCAGAATGGTTTGAGAATATACAGGAATATTTTTTATCTATTATTTGTGATAATATTATAGTTGATATTTTTTCAGTGCAACTATTTTCAATTGTAAAATATTTATTAGGCAAATCTGGTCTTTTAATTATCGTAATATCGCTAAATTCTACATCTATTTCATTAATAGCATACCAAAATTTACTTTTAGGAAGTTTATTGAAATAATCTTGAGCTATGTTATGTTTTTCTATTAATATTTTACACGAATTATTATTATTGTGTATAAAGTTAATTAATCCACTTAATAATCCTACATTTGGGTCATGTGATATTTTACCGCTACTACTAGATATACCCTTATCTAATTTACAAGATATGTAATAGGTTTCATCTTTATTAGATATTTTAACAGAAACATTTCCCTTTTTTTCCTTAATTTTATTTTTTTCATTTATCATTTCTTCAATTGATATAAATTTGTTAATCAAATATAAATCATATAGATTTTCATATATATAGTTTTCACCATGATACGCTTCTATCTCTAATGATTTCATTAATTTCAATCCAAACTTTCCAGTATCAGTCAAGTTTTTATTTTCCCATTTATTATTATAAAACATAACCATTTTTGCTTTACTATTCGGATAAAGTTTTTTATATACCATGAATTTTGTTATTCTTTGATTTACAGATGTATTTCTGCTATTAGTATCATTTGTTTTTGTGCTTTCTAAAATACAAATAGCATTTTCTGCTGATGTATCATTATTAACATTTCCATTAAATAGTAAATAGTCAGCACAACTACTTTCTCCCTTAAATAATTTTATAATAATTTTATAAATATCAAATAGCAAGTCCCATTCACCTTTAAATCTATTATCAATATAATTAGGCACTATTTTTGCTTTTTCAAATAAGGATTTTTCAATTTTTAATATATTGCTGAGCATAAACGTTATTTCATCATCAGATGGTGCTTCTTCAGTTAAAATAGTAAATATTTTACTTGTGTTTTCAATTACTATAATTTCTTCATCATCTTCAAGAGGCATGGGAAATTTAGCTGTAATAATTGGCTCATTAACGAGTGTATTGCTTACAATAACATTCGTTGTAGTTGAACTATCTAATGTATTTGAAATACTACTTTCTATAATCTTTAGAATATCATCTTTCTTTTTTCCACTATAACCTTTGAATTTGTTCTCTTTACAAATAGCAATCAATTCCTCTCTTGTCTTCTTAGAATAATCCATTTGGTTTGACTGTATAGTAGTCGTTATTGCGGGGTCAATTTTAACAGCCCCCTCATTTGCAGGAGCATCAGTTAGTAGTGTCACAATGTCAGCCTTCTTTTTCCCACTGTATCCCTTTTCCTTACAGAGAGCAACCAGATCCTTCACATTCATCTTAGAATAGTCCATCGTGCTTGTTTCAAGTATGTTGGTGACTGGGGTATCAACTTTTGGTGGTTCAATTTTTAGGTGAATGGATAATGCCTCTTGGACTTTCTTCTCAACAAGTTCTTCAACTGAGATATTCTTTTTACAAGGACGCTTACGCTTCATATGGTCTTCAAGATGACCTTTTTGTGAGAACGACTTCTTACATGTGTTGCAGATGTGTGATGTCATTCTTCTTATACCTTCTTATACTATAAACGCACAAAATCTTTAAGCCGTTTCACGGATTTTTAACGAATTCGTGAAGACCGGGTAGTTGCGTCAATTTTTATAGAGTTTGGGGGTTCGTCGGCGAGTCTTCCTGTCCTTCTTCAACCATTCTACATTGAAGGCGTGTATAAAATAGTTCTTGTAGTTCTTCTCCTTGACCTGTTTTATGCTGTGTGCTAAGGTCGTCTTGATGTCTTCAAAACTGATAGGCGAATCTTTCTTGATGTAATGCTTGACCTGATTAAAATACTGTTCTATGGGATTGGATCTCGGATAATATGCTACGCTATAAAGTATCTTATTCCCTGATTCTTCTACTGCTTTCTTTACCTCTGGTGATTTATGGAACATAGCATTATCCATAACGATAAGGTGGTTTTGAAATTTGCCCTTGATGTTCTTAGTAATAAACTCTGCTAATCGTTCAGCATTTACCGCACCTTGCTCGTAGAGTTCGTATGCAATTGTGTCTTTGTTTGTTATAGCAACTAACAGAGAATAGTGTTTGAATACTTTACTATCGGTTGTCTTCACATAGCAACGCTTTCCACTATCACAACGAGCATAGGACGGATGCAAAGCAGGGTATATAGCAGTTTCATCTAAACAGATGATTTTATCCATAGAGTATTTTCGTGCTTCCTGAATGAAAGTGCTGACCTCTTTTTGATGCTCTCTTGGTTTGCCTCTGTATGTAGCAGGTTGGTGGATTTTACGCAAACGCTTCCTTGTCTTGTTATTATCACGCAATAATCTACCTATATGGACTCTTGTAAGCGAAACATAGGGATATTTCTTTTCCAGTAGTTCCTTCAAATCAGCCATAAAAATATCAGGCTTCTTTTTGAGTTCTTCTCTAAGGAAATCAATATGTTCCTGATGAACTTTATAAGCAATTCTATTCTTTCTTGTTTTACGCACAGGAGAACCAGTTTTCTGGTATAAATCAATCCAATCCTGTAATGATGACCTTTTACAATCAAAAACTTCACAGGTTTCTACTTGATTGTCTGTTCTCAACGCATACTTCACAGCGGAGAGTTTGTAATCTTCGGTGTGATGTTTCCCCATCTACTCTTACTTTTAGTGCCGGTTTGAAATGTTCGTTGGTCTAAGGGTGCTTATAATAGAAATGCTGTTTATGTTAAAAATAAAACAAGAAAAAATAAGACTAAAAAATACCTAAAATAAAGTCGGCGTTTTAAATGTCCAAAGGTGTAATAAAACGGATTCAATTTTTTATTTTAACGTCTATTGGCGGAATTGTCCCTCTTGAAGCGGCACAAGGCCTCCCGTTAGGGAGGCCCGCCTTTGGAGCGACCAAGGGACAACTCCACTAATAGACGTTAAATGTACAAAGGTCTAATAAAGGCGGGCCCATAAAGAGAACATCATTTGTATTGTAGCAAATTGATATACAATGCAAATTGAACTGAACTGAATTGAACCTCTCATTTATCGATGAAAAAAAACTTTTTTGAGAATGTAATTGAGAGGTTGAATGGATTTTACGCAAAAATACATAAACGGGTAATTTGACTCTTTATATATTTTTGCAGTAATGGGAAAACCAAAAAAGCAGACAATCAAGAACTTCAAGCCGTTTGTGAGTGTATGTACACCAACGTTCAATCGGCGGCCATTTATACCGGTAATGTTTGAATGCTTTAAAAACCAGACATATCCGATGGACCGCATAGAATGGATAATTGTGGATGATGGAACGGACAAAATAGAGGATTTAGTAAAGTCGTCCGGCATTAGTAATATCCAGTATTTCCAGTTGGACAAGAAAATGCCATTAGGTGAGAAGAGAAACTTTATGCATAAAAAAGCAAAAGGCAGTATTATTGTTTATATGGATGACGACGATTATTATCCACCCGAACGAATTGAACACGCCGTCGAGAAACTGCAAAATAATAAGGAAGCGCTCTGTGCCGGTTCATCGGAAATGTATATTTATTTCAAGCATTTAAAGAAAATGTATCAATGTGGGCCGTATGGTCCGAACCATGCGACAGCAGGAACATTTGCTTTTAAATCGCGTCTTCTCGATGAAACGAGATACGAAGACCACGCCGCATTAGCAGAGGAGAAGGCATTTTTGAAAGATTATACTGTACCATTTGTGCAATTAGACCCGATGAAAACGATATTGGTGTTTTCGCATATTCACAATACCTTTGATAAAAAGAAACTGTTGGATAATCCCCATCCGGATTATTTTAAAGAATCAAACAAGAAGGTAAAAGACTTTATACGCAAGCCGGAGGAAGCAAAAATAAAGAAGTTCTTTTTAGAAGACATTGAAGCGCTGTTGGGTTCATATGAACCGGGACAACCGAAGATGAAACCGGATGTATTGGAACAGACAAAAGTAATTGAAGAAACACGCCGGAAACTGGTGGAAGAACAACAGAAGAAAATGATGGCGTCGGGACAACCGAACCCAAATATGCCTGGTATTATGGCGCACGAAGAGGGACAACAGCCGCGTATGATGAGTCCTGAAGAGATTATACAATTGATACAGAATCAGCAACAAGAAATACAGGATTTGAAAATGAGAGGTGCTAGTGTGGATATGCCCGGCATTATGGCTCACGAAGAAGGAAAACCGCCGCGTATGATGACTCCTGAAGAGATTATGCGATTGATACAGAATCAACAAAAGGAAATACAAGATTTGAAAACGAAAAATACGGAATTGGAAGAAACTGTGATAGAATTACAGCAAACTATATTGCGTATAGGGAACCAAACAACCTCTACAGTGAATGCTTCGTATAAAACTCCCGCGTCATCTTCTTCCTCTTCAGCCCCCGTGTCACTTAACCAAGAAAAATCAAAGTCAAAACTCGAACCTGATATTACCATATCTATTTAGCTTTTATTCATACATGTCTATTCGTGGAATGGTCCCTCGGACGCTCCAAAGGCGGGCCTCCCGTTAGGGAGGCCTTGTGCCGCTTCAACCAAAGGTATCTTCGATTTAGAGGGACAATTCCGCGAATAGACGTTAATCTATGTGAGTAGAGGTTAGAGACAATTCCACAAATAGACGGTTATTTTGGGCACGTATTATAGTCTTCTGATGGTGTATTCGGTAAATTCGAATCTGTATCCTCTCCTATTATATCGTACATATCTTTTGCAATTGGTATAATTCCTTGTGATAAGGAAAAGAAGATGGAGAAATTAATTGCAACTCCGAGTCCAACTAATGCGGGTGTTTTGAACTTTGCAATTTGGACTATGTGTCGAATAAATAGACCAATAACCAAAAAGAAAATATAAATACTGTGGAAATTGTTGTATGCGGTCTTTCCGAGTTTTTCCCATTTGCTCGTTGGTTCTAGTGTGTATGCTTCCGTTAATTCTTGGAATATCTGTTTCACTGAAGACCATATATATGGCGGCCAAAATCCGTTGAATGCAATAATCGTCATCGTTGATAAAAATATTAAATACGCGGTTAAAATATAGCCTAAAAACAGGGGAACTACGACTATGGCTAATATAATAGCCAATATAAGTATGACAGCAACAATAATAGACATTGGCATCGGCGAGCTAATAACCGGTTCATACCATTTTTCTTTTGCAAATAGAGTACCGGTATAATATAGCGATAATAGTATCAAGATAATATATCCCAAGCCATTTGTAGACATAAACGATGTCAGTAAATTGAGCACATTTGCATTTAAAAGAATAAAATGTAATACAGTAAATAGTATCGGACGTATCCCCCATAAAAATGTCATTGTTTCTTTACTGGGAAATTTTCTATCCGCGTCCATTCTATCATTTACTGCAAAATAATTTATAGCTTCAATTGCATTCAATGGTCCTGCAACTATCCATCGAATTGGTCCCCATATAAATTTACGAAAATCGAATGTGAATGTGCTGTAATTCCTAAGATACCACCAATTTATTAAAATAATATAGGCAAGTAAAATAGACAACCAGGTAATTATATGGCTTGCGACCGTTTTGATTTCTTCTTTAGTTGAAGGTTTTACGAATGTTTTTCCGATAATGGCTTGGATTGTCTTCTCGATTGGGTCTCTAATATTTTTTAATCGACTTCCAATTGCGCTTTTTATTTCTCTGTAAATCCCTTTTGTGTCTATCGCGTCAAACTTTTTAGCCTTAAATGCATCTGCTATTTTCTTGTTTATCGACTCTTTTGCTTCTGTCGGTATTGGAGGCGTATTTTTCGGAATATCGTATTCACTTGCTTTGCCAGTCAAAGTGTCTTCCGCAATTTGATTTCCATTCGACGGTGAATTTCCATAATCAGCAGCGAGTAATGTGTCTTCATTTATATTCGGTGTCGTAACAGTGGATGATGTGCCACTATTTTCTGTAAATGCTTCTTTCGCTTTTTTTGTCCATACAGTATTACCCATTTCTCGCAAATGTATATTATTCTTATAATAATATACAGTATTTTACACCAATGCGAGTTTTACGCCTTTGTGCATCAAGTAAATCGGCAACAATTCGCGATTTTTACCCTCTATTCATACAGATTAACGTCTATTAGTGGAATTGTCCCTCGGTCGCTCCAAAGGCGGGCCTCCCTAACGGGAGGCCTTGTGTCGCTTCAACCAAAGGTATCTTCGATTTAGAGGGACAACTCCGCGAATAGACGTTACCTAGCAAATAACATTCCACAATTGCCACCAATTACGGAAAACACATTGTATCGTTCTTCATAAAGAGTCATATTAAATGTATAGTCATATAATCGCCAATTTTGTTTGTTTATTCCAATCACATTGCCGCTCAGGTCGCATATCACCTGAAAATTCTTGTTTAGAGTGGATACAACCGGAACAATAGTGGTAATTTCTAAATTGATATCTTTAAACCGCGACAAATTCATTGCACCAGACGGTTGATGCTCAAAGGGACTCGAGTTCAATCCAAAACTATAGCAATATAATCCCGGTTTTCCAGACCCGGTGCTTCTAGCATATTGGTCAATGTAATCATATACACCTGCAGGTAATATGTTTTCTCTGTATACTCCATTCAAGTTAATGCCCATTGAAACCATTATGTCGTGAATATTTTCTTGAGACGCCTCTCCCGTTATATAGTAACCTGTATTGGTTCCCGTTACTCTCTCTTCGTCCGGCGGATTTAATCCGGGCCCGACAGCATAATACTCGCCGTTAAATCCAATCGACAACACTTTCACACCATTCACAGTTGCGGCGGATATTGGCGCGGAGTAAATATCGTTCGGCAATTCTCGATACGGCCAGTTCGAATAATTGCTCCATTCATTCCGCAAATTCACATCATTACGCTGCAAATGCCACATCCAATTCGATATCATCCCGTTTGATGTAAGAGTCACCGTTTTCGTTCCTACTAAATTGTCAAACTTGTATTCAAATATATCTTTCACCAAATAGACCTGGTCCTCTAAAGCCATCTTTTTTCGTTCCTCCTCAGACAAAAAGCAATACGTCGCGAGTAAATGGACATCCGCATTCCACGAAACTTGCTGATTCTGATAATTTGCAGAATCTATATTTACGCCAGGCGGAGATTGCAAAAATCTATACATACCAAATTGCGGTTGCGTAAAATCCGGCTGCACATAAGGAAATCGGTTTCCCCAATCAAACACATCACGCACTTGGAATAATTCTTGTATAGGACGAATTGTTACGCTTATCTGCAACTCATTGTACTGCACCGCTATGAGAGGAAAAGCACATCGACTATCCATCATAAACCACGCATTAATCGGGATATACAAAATCCTTCCTCGTATAGACGGTTCTGCGGTAATACCATCGCCCATAAAATAGGAAGACGGATACGCATTACTTCTACCGTGTGAATTTGCAGGGTCATATACTTCGTGGATATTGCCGCTCATCTGGTTAAATGCTTTTTTCTTGTTTTCTGGGAAATCTCGTTCGATAAGTGCCGCCAAATAAGCGCCGGAATACGACTGCAACAATGTTGAACCGCACGTGATTGTTATGTTCTCTATCATATGTGTTCCTAAATCGCGTATCCACCGAAAATCATATGCACCCCATTTAAATGACGTCTGTGTGCAGGGTTGATAGATTGGACTCCATATATCCGGCAAAGTAACACACAAATACGTATCCATCAGTAAATCCGCGTGACGTTTTACCTTGAATTGGAATGTACTTGACGATGTCAAACGTAGGTCTCGTTGTCCTTCATAATCCAAACGAAACTTTTGCAATCCAAAGTTTGTATATTTAGAATAAACGACTTTGAAAAATGTTTTTGATGGGTTGCCGTTCAATATAACATTTGCACTGCCTGTTGCGGTTAAATTTAATAATCCACCTGCCATTTTATAAACGATTGTGATATATAATCTCTATTATCTTTTACTCTTTTACTCTCTTCTTTATCAAATATTGAGGATGCAAACGACACCGGATAATATTATTACAATATATATTTGCATCTGATTTATGGAACTAAAGTATATATTTCTATTTTTATCTATCGTAGTGCTCCTCGTCATATTTTATAAGCAATATCAACAGGGACAATTCCATCGCTTTCAAATTGAACAAATGACTACTGCTACAACTCCATCCGCAGAAGGAGAAAAAGACGCAAAATGCAAGAGTAGTTACGACGATTCAAAAGACCTTCCTCTAAAAGAGTATTGTGTCAAATCGTCCTTCAATTCGGCGTATGACGGCACATCCGTTTCCAAATTAAACATTTTGAAGCGAATCGAAGACGGATACCGATTCATCGATTTAAATGTGTTTTCCGCGAGCGGTGATGTATATGTAGGTTATTCACCGGACAATGCGCCGGTTATGGTCGAAAATACATTGAAACTATCCGATGCACTTAAATGTATTGCGGAAAATGCATTTAGTTCTACTACGAAATTTAACAAAAACCTGAACAGTGTAAATAAATATCCGGTATTTGTGCATCTAAGAGTCTATCGCCCAGTGAATTCCGCCACCGATATCATATCAAATGTAATGAATGTCGTTAATGGATTACCGGGTTCGAATCCACCGAGTTATTCCACCTATTACTTACGCAATGCAGATAATTCGCCTGTCCAATTAGAACAATGCACTCCCCTCTCCAGCATTATGGGAAAAATGTTGTTTTCTATGGATGTGGTAAATGTATTGCAAATCTACGCGCCTTCTTCGAATAATGTAAATGATGTGCCAAGTGGAGCAGCAAAATCACTGCGAACATTTGTCAATATATTGACTGGGGGAGGAACAATGCCCGCATTTTATCGATATACAGAACCGGTTTTGACAAACGGCAAATTGAATCGATTGGGAATAACGGATTCTGCTGTGAATGGACTATTTAAAAGCAATGTGAAAAGTATGTATATTGTATACCCTCATCCGGACGATAAAAACAATCAACCCGACGTAAAACATATGATGTTGAATTGCAGCATACAATTTATACCGATGCGGTCCTATTTAGCGGGGACTGAATTGGATTCGTATGTCAAACTATTTGATACCGCCGGAACACCGATGATTCCAATGTCCAACGTATATACCAGTCTAGTTGGAGTCTAGAGAATATGCATTGTAAATATATAACACCGCCACAATGAGAGGCGAATATAGATATGGTAAAAGAGCAAAAAGACCAAAATATAAACCTACTATTTGCAATGACCGAATGACTTTTCAGGAATGCGAACTTGCCGTGCTCCGTCAAGCTGTCGACGAAAGTGAAAAATCGCAAGGTGCGAAAGTAGCCAATTCACCCGATGTGCAAAAAATCATTCAAATATTGGAAGATTTTTTAGTGCGCAAGAAATTAATATGCTATGGAGGTACAGCAATTAATAATATTCTGCCGAAACAGGCGCAGTTCTACAATCGCGACATTGAAGTCCCAGATTACGACTTCTATTCCGACCACGCAATGGAAGACGCGCGCGAATTAGCAGATATATATTATTCGGCAGGATACGACGAAGTGGAAGCGAAAGCAGGTGTCCATTTAGGCACATATAAAGTCTATGTCAATTTCTTGCCGATTGCCGATATAACGCAGTTGCATCCAATTCTATATGAGAGGTTGATACCGGAAACGATTACGATTGCCGGAATCAAATATGCACCGCCAAATTATTTGCGTATGTCGATGTATTTAGAATTGTCGCGTCCATACGGCGACGTGTCTCGATGGGAGAAAGTGCTAAAACGCATAACACTTTTGAATAAACATTATCCTCTCTCTACAGAAGATTGTAATGCGGTTGATTTCCAGCGCGTTATGGGTATGAAAGAGAATAAGACTATTTCTGAATCGGTTTATTATTTAGCGCGCGATTCATTCATCGACCAAGGTGTCGTTTTCTTGGGCGGTTATGGAACGGCGCTTTATTCTAAATATGCGGAGAATGATAAACAGCATCAAGTAGAGAAGATACCGGATTTCGATGTCCTCTCGGAAAATCCGGAAAAATGCGCAATAATTGTCCGCGATAAATTGATGGATGCAGGTTACAAGAATATTCGCATTATCCAACATACACCATTAGGAGAGGTTATACCGGAACATACAGAAATCGGTATCAATGGAGATATTATTGCATTTATTTATAAACCCATTGCGTGTCATAGTTATAATCAAATCGATGTCGGTGACCGAACCGTATTGGTAGCAACGATTGATACAATGTTGAGTTTCTATTTGGCATTCTTGTATGCGGACAAACGCTATTTCGACAAAGACCGAATGCTTTGTATGTCGGCGTATCTGTTCGAAGTTCAACAGAAGAACAGTTTAGAACAAAAAGGACTTCTTAGGCGATTTTCTCTGGATTGCTACGGAAAACAGCCGACAATGGAAGAAATGCGCGCCGAGAAAGCAAAAAAATACCAAGAATTGAAAGCCGCTAAAACACCGGAAGAGAAAAAAGAGTTCGAGAGGTGGTTTTTTAAATATAATCCTTCTGCCGCAAATAAATTGAAACGGCCAAAAATACCTACCCCAATAGTAGATGTTCGTCCTCTCAAGACAATCACAGAAACAGTTGTATTGGAACCGCCGGCTCAAACAAAGAAACGGAAACCACGGAAAAGAATGACACAGAAACAAAAGGCAAAGGAAGAAGGTCCTTACGCAAAACGCACTTTTTATTTTGGTAAGCGCAAATAACCGTGCCTCTCACATTTTATTCTGCTAATTCCATATTTGACCGATTCAACAGATAATCAATGCTGCACGTTTCGACTAAAATACCATTCGCATAAACCGCATAATTATTATACAAATTATTGTGTTCTAATGCGAAGTGCCAGATAGTCGCTGGCCCTTTTCCTGCATAAGGTTCCGCTCGGTCATCCAGACAAGCAGGAACACGACAAAATTCTTCCGTGATAAAATCGTCGCCCATATATTCGCGCACCTCTCGGCGTTTTTCGTCGGTTAATTTCTTATGCAGAGTACAATGTTCGCCCGTTATGGAGAGAGGTTGGAATCCTTTTGCCTTAAATGTATAAAGGCGGTTTTTACGGTCGGGGTCGTCGGCCGGACGTTTCAGCGTTGCGCGACCGATAAATGCAACTGCTTTATATCCACACGTCGCGGTTTTTATTAAATCGCCCTTTTTCAGCCTCTCCACTTCTATATATTCTTCTTCATCGTAATCTAAATTGAGTCGGAGAATTTTACTGCCTTTCAAGAAACACGGATAAGGCGGGTCTGTGGATATATTCGTATAAAAACTAGAAAAAGCAGTCAATTCGGTCGGGGTTATCGCCCTATTAAATAGCATAAAATTATTCAAGTTCGCATCTAAATATTTGTCAGATGCTGTATTACTTTTGCATATATAGCATTTCGTATAAACGGTGGAATATGAGAGCCCAGCCGGTATGACTGTATATGTGAATCCGCCATTCGTCATTTGTTGCGCGGAACCGTCTACGTAATATCGTGCATTTCCACTCGAATCCACCGTCACACAATAATGATGCCATAGACTATCATTGAGTTTGTATGAATTATACAGCTTGCCATTCGTAAATATGCTCGTATATCCACCGTTTGCGAACGAAAACGCAAAACTATCTGCTCCTCCACCATTTCCGAAATCAAACACTTTTGACATATAGAGCTGGAAATTGTTGCCTCCAATCGCATTACATCTCACCCATACTCCGACAGTAAGACCGGTAGGGGAATATTGTATATTCGGCAACTGGATGAATTGCGAAGTTGTTCCTGGAAACCTTACCGACCCACTTGTTACCATCGTGAACAATCTTGATATAGAAATCGAACTGGAAGATATGTCATTCACTCCACTACCGGATGCATAATTTAAAGTATCCACATCGAACGGATAATACAACACCAATCCGTTTGTATTCAACATATGGGTTGTTGTAGCAGGTGGCGTAAATCTCGCTATCCTATAAATAGTGTTTAAACTGTTGGACGTAACATACACTTTTTTCGTATATGGGTCATAATTTAATGCGCGGGATTGACCTGTAAATGTAGTATGAAGGGTACTTATACCGTATTTGTCAATTCGGTATACAGCCCCCGGCGACCCCATTGTAACCGTATACGTAATATCGTGTTCTTGGTCAGTTGCGAGAGAAAATGTACTGCCGTATGCGCTATTTACTGTAGAAAATAATCCGAGACAATTTCCACACGTATCAAACTTATAGACATAACCAACTCCTCTTGTAATACCGTATAAAAATCCTTTACTGTCAAATGCAGAGCCACCAAATATTCCACTTGCATCAGCATTCACAATACTCGTGCTGTTTGTAAATATGACTGTATGAGTAAAAGTCGCTGGGTTGATACGTCTGATTTGATACGCAGTATTTGTTACTGCATAAATAAATCCATCCGGACCAAGCGGAACGGAATTCAACCCCGTGCTAGAAACCGACGAAAATGAATTATCTACCAAATTTAGTTTTCCTAATGTACTAACGCCCCCGCAGTACATTATTCCGTTTGTACCGTCGGCATAAAACGCGGAATATGTATCATTCGTATTAACGGATGTTATAAATGTTCCGCTATTCGAATAAATACGTATACCATTTGCATTATTTGCATTTACATATATATTGCCGTCTGGTGATAATGCAATTGGGGTTACCTGAGTCATCCCAGATGGCGTGAATTGCGACTCAATTAAAGACATTTACTCAAAATATATAGTAAATGTCTATATAGATATTGCATCTATATGCGAAGTCCATTTTACACACTAGCGGTATGTTTTGAGGTTGAACTTCGTTTATGTGAATAACGGACTGGTTTCGTTTTTGACTTTATCGGTGATTTTGTTAAATGTGCTAACCATCCACCCTTTTGACTTTTTCTATGCCGTCTTTTTACCGTTTTGTTCTTCTTATTGTAAGGCATTATATATTAACCGACGATGATATATGGTCGGGGGTCGGACGTTAGAACCGAACACGCTTGTAAATTTCCAATGCGACTAAAGCACCTAGAATTTGCGCAATGCAGTAAGGAACTAAATCAGCAGTTGGTAATTTACCTGCCGCAGCCATAACAATCGAAACCGCCGGATTGACGTATCCTCCACTACTTTCACTCATAAGCAGAATTAATAGCGCGAGAGTTGCGCCGATTGCTAACGCATTTCCCGTTGATAATATAATATAAACGAACAGAGCCGTACCGAAAAATTCAACAACATATCTTTGCATTTTCCTAAATGTTCTATATTTATAGCGACGAATATTTATAGTCTAGTCACCATATCAATCCTGTATCTTTGCCGGAACTAAAACTGCGTGGTTTTGAGTTTGAGTTCTTACTAAATTTGCCATTTTCCGAATAGGTATAGGCAGATTTGTGCAATGTGCACTTGTTTTTACTTTCGGTAGAACACAGTTACCGCCATTACGACACCGATTCAATGCATTTATACGCGTATTTTTTTCAACACTTGAAGTAAATGCAAATAACCCGGTTGAATCCGAGGTTATATCCTTTAACCTCTACTCATATAGATTAACGTCTATTAGTGGAATTGTCCCTTGGTCTATCCAAATGTGGGCCCAAAGGCGGGTCGTTGGTCCTCCCTAACGGGGATGCCGTGTGTCGCTTCAGGAAGGACAATTCCGCGAATAGACGTTACGTTGGTTCCTAAGATGTTTCTTGATTAACGTCTATTCGCGGAATTGTCCCTCGGTCGCTCCGCTTCAAGAGGGACAACTCCGCTATCACTTCGTATCCGCGTTTGCGTTTATTCATACAGATTTTTAATCTATATGAGTAGAGGTTAAATTGTTATCCTCGTATAGGCCGATATACTTGTATCGCAGATTGCTCTCCTCGTATAGGCTGATATACTTGTGTCACAGATTGCTCTCCTCGTATAGGCTGATATACTTGTGTCACAGATTGCTCTCCTCGTATAGGCTGATATACTTGTGTCACAGATTGCTCTCCTCGTATAGGCTGATATACTTGTGTCACAGATTGCTCTCCTCGTATAGGCTGATATACTTGTGTCACAGATTGCTCTCCTCGTATAGGCTGATATACTTGTGTCACAGATTGCTCTCCTCGTATAGGCTGATATACTTGTGTCACAGATTGCTCTCCTCGTATAGGCTGATATACTTGTGTCACAGATTGCTCTTCTTGTGCCGGTTGTTGTTCCACCTGCATTTTTGCGGTAATAGATTCTAGTTTTAGTTTAATTGAACGCGTAGTTTCAGATTCAGGTTGTACTGATTTGCTAAATACCGCACGCCCAATTGCATCCTGACGGTTCTTAATTGCGACATCTAAACAAGTTAATCGTCCTGTTACCCCTACGCGGCTTTTTTGTAATAATTGTCTTTGTTTTTGTTGTGCTTCTAATGGTAATGTTGTATTGACATATAAAGCCGTTGAATTTATAAAGCTCTTTCTGTCTCTAGAAACACTACCCCCCGAATCTGCATTTAGTGACCGAGGAGGAACATATATACTATTAAATTCAACGATTTCACCATCCGGTAATGTACTTCCATTTACCGTATTCGAAGGAGAAGTAAATCCGGCCGAATTTTGCGCAACCAATCTAACTTCATATTCTGCTGCTACTGACAATCCAGCTATTATGATTGGAGACCGAGCGCTTCTCGCTAAAATATACGAGCCACCGTTCAATGAATAGTAATATGCATACGGTGCTGGATTTCCACCAGTTGAACCCATAAAATTGACTTCCATACTTTTTAATCCAGAAACTATACTCGTTATTGTAGGAGGATTTCCTAATAAAAAGGGAGTAGCCGTCGCCTCACTCGATATAACAGTTCCTGCAATATTACTTGCCACAACGTATATCGTTTTCGTTACCGTAGTATTAACGGTAAATGGAGAGGTGACCGGACCAATTGGATTTGAACCGTCGGCAGCTTCCGAGTAATAGTAAGTTGGTGCTGGATTTCCTAGTGTAGGTGAGAAATACACCGTCACGTTACTTGAACCCGGTTGAATATCTACTAACGGCGCGTCACCAATAAAATAAGGCGTTCCCAATACACCTGTCGATACAATTTGACCAGCCGGATTTTCTGCTATGATATACACCGTCCGCTGTGCCACGCCACTAATATTAAATGGTGATGATGGATTTACCGATACTTCTTTTGTAACACCATCAAATGAATAGTAATACTGGACGGATAATGTCCCGGTTTCTGATTGCGTAAAACTTACCCGGATATTATTCACCTCTGGTACAATTGTTGCAATTGGTTGTGCTCCTAATACCGCCTGCGAAACAGTGTTTGATGACAAATCACCTGCATCATTGGTTGCCACCATATAGAAGGAATACGGAGAGGTGGAAGTTAAACCGGAAATATCGAATGTGCCGGTTCGACTTGTTCCAACAGTGACCCGAGAACCGCCATTTAAGATATATTGGTAAGTTGTTGGAACGGTGCCTTGAACCGCTTGTGAATAAGAAACCCGGATGATATTCGATATGGGCGCAGAGAGGCTGATGTTCAATGCACTTCCGAATGTATATGGTGTGCCAGTAACGCCCGCCGATACAATTGTCCCAGCAGAATTGTCTGCTACAATATAGACTGTGCGCGCTTGAGTGCCACTAATATCAAAAGACGGTGGATTCACTTGTGCAATACGAGTTGTTCCGCTTGGGTCATAGGAATAGAAATATTTAACCGGGGTCGTTCCTGTTTGGTCCTGTGAGAAATTGACAATCAGTTTCTCTGAGCCCGGCACAATTGAACCGATAGATGGCACCGTTCCAAATATGAATGGTGTTCCCGTAACGAGAGAGGACGCGACTTGACCAGCAGAATTATCTGCAATAATAGAGAATGTTCTGGAAACTGTGCCACTAATATCGAATGTGGGAAAAGACACTTCGAATTCTTTATCGACTCCATCGGAAGAATAATAATAACGCACTGGAAGCGTACCTTTTTGGGTTTGCGTAATTGTGCCTCTCAGATTGTTTGTCTGCGATACTAAAGTGAAACTCGGCTGTGTTCCAAGAATACTTACGTTTAAGGACGGGTCGGAAACCGCACTTCCAGCCGGGTTTATCGCAATCACATAAATGCTATATGCTGATGCATCTATTAGGTTACTAATGGTCAATGACGTGCCAGACGAGGATGCATCTAGTAATACAGACGAGCCATTTATAGAACCATAATAGGTTGTTGTGCCTGTGCCTTTCTGGGATTGTTCAAATGTGACGGTTACTGAATTGCTGATATTGCGAGTAATGCTAGTGATGATTGGTTTTGTGCCAAGCACATTAATGCCAGAAAATGAATTGGAAGAAATATCACCTGCTTCGTTTCTTGCTACTACGTAAATAGAATATGGGGATTGACCATTCAAGTTACGAATTACCAATGGAGAGGATGTTGCAGATGCATCTAAGCGCACGGAAGACCCATCAAAACCATAATAATAAACTGGATTGCCATTTCCAATACTGGGTGATTGAGTAAAATTTATTGTTACCTGATTGTCTATATTTGGAGTAACCGAACTAATGGTAGGCTTACTGCCAAGTAAATAAGGCGTTACGGATGAACCGTCCGATATCACATTTCCCGCAATATTACTCGCTATCACGTAATAGGTTGGTGTGCCCGTTACATTGGACACATCTACTGTGCTTGAATCAGTTGGGAAAGCTGTCCGATTTGTAGTATTTGCACTATTATCAGCAGTATAAAAATATGTTACTGGAGTTGTGCCGGTGGTTGCTTGGGAGTATGTCAGCCTGACTACGCCAGGAGAATTCAATACTGGCACAGCAGTAAATGTGGGGTTGCTTCCCAGTAAATAGGGTGTTCCGGATACTCCCGATGAAATCACATTTCCTGCACTATTACTTGCTATCACGTAATAGGTTGGTGTGCCCGTTACATTGGACACATCTACTGTGCTTGAATCAGTCGGGAATGCTGTCCGATTTGTGGTATTTGCGCTATTATCAGTAGTATAAAAATATGTTACTGGAGTAGTTCCTGCGTTTGTTTGTGTATATGTCAGTCTAACCACTTCATCAGCATTTAGGACTAGAGAAGTAGTTAATGTTGGTGTTGTGCCAAGTATAGTGACTGCGAAAGACGGGTCAGAAAACACATTTCCGCCAGAATTATTTGCTACAACGTAAATACTATATGGTGTGTTATTTGTTAGGCCGGTAATGGTAATTGGAGAGGCTGTTGCAGATGCATCTAAACGTACAGAAGAACCATCCAATGAATAATAATAAGTAACTGGGGTTGTTCCTTTAGATGATTGTGTAAATGCAACCGTGACTGAATTTCCAATATTTTTGGTAATACCAGTAATAATAGGTTTCGAACCAGCAATAATTGTAGTTACAGTCATACTTGAGATTGCAGTTGTCTCAACTGCAATTATTACAACACCACTTCCTCCTGCGCCACCATTTCCACCATTGCCAGCTCCTCCATAGCTTCCCCCGCCTCCCCCACCTGTATTCGCTGTTCCTGATACTGCTGGGCCTGTTCCTCCTCCACCTCTACCACCACCACCTGTACCACCTGAAGTACCCGTTGAAGGTATAGGAGGAGATACAAATGTCGTTCCGCCTACCCCTCCTCCGCCTCCTGCGCCGTAACTGGCACTATTTACTGACCATAAGTATCCGTCGCCTCCTTTACCTGGCACATTAGCTAATGTCGAGTTACTGCCTACCCCTCCTCCACCTCCCCCGCCCCCCCCCCGATGAGGAGGATACTGTTCCGCCATTATATCCATAGTAGGTTAATGGTTCTCCAGTGCCTCTTGTTGCAGTACCTCTCAAGCTACCTCTGTTCGATCTATTCATTGCGCCACCTCCAGAACCTCCATTTTGTCCACTACCATCAGTGTTCACTGTAGCGCCCGCTCCACCTCCGTATGCAACTGCATTAATGCCTGCCCCAACTATAGAAGAATTTCCACCATTCGTTCCGTAAATTAGGGAGGAAGAGTCGCTTGAGCCAATACCGCGATTTCCTCCATTGCCAACCGTAACCGTATAAATTTCGTTTTCCCGAAAAGTTAATGTTCCTACGCCAATTCCTCCACCACCACCACCACCTGCTCCTTCGTATGTTAAATATCCTGCACCTCCACCCCCACCTCCACCAACTATTAGTACTTGGGCAGAAACGTCACCGGAAAAACGAATTGAACCGGTTGAAGTGAATGTGTATAAACGTTTGTTACCCTGCACCGATGAAGACATTTAATTATATAAGAACCCCTATTACATTATACTGCCGAAAAAATAAGACAACTCGGTGCCGGTGGAACATAATTCGGTTTTGCGCTTTCATCTTGGAATCCGGACATATCGAGAGGAATATCTTTCGGCGGAAGAGAGAATTTCGGCGGATTGCCTAAAGGTCCTTGTTCGAAATCATAAGAAGGTGGAATTGGAGGAGGCATTGTATTGTTTCTGCCACCACTATATTCCGGCAAAGGCATTGAATCCGTTCGCGGTTGTCCTTGCATATATGGATTTGGGTGTGGATTCATTTTCCGATAACCGGTAGGGTCCATATCCGATTGCCCAGAAAAAGGATTCGTCGCCCCGCTATCCGGGAGGTCCATTATATACGTACTCGCATTTGCTATATTCCGCTTATATTATGGACCGCATTATTTGTCGCGACTTTTTAACGTCTATTAGTGGAATTGTCCCTCTTGAAGCGGCACAAGGCCTCCCTAACGGGAGGCCCGCCTTTAGAGCGACCAAGGGACAATTCCGCGAATAGACGTTAACGTCTATTCATATAGATTAAAAATCTATATGAGTTTCGGCAAACGCCACTACGTAGCGATACGAAGTGATAGCGGAGAAGTGTCCCTCTTGAAGCGGCACAAGGCCTCCCTAACGGGAGGCCTTGTGCCGCTTCAAGAGGGACAATTCTACGAATAGGCGCTAAAAACTATACGAGTAGAAGCAAACCGATGAAATACTTTTTTATTGTCGCGTAAGGATTTTTATATTATTTATTTTCGGGTAGTTTGCGATTATGGTTATCTTCTAAATCTATTTCTGCGATTCACCCTCGTTTCCGTATAGGAAAAATTTGCACCTGCTGCATTCAATGATGCTCCTATCGCCTCTGCACGTCTACGATTCACCACATCCGACCCACTACGACGACCTCCACCTATATATTGTTTTTGCAATTGCACTTGTTGTTCTTCCAACGTCGTCGGTGCAGCCACTGCTATATTCACAAACACCTTTCTGTCCTGTGCGAAACTACCCCCCGATTCTGAATTTGCCTCTTTTGGTGGGCTCGACATCACCCAATTAAATATTGGTTGTTGATATATTGGACTACCACTCACCATATTCGATGGTAATGATAATCCAGCAGAATTCTGTGCTACTAACGTAACTGTATATTGCTTCTCAACGGTTAATCCGGCAATTGTAATTGGAGAAGTGACACTGTTTGCAAGTGTATAATCTGCACCGTCTAATGAATAGTAATATGCATATGGTGCTGGATATCCCCCTGTCGAACCGCTAAAATCCACCACTATACTATTTATTCCCGATACAACCGTATTTATAACTGGGGCATTTCCAATAATATACGGTCTTCCGGTTGCCGCACTCGATATAATCGTTCCTGCAGAGTTGTCTGCCACTATATAGATTGTCCTCACCACTGTCCCACTAATATCAAATGGAGAGGTGACTGGACCAATCCGATTTGCACCATTTGATGCATCGGAGTAATAATACGTTACTGGTGCAGTTCCTCCTGTATTCGAAAAATACACAGTAAGTTTATTTACAGCCGATACAATACTTACCGTCGGCGGAACGCCGACCACATAAGGAGTCCCCGTAACACCTGCAGATACGATTGTCCCCGCAGAATTGTCTGCTATGATATAAACCGTCCTCTGTACTGTGCCACTAATATCAAATGCTGGTGTATTCACCTGTCCCAGTCTCGCAACTCCATCAAAGGAATAGAAATACTTGATTGGTAATGTACCTGTATTTGACTGTGCGAAATTCACGCGGAGATTATTGGGTTGTGGCACAATTGACAATGTCGAGGTTGTCCCTAAGACCGCCTGTGAAAAGGTGTTTGATGACAAATCACCTGCATCATTGGTTGCCACCATATAGAAGGAATACAGAGAGGTGGAAGTCAATCCGGAAATATCGAATGTGCCGGTTGGACTTGTTCCAACAGTGACCCGAGAACCGCCATTTAAGACATACCGGTAGGTTGTTGGTAAAGACCCTTGAGAAGTCTGTGAATAAGAAATCCTGATAGTATTTGAAACGGGCGCAGAGAGGCTGATATCCAATGCACTTCCAAATGTATATGGTGTTCCCGTAACACCTGCAGATACGATTGTCCCCGCAGAATTGTCTGCTATGATATAAACCGTCCTCTGTACTGTGCCACTAATATCAAATGCTGGTGTATTCACCTGTCCCAGTCTCGCAACTCCATCAAAGGAATAGAAATACTTGATTGGTAATGTACCTGTATTTGACTGTGCGAAATTCACGCGGAGATTATTGGGTTGTGGCACAATTGACAATGTCGAGGTTGTCCCTAAGACCGCCTGTGAAAAGGTGTTTGATGACAAATCACCTGCATCATTGGTTGCCACCATATAGAAGGAATACAGAGAGGTGGAAGTCAATCCGGAAATATCGAATGTGCCGGTTGGACTTGTTCCAACAGTGACCCGAGAACCGCCATTTAAGACATACCGGTAGGTTGTTGGTAAAGACCCTTGAGAAGTCTGTGAATAAGAAATTCTGATAGTATTTGAAACGGGCGCAGAGAGGCTGATATCCAATGCACTTCCAAATGTATATGGTGTTCCCGGGACACCGGTCGATACAAGTGTGCCTGCAGAATTGTCCGCTATAATATAAACCGTTTTTGGTTCAACTGTATTTACTTCAAACGACGGAGTAGTTACAACACCGAGTCGGCCAGAACCATCAAAAGAATAATAATAGGTGACTGGAAGCGTTCCTTTGTTCGTTTGTGAGAAGTTTACTATTAACTTGTTTGTCACGGGTATCACAGAGGATATAACCGGGGTTTCTCCAAAGATATAGGGAGTTCCAGATAAGCCAACAGACACTAAATTTCCTGCCGGGTTCTCCGCAACAATATACACCGTCTTTGATGCAGATATATCACTGATTGTGAATGCGGATGCACCCGATTGAATTTGCGCTACCCTCGGTATCCCAGAAGAATCATAGGAATAATAGTGCGTAATTGGAGTTGTTCCTCCAACAGATGGATTAAAGCTAACTATTAAACTATTTGTGCCAGGTTGCACATTTGTTATTGATGGTGCCGAACCAAAAATATAAGGGGTTCCGCTCGCCTCATTGAGAGATATCAACGTTCCTCCCAAATTCTCTGCAATAATATACACTGTTTTGGCCACATTCGTACTGATATCGAATGGAGAGGTGACTGGACCAATACGATTGCTTCCATTCGACAAATCCGAATAGTAATAGGTTACTGGTTCTGTGCCTTTACTGACTTGTGAGAAGCTGACAGTTAGTTTATTGGTTCCCGGAACTATTGCAGATACTGCTGGATTTGTTCCTAGTGTATAGGGTGTTCCAGAAGATGCATCCGAAATGACAACACCAGCAGAATTATCTGCCACAATATAAACGGTCTTTAATGTATTAATATTGCTAATATCGAATGGAGAGGTCACTGGACCAACACGATTCGAACCATTTGCGAATTCCGAATAAAAATACCGTACTGGTGTAGTTCCTTGTGTTGCCTGAGTAAATGAGACAGTTAGTCGGTTCAATCCAGGTTGCAACCCTGTTATTACCGGTTTGCTACCATATACAAAAGGTGTTTCGGAAATACCCGCCGACACCAAATTACCTGCTGCGTTCCTTGCCACAATATAGATTGTTCGGGGCAATGTCTCTGTGAAACTAAAGGATATGTCAACTGGTCCAATTGCATTTGACCCGTCCGCCAAGAAAGAATAATAATAAGTAACCGGTGTTGTTCCTGTTTGGTCCTGACGGAACTTTACAGATAACTTCTCCGTTCCTGGCGTAACTGATTCGATTACTGGTGTTGTTCCAAATATAAATGGGGTTGCTGTTACTGGTTCTGATACTAATTTTCCGGCAGAGTTAATAGACACAACATAAATTGTCCTTGTAACTGTGCCGCTAATATCAAATGTGGGTAAATTCACTTGCTTAATTAGATTGTTTCCACTTGCGTCATCGGAATAATAATAGGTCACTGCAGTATTGCCTGGTTCGGGATGTGAAAATGTTACCCGTAAATTGTTTGTCTGCGAAATGACAGATTCTATAATGGGAATTCCACCAACCACGTACGGTGTTCCGGAAACACCGAGCGATACTAGATTTCCTACTGGATTATTTGCTACAATATACACTGTTCGAGTGGATGTTCCTGTAATGACAAATGGAGAGGTTGTAAGAATACCGTTTGAGCCACTCGGGTCATAGGAATAATAATGATACACTGGTTCTGTTCCGCCAACGGACGATGTAAATGTCACAGTCATTTTATTCGGGCCTGGCACAATGGAATCTATCGCGGGCACACTTCCGAATATGTAAGGTGCTTTGGTGAATCCAGTGGATACTACATTTCCGGCAGAATTGTCTGCTACTATATAGATTGTCCTCTCAACCGACCCGCTAATATCAAACGGAGATGTCACTGGACCAACCCGACTTGAACCATTTGATGATTCCGAGTAATAATAAGTAATTGGAGTAGTTCCGGTTGTGCTTGACGTGAAATATACAGTTAATTTGTAAGCACTTGGCACTATATCCGTTATAATTGGTTTATCTGCAAATGTATAGGGAGTCGCTGTTTTACCTGCGGAAACTAGATTTCCGGCGGAATTGCTTGCTACCACATAAACTGTGCGTGTTGTTGTTGTACTGATAGTAAATGGCGAAGTAACCGGTCCAATGCGTCCAGAACCATCTGATAAGAAAGAGTAATAATAAGTGACCGGCTCAGTTCCTTTTGTTGTCTGGGTAAATGATACAGTTAAGGTTTCTGACCCCGGTGTAATAGGGTCATTTATAACCGGATTGTCTCCAAGAACGAAAGGCGTTTTTGTAAATCCCGCAGATACTAGATATCCGGATGAACTATCTGCTACTACATAAATTGTTGTTGTTGTTGATGCAGTTACAGTGAATTGAGGAAGAAAAACTGGTCCTTGGGGATTTGAACCATCTACTGAATAAGAATAATAATATGTTACTGGAGTATTACCTGCATTTGCTTGTGAGAACTGAACAGTAAGACTATATGGACCTGGAATGACATCATCTATAGATGGCGTATCTCCTACCACGAAGGGTGTTCCAGATACACCGGGCGAAATGAGACGTCCTGCCAAGTTAGTAGCAATGACATAGATTGTTCGCGGTTGAGAACCATTCACAATAAATGTAGACGATGAATCAATATTGATTGGATTTGTTCCGCTTGAATCAAAGGAATATGAGTAAGATGATGGAGTGTTTCCTAATGTTTCTTGAGAGAATAACACAGTTAATTTATTCGGTCCGGGTGTCACGGATTGAATAGAAGGTACACTTCCAAATGTATATGGAGTGCCGGACACGTCATCCGAAATCAATGTCCCTGCAGAGTTGTCTGCTATAATAGAAACATATTTTGTGGTTGTTAGAGGATTGTTTTCTGGCGGAATAACGGTAATGCTACCAACCATATAAGAGTGATATTGGCAAATGTAATAATACGTACCAGTAGATATATTACTGGTGTTCCATACAATTGCGCCGGATTGTGTGCCATTGTTTGATATGTCTGTTGTCACCGCATAATCTGTTCCAGTAATGTTTGCCGTTTTTATCCAGAATGGATGTCCAGGAGAATTCACATTGAATGTCAATACACTGCCCTTTACAATCGTAATACTTGGATTGGTTCCGGTTACCCCTCCAGTAAACGAATAAGCCCCTCCACTCGCGGCAACATTGTAAGTTATGTTTCCAATCCTGGAATCCACTTCATACAAAATATCAAAGGTATTTGTTGTCACCTCCGCAATTCTAGAACTCCGGTCGAAGGAATAGTAATATTTGACAGGCTCGGTTCCTTTACTTGCCTGTGTAAATGTAACCGTGATTTTTTGCGAACCTCTCTGAATCAATGTAATAAGTGGTTTGGAACCGAATGTGTAGGGAGTTCCAGAAACACCCACTGATACTAATGTTCCTGCAGAATTGTCTGCTACAATATAAACTGTGCGTGCTTGAGTGCCACTAATATCAAAAGAAGGTGGATTCACTTGTGCAATACGAGTTGTTCCACTTGGGTCATAGGAATAAAAATATTTAACCGGTGTTGTTCCTGTTTGGTCCTGAGAGAAATTGACAGTCAGTTTCTCTGAGCCCGGCACAATTGAACTAATAGATGGCACCGTTCCAAATATGAATGGTGTTCCTGTAACGGGAGAGGATGCGACTTGACCAGCAGAATTATCTGCAATGATAGAGAATGTTCTGGAAACTGTGCCACTAATATCGAATGTGGGAAAAGACACTTCGAATTCTTTATCGGCTCCATTTGTAGAATAATAATAACGCACTGGAAGCGTACCTTTTTGGGTTTGCGTAATTGTGCCTCTCAGATTGTTTGTCTGCGATACTAAAGTGAAACTCGGCTGTGTTCCAAGAATACTTACGTTTAAGGACGGGTCAGAAACCGCACTTCCAGCCGGGTTTATTGCAATTACGTAAATGCTATATGCTGATGCATCTGTTAAATTACTGATTGTCAATGATGTTCCTGATGATGATGCATCTAATAGGACAGATGACCCATTGATAGAACCGTAATAGGTTGTTGTGCCTGTGCCTTTCTTGGATTGTTCAAATGTAACGGTTACTGAATTGCCGACATTGCGAGTAATGCTAGTGATGATTGGTTTTGTGCCGAGAATGTGTATTCCGGAAGATTGGTCGGACACTACATCACCTGCTGGATTTCTTGCAATAATAGAAATGTTGTATGCAGATGCATCAGTTAAGTTACTTATGGTCAATGATGTGCCGGAAGAAGATGCATCTAATATTGCATTTGAGCCATCAATGGAACCGTAATAAACTGTCGGGTCTGTACCTTTAGTTTGCGTAAATGCAACTGTAATGGAATTTCCAACGTTTTTAGTAATTCCAGTGATGGTTGGTTTTGAACCAAGCACATTTACATTTGGAAATGAATTGGATGATACATCTCCTGCTTCGTTTCTTGCTACTACGTAAATAGAATATGGGGATTGACCATTCAAGTTCCGGATTACCAATGGAGATGCAGTAGCAGATGCATCTAAACGCACGGAAGACCCATCAAACCCATAATAATAAACAGGGTTGCCATTACCGATATTAGGTGATTGAGTAAAATCTATTGTTACTTGATTTCCTACATTTGGAGTAACCGAATCAATGACCGGTTGGCTGCCCAGTAAATAAGGTGTTGCAGATGAACCGTCCGATATGACATTTCCTGCATTATTACTTGCTATCACATAATATGTTGTTGCGCCTGCTACATTGGACACATCAAATGGATTTGAAGTTAATTGTGTTCTTGAAGTTGTATTTGCACTATTATCTGTTGTGTAATAATAAGTAACTGGAGTTGTTCCTTGAGGTGTTTGTGCATATGTTATTCTGACTACACCAGACGAATTCAATACTGGCACAGCACTTATGTTTGGTTTGCTTCCAAGTAAATAAGGTGTTCCTGATACGCCCAATGAAATCACATTTCCTGCAGTATTACTTGCTATCACGTAATAGGTTGGTGTGCCCGTTACATTGGACACATCTACTGTACTTGAATCTGTCGGGAAGGCTGTTCTGGATGTTGTATTTGCGTTATTATCTGTTGTGTAAAAATAAGTAACTGGAGTTGTGCCTGAATTTGTTTGTGCATATGTCAGTCGAACCACCTTATCTGCATTTAGGACCGGAGAGGTAGTCAATGTAGGTGTTGTGCCGAGTATGGTAACACCCGAAGAAACATCCGATACTACATCCCCTGCTTGATTTCTTGCAATAATAGAAATGTTATATGCAGATGCATCCGTTAAGTTACGGATGGTTAATGACGTGCCGGAAGAGGAAGCGTCTAATATTGCATTTGAGCCATCAGTCGAACCATAATAAACTGTAGGGTCAGTACCTTTCGTTTGTGTAAATGAAACTGTAATGGAATTTCCAATGCTTTTAGTAATGCCCGTGATGATTGGTTTTGTACCAAGCACATTAATGCCAGAAAATGAGTTGGATGATACATCTCCTGCTTCGTTTCTTGCTACTACGTAAATAGAATATGGGGATTGACCATTCAAGTTCCGGATTACCAATGGAGATGCAGTAGCAGATGCATCTAAACGCACGGAAGACCCATCAAACCCATAATAATAAACAGGGTTGCCATTACCGATATTAGGTGATTGAGTAAAATCTATTGTTACTTGATTTCCTACATTTGGAGTAACCGAATCAATGACCGGTTGGCTGCCCAGTAAATAAGGTGTTGCAGATGAACCGTCCGATATGACATTTCCTGCATTATTACTTGCTATCACATAATATGTTGTTGCGCCTGCTACATTGGACACAT